AAATAAATAACATGAAAAAGAAAATGGGAATGGCTGCTTATGAGAAATCTTCTTATGATAAAAAAATGGATGCTAAAGGATCTCATAGTAAAGAAGGTTCTAAAAAAGATATGGCTGCTGATAAAAAAGCTGCTAAAAAAATGGGATATATGAAAAAAGGTGGTTCTACTTCATTTGGTATGCTTTCTGTAAAAGCAGGAGTAGATAATAATCCAAAACCTACAGCAGCTGATAGAATAGCAGGTGCTAAAATGAAAAAAGGTGGATCTGTTAAAATGAAAATGGGTGGATCTATGAAATCTAAAAAATGCTAAACTATGGCAAAGAGTCCAGCATGGCAGCGTAAAGAAGGCAAGAATCCTAGTGGAGGATTAAATGCTAAAGGTAGAGCTTCTTATAACAAAGCTCATGGTGCTAATTTAAAAGCTCCTCAGCCAGAAGGTGGGTCTAGAAAAAAGTCATTCTGTGCTAGGATGTCGGGTATGAAAGCTAAACTTACATCTGCCAAGACAGCTAGAGATCCTAACAGCAGGATTAACAAGTCACTAAGAAAATGGAAATGCTAATATGAACAATAATCTATTACAAATAAAAGTTAAACAGAGGCTTAATAAACTAGCTTCTTTTGACTATGATAACTTAGAGTGTTGGCAGATAGCAGAAGCTTTTAATAAAGCACAACTTTCATGGACTAGAAGACAAATGTATGGTATTAATATTCGTAAAGAGGGAGCTGAGCAAAGTAGTGGTTTGGTGGACGATCTTCAGAGATTAATGAAACACGAACTATTACAGATGACACAGAAGGGTATTTTCTACCAATCCCCTTTACCAGATAACTATCTTCACTATGTACGTACAGATGTATTTGCTCAAAAAGAATGTTGTCCTGCACGCAGGATGATGGTGTACGAAGTAGAAGAAGCTAACATATCTGTTATATTAGATAATAAAGATAAGCAGCCAAACTTTGAGTGGGCTGAGACAGTGGCTACATTAATGAACAATACACTTAAGGTATATACAGATAATAAGTTTGATATTTCAGAATGTCATCTTATATATTTTAGAAAGCCTTTAGAAGTTCAGTTTAAAGATTGTATAAACATTGCAACTGGTATAACATTTGGTGCAGACCAAGAGTGTGAGTTTAATGATGACATAGCTGAGATTATAGTGGATGAAGCTGTTAGTATTTTAGCAGGAGATATAGAGTCTGTCACTCAGTATCAGAGAGAACAACAAAACGTACAATCAAATAGTTAAATAATATGAGATCTTTACAAAAACCAGGAATTTTTTCAGTTAGTACTGCAAGCATGTCTGCTATGATGCCTCAAGCTGAAACTTGTGCAGTGTGCTTACAAACAGCAGCTTTAGCACAAGACTTACTAAACTCTGTAACTACTATTCATAAGATTCATCTTAAGGTAACAGGTTTAGGTTCATTTGCAGCTCATAAAGCTCTTAATGAATTTTATGATGAGATTGGTGATCACGCTGATTCAGTGGTAGAACAATTCCAAGGTGCTGAAGAAAAGCTTTTAGAAATGCCTAATACAGCTCCTGTTGAATTAAATTCAGTAGAAGAAACTATTGACTATCTTAGAAAGTTAAAAGAAAAGACTGCAGCTTTACAATCTATTATGCCTCATAGTGAGATTGTTAATCAGTTAGATGAAGTGAAGAGTCTTATAGACTCTACAAAATATAAATTGTTATTTTTGAAATAATTTTGTATATTATATTATAGAACAAATTTTTTTATTTATTTATAAACCCCTAAATTCTATTTACTATGTATTTTAATCACGCCTTCCAGAAAACGTTTTTACCCGTTGCTGGAAACATTACGTTAAGAACTACAGGTACTACTGCTGATCTTACAGCAGGGCAACTTGGTTTCTTTAATCCTAAAACTTCTGCTGCTATTGCATCTGCTACAGCTGCCACTCCATTTATCTTGGCTCAAGGTTCTTGGTTTAAAACAACTAGTGACAAAATTGGTCCATTTCATGGTGGTTACCAAGAGTCAGTAAAGTCTAAAGCTATTAATCCTGCTTACATTAGTCGTGTAATCAAGATTAATTCTGTAACAGCTGCAAACCAAATTAAACAAGTTTGTGTATGTAACTTAAAGTGTAATGACACTTATAGATTACGTATTGATCTTAAAGGTTCACCTGCTTTACGTTTCTTGTCTCATAACATCTACCGTACATTAGATGCTTACACAGGATGTTGTGCAGATCCAGATGTTCAAACTATTGTAGATCCTACAATTGTAACTATCCTTTGGGCTAAGCAAATTGTACAAAATCCTATTACTAGTCAGTTCTTGAAACTTACTGTTAATGACTGGGATGGTGTTGAAGTAGCTTCTCAAGCTTCTACATCACAAGCTGATATTGCTACTTTTATAGCTGATTTGGATGCTTATGTTTCTACTTTTGATCCTACATCAGGAACTGCTGCAACTGATCAATCTTGTCTTATTATGGAAGTGGCTTACTTGGATACTAAATTTGGTATCTGTACTTTCACTCCTACAGATAAATATGACTTGGAACCAATTCGTATTTATACATCTATGACAGATGAAACTGGTAATCCTTGTAATGTTCAGTGTTTTGTTGAAACAGAAAATCAACCTCCTGTTCAAGCTCAAGGTGTTGGTGAAACTGTTCTTCGTGAAATGATCTTAGATGGTCGTTACAGACAAGAAGCTTATCCTGATAGTTCTAGAGTAGAATCATTAAGGATGAGAGAGATTGAGCAAAATCCAGGTTTGGCTAACATTGACAGAAATGGTTACTATGATCAAGTGTTAATCTTGCATAATGTTCCTCGTTTTAACAACCCTAGTGGTACATTTGACAATGATCAGTATTTGTTAAAAATTTGGGTAGAAGCAGGAGATACTACTACAGCAATAACTAACTTCGTAGTAGCTGCAGCTAATTTAGCTCAAGGTACTAATGCTATTGCTTTAGAAACTTACTAATCTATAGTTTCTTATATAATTAGAGGGAGATGTAAAAAGTCTCCCTCTTTTTTATTTTGGAAAAGTCTGTAAAATATGGTATATTATTATTAAGGGGGTGTGTATAATATTTCCCTAAATCTATAAAGTTTATACAATGGCTAGTAAACACCAATTAAGTTTAGAAGTTCCAGAAACTAATAACTGTCAAGTATTTAGAATATTTGATACAAGTATATATACAGAAGACTTGGCTGTAACATGTGGTAAGTTAGAAATAACATCACCAGGTTTTAATGAACCTGTTGTTATAGATGCTCTTCCAGGATTTAATCTTATTCTTAATGCATGTACATTAGGATTACAAACATCTGGTTGTGGTACAACTAGTGAAGTTATTCCTGATGGTATATATGTAGTTAGATATTCAGTTAGTCCTAATGATAAAGTGTTTGTAGAATATTATTATTTAAGAGTTTGTCAAACTTTGAATAAATATTTTCACGAGCTTTGTAAATTAGAACTAGTAGCGTGTGAACCAGAGCCAGATGTAAAAGAAGATTTAGCAGAACTTAGAATGATTAAATCTTTTATAGATGCTGCTAAAGTGAAGGTAGAAGAATGTAACAGTCCTGATCAAGGAATAGAACTACTCTTCTATGCACAAAAAAGATTACAGAAGTTTACAGAAGAATGTTAAATAAATAAAACCAACTACTATGAATTGTCCAAATTGTAAAGCAGCTATTACATGCGGTTGTCAAAAACGTACAGCATCAGATGGTAAACAAGTGTGTTCAAGTTGTCTACCAGCTTACGAGAAGTTTTTAACAAACAACAGTAAGGCTAATCCGAAACCTTAACAGATGAGAAATCTACTATTTGATAAACTAAAATATGATAAGAACTTTGCAGACTCTGTGTACAACGAGATGCGTAAAATTAAGTATGGTATTCAGTCTTGTAAAAAGGAAAGAAAACTATGGCTTGATGAAGTTCGTAAACAGATAGTAGAATACCAAGCTCATGATGATGGAGAGGCTCTCACTCAGGTTAGTATCAACCATATGGGTTGGTTACCTGTATACTACCCTACTACAGATGAAACTTGTGAATACAGACCACCATGGTGTGACGTTAGTAGATACCAAATACAGAGATGTAGTACTGGACCTAGATCTATAGGTATGAACTATGCTACACAAAATGTTTCTACTAACATCATAGAAGTTAACTCTGGTGGATGTGTTACACGTATTAATGTAAACCCTGCAGTTAGTATAACTAACAACTACGGTACAAATGGTGGAGCATCATTTATACATGATCAAATAGTACCAGCTACAGTGTGGTTAATCAGTCACAACTTAGGATATGTACCTAACGTATGGGCTGTAGATGGTGCTGGTGTAAACATAGATGGTACTGTTACCGTAATAGATAATAACTCAATTACATTAACATTCAGTACAGCTGTTACTGGTAAAGCCTACTTATCATAATGCCTCAAGTAAAAGAATACTTCCATGATGTAGATCTAAAAGCTAACCAACTATTTAATAGTAGGCTACACAACATTACTACAGCTGATAGAATTACATTAGGTGGAGGACTATCTACAGCTGATAAAGGTTATCAGGTGTATGATATAGATCTTCTCACTCCTTTTTTCTGGGATGGTGGACAATGGAATGCAGCCAGTAGTATAACTATTCCAACATTACAAGAAGTAACCACAGTAGGTAATATTACTACAGACCCCATATATATGGGAGGTCTCTATGTATATGATAGTGCTAATGGAACATATGCTAATATAGATACTACAGATGGTTTTTCATTTACAGATGGTGCATATCGTACACTTGTACATCTTGATAATACAGGATTATATATAAATAATGTAAATGATCCTGCAAATGTTGTATATGGTTTATTTCAACCAACTGGTTTAACAGACTTTAGAACATATAGTTTACCAGATGCAACTGGTATATTAACATTATCAGTAAATGGTAATTTTGCAGATAAACTTGGTAACATTACAATAAGTGGAGTGTCACAGAATCTTCAGCAAGTTACTGATCAAGGAGCTAGTACAACTAATTCAATAACATTATCTAATACAAGTGGTCAGATTATATTAGATAATACAGGACTATATGGTACTACTCCAGGTATTCAGATATTTGATACTGTAAATAGTGTATCTGCTTCAATTAATACTAATGTAATAACACTTCAAGATTTTGCTAATCCTGTTTTAACTGCTGATTATTATACAAATGAAATTGCTATTGGAAATAGTTCTGGTAGTTTTGTATTAAGCTATCCTAGTCAGAGTGGAACATTTGCATTAACTTCTGATTTATCAAGTTATCTTACACAGACAGCTGCTGATTTTTTATACTATCCTCTATCTACTAATCCAGCTGGTTATCTTACATCAGCTACTATACCTATTCCTACATTACAACAAGTTCTTAATTTTAATCATGAGCTTACTAATGGAAATAATTTTCAAGGAACAGGAGCAGGTTTAGGAAATACAGGTCAATATGTTATTGCATTAGGAGATAATGCAGCAGCTAATAATTCAGGATTTGGAGTAGTTAGTATTGGTTCTAATGCTGGTTATAATAATACTGGACAGATTGGTCTTTTTATTGGTCCTAATGCAGGAAGTTCTAATTCTGGTTTTCAAAGCTATGGTATTGGTTATGGAGCAGCAACTAATAATTCAGGAGATAGTATAATTGCTATTGGTAATAATGTAGCAAATACTAATTCAGGAGATAATTTAATTGCTATTGGTACAAGTTCTGGTTATAGTAATACTGGTGATGATGTAATATCATTAGGTTATTATTCAGCATATGGAAATATATACAATAATGTAACATTAATTGGAAAAAATGCTACAGCTACAGCTAATGATCAAATAGTATTTTCTAAAAGTACAAGTCCATTTACTTCATTTAAAACAAGACTTCAACAAACAAACACAAGTGATATATTAATAAATATTCCTGATGCTTCAGGTACATTTGCTCTATCTGTAAATGGTCAACCAGCAGGAACAGATGGTAATATAACTATTCCTGTAGGAACAGGTACAGTAACAGCTGTAACAGCAACATCTCCACTATTCTCTTCAGGAGGAACCACTCCTAACATAACTATACAACAAGCCAGTGGATCACAAGCTGGTTATCTATCTTCTACAAATTGGACTACATTTAATAGTAAAGAACCAGCTATTACAGCTGGAACTACTAGTCAATATTGGAGAGGTGACAAGACTTGGCAGACCTTCCCCACTATACCAACTGTTGGTACTTGGGGTACTTTAGATTATCCTGCATGGACTACAGGTACACCATTTGTAAAAATGGATGCAGCTGGTTCATTTACTCTTGATACTACTTCATATCAACCTTTACTTACCAATCCTATTACAGGAACTGGTTCAGCTACACAAGTGGCATTTTGGGATACAAGTTCTTCTATAATAGGAGATAATGGTTTGTGGTGGGACAATACTAATAAATATCTTGGTATAGGAACTAATACACCTACATATCCTTTACATGTTAATGGAGCAGGATATATAAATGGAGACTTAACTATTAGTTCTCCAAACTATTTGAACTTGTCCTATGTAAAATTAGGAGGTTCTGTAAATGCTTTTGGATTGGACTATGCTACTTTTCAAGCTACAAGCACTGATACAGGTACAGCTATAGTGGTTGTACCTAATGGTAATCCTGCTGGTTATGGTTATGATTTTCAGTTTATAGCTAACCAACAAAAAAATCAATTATTATTTGTAGGAGATAATACTACACAAGCTCATTATATACATACAGATGCATATCCAAGTGGTGCTGGTTGGCCTTTAATATTTGGTGTAGCTCCTGCAGGACAAAGTTGGAATGTATCATCAAAGTTATTAGTATTAACACCAACACAAAGAGTTGGTATAGGTAATAGTAATCCACAAGTAAGATTGCATGTTGGTGATGGTGGTGGAAGCATGGGTTTCCCTTATGAGGAAAGTATTATAGAAAGAAATGGAGATACCAAGTTTGGTGTGTACACTTCTGTAAATACTTTTGGAGCAGGAGGTTCAGCTATAGTATTAGGTGCTACAAATATTACTGATGATAATGGTTATTTTCCAGGGTTTGAGTTTCAGTTTAGTCCTGCTTTTGTTGCTGATGATAATTTTATAAGATATAATTTTATAGAAAGAGATTCTGCAGGTGGTGTTGCAGGCTCAAACCAAAATATATTTAATATATATGCAAATGGTAGAGTGTCTTTTCAAACACTAGCAGGAGGTGGAACACAGATGGTGGTTACAGATAACAATGGTTTTATTAGTACACAAGCTATCCCTGGTGGTGGAGGAGGTATAACATCTCTTAATGGACTATCAGGAGCAACACAGACATTTACTGATGACACCAATATCACAATAGTATCCTCAGGAACAGCTCATGCTATAACATGGGCTGGCACACTTGCAGATAGTAGAATAGCTTCAGCTTCTACATGGAATGGTAAGCAGGCTGCTTTAAGTGGTACAGGTATAGTTAAATCTACAGCAGGTACAATATCATATCTCACTGATAATACAACTAATTGGGATACAGCATATACAGATAGAAATAAATGGGATGGTGGAGCAACAGGATTAGTAGCAGCTACAGGTAGAACATCTTTAGGATTAGGTACTTTTGCTGTAGCAAATTATCCCACATGGATATCAGGAACTCCTTTTGTTAAAATGACTGCAGCAGGTACATTTAGTTTAGATACAAATACATATCTTACAAGTATAACATCATCTGATGTAACTACAGCTCTTGGATATACACCAGTAACAAATGCTAGAACATTAACAATTAATGGTACAACACAAGATCTTACAGCTAATAGAACTTGGAGTGTAGGAGATGTAGTTGGACCATCTTCAGCTACAGATAATGCTATTGTAAGATTTGATACCACTACAGGTAAACTTATACAAAACTCAGGTGCTACATTAGATGATGATAATAATATAACAGCTAATTCATTAATTACAGGTTTTTTAAATACTGCTGCATCAGGAACTCAAATTGTATTAACAAAAGCTTCTGTTCCAGATTATGTAATAACAGGATCAGGTGGACAAACATTTAAACTACCTGATGCAACTACACTAGCAAAAGGAACATCTTTTTCATTTAATAATAATCAAACTAGTGGGGCTATTACTGTTAATAATAATAGTAATACATTAATAGTATCAATACCTTCAGGGGCATACACAACAGTTACATTATTAGATAATGCTATTGCAGCTGGTAGTTGGGACTATCATGATCAAGCACCAAGTAATGTATCTTGGTCTACTAATACATTTAATTATGGTGGCTCAATAACCTCTGCACAATGGAATGGTACAACTATTGCATATAATAGAGGTGGTACAGGTCAATCATCACCTTTTGTTCAAGGTGGTATAATGTATGGATCTTCTACTTCTGCATTAGCATCTACAGCAGCAGGTACTTCAGGTCAAGTTCTTATATCAAATGGAACTAGTGCTCCAACATGGGGCACTGTAACTGGTTTTACAAGAGTTGTATCTTCAGTAAATTCAAATACAGCAGCTGGATCTACAGCTAATACAGACTACGTCTATCTTGTATCAGGAACTACAACAGTTACACTTCCAGCAGCAGCAGGAAATACTAATTTATACACTATAAAAAGAGTGGGAACAAACACTGTATCTATAGCAACTACAGCTGGAACAATAGATGGTAGTGCTTCACCAATAACTATAACTAGACAATATGTATCTCTCACTTTGGTAAGTGATGGTACTAATTGGAATATAATTTAAGACTATGGCATATAATCCTCAAAATCCAAATGGTTCAGCAAGTAGTGCTAACTCATCACCAGTTGTAATAGCTAATGATCAGGCAGCTGTACCTGTATCAGGAACCTTTTACCAAGCTACACAGCCAGTGAGCATTGCTGCTTCTGTAGCAGTAACTGGAACTTTTTATCAAGCAACTCAACCTGTATCATTAGCTTCTCTTCCAGCATTAGCTACAGGATCTAATGCTATTGGTTCTATAACTAATACAAGTTTTGCTGCTACACAAGCTACAGCTACAAACCTTAAAACAGCAGCTGAGAATTATCAAGGTGGGTCTGCAGTGAGTTCTTCCAATCCTTTATATGTAACATCTGTATCTTCTGCTACAGGTGGTGATACTACATATCACTTAGTGTCTGCAGCATCAGTTAATGCTACAAACATTAAAGCTTCTGCAGGAGTGGTAACAGGATGGTATATTTATAACTCAAATGCTAATGCTAGAAAGGTAGCTTTTCATAATACAGCTGGTACACCTACAGCTGGATCAAGTGTATTCTATAGTATAGTTATTCCTGGTCTTGCTGCAACAAACGTAAGTTTTCCTAATGGATTAGCTTTTTCTACAGGTATAGCTATTACCACTGTAACAGGACTTGCAGATAGTGATGCTACTGCTGTAGCTTTAAATGATCTTGTTATTAATATATTCTATAAATAAAGTATAATGGCTATTAAAACATGGGTTGGGACAACTGCTAACTGGAACGTAGCTTCCAATTGGAGTCCTGCTGCTGTTCCTACAGCAACAGATGACCTTGTGTTTAATAACTCAGCTGATTGTAACATAAATGCAACTTACACTTTTAATAGTATTGATTTTAATGGATATACAGGTATACTTAGTGGAGGAAATAATCAAACTATAACAGGATCTAGTACAGGAACAGTAACAGGAGTAGCTTTACGTTTTTCTACAGGTATGACTCAGAGTTGGACAGGTGGAGTTACATTTACTTCAGGTGTTGGAGGATATATAACTCTTAATGGTAAATCTTTAAATTCAGTAACATTTAATAATGGAGCTGGTGTTTGGCAAGTTTTAGATGTTTTGAATGCAGTAGGTAATTTTAATATAGTAGCTGCTAATGCTGTGATTATTAATGCAAATGTAACTATCTCAGGTACATTAACTTTAACAGCAGGAACTTTAACAGCTTTTAATTGTGCAAATATAACTGCTGCTTCATTTAGTAGTAATAACTCTAATGTAAGAGCTCTTTATATGGGATGTGGTACTTGGACATTAACTGGTACAGTTCCTTGGAGTACTAGTACAATAACAAATTTAACATTTAATGCTGAACAAAGTAGAGTACTATTAACTAATTCAAGTACAAGTAATCTTAGTTTTAATAGTGGTGGGCATTCTTTTTATACATTAGAAATAGCAAGAGGAGCAGGAACTGGTCTTGTTATAACAAGTGGTAGTAATACATTTGTAAACTTCATAGATAATACATCTACTGCAGGTCATGGTATCCAGTTTACAGGATTTAGTACAAATAACTTTTATAGGTTCATTGTAAAAGGAACTCCAGGAAATCCAGTTAGTATACAAAGAGGAGCATTAGGAGGATACTTTGTAAATAAGCTAGGTAGGGATGTAGTATCTTCTTCTGATTATATTACATTTGGTGGAAGTTTTACAGCATCTCCTACAACTAACACCTGGTATATAGGGCCTAATAGTACAAATAGTGGAAGTACAGGACCAATACTATCAAACCCTCCAAGTGTACAATCTCTTCTAGGATGTGGTGGTGTGGGATAAAATAAATTGGATAACTCTTCAAAATTTAGTATATTATAATATAGACTAGTTAAAAATTAATAAAATGGTACCAATCAGGTCTAACTCAAATAAAGAAAACTGTTCTCCCATATCCTCTAATTGTGTGGTATGGCAGGGTCCAGATTTACCTTGTATAAATCTTTGTAAAGGAGATAGTATCTCTGATGTGGTTTATAAAACAGCTGTAGAAGTATGTCAGCTTAAAGCAGACTTAGGACTTACTGATATAGATTTAACATGTCTTGTACAAGTATGTCAGACTACACCAGAGCCAGAGAAAACACTTACTAACATACTAACATTATTAGTTAATAAAGTATGCTGTCTTTCTGATATTGTAAAGAATATTCCTAACCCAGGCACTCCATATGTAGAACCTACTATTGATCTTACAACTTATTGTCCAGAAATAACTGGTGGTGTTCTTACATCATTAGTACTTAGTGACTTAGTTAAAAGAATAGCCACTGTGCTATGTAATGCATGGGCTCAAATAAATACAAACACTCAAAATATAGCTCAACTACAGCAAGATGTAATCAATTTACAAAATGCTACTACCCCTACATTATCAGTGTCTAGCTGTTTATTAGGAGCTATAGAAGATATAGATGTAGTGTTAGAAAACTTAGAAGGTGAGTTCTGTAGTTATAAAACAGTATTAGGTAGTACATCACAGTTAACAAGCTCATATGCTCCAAGTGTAGTGTGCGTAACAGGATCTACTAAACAATTGGTTAATCCTAAACAGACCATGTCTGCTATTACAGGTTGGGTTAACACTCCTACAACACTAGCTCAGAACTTACAAAACTTATGGCTCACTGTATGTGATATAAGATCAGCTGTTAATCTAATACTCACTACATGTTGTCAAGTTAGTTGTGAAAATGTAATAATCAAGATTAGTTACAAGTGGATAGATAAGAACACTCTTAGATTATTCTTTACAGGAACAACCCTTCCTATGGGCTTCTATGACTGTGGTGGAGAAACAGTACTTACACTTACAGATGGTTTGGGTAACATTGCTACTACTGTTGGTCTTAAGTTAAGAGATGCTGACCCTACCATTCATGACGGTGTGTTAGATGATCTTACTCTTAATCCATTATACAGTTTTGATGTTACAACACTTGGCGGTGTAGATGTCACAACAGGTCTTACAATATCAGCTAATGCATGTTTTACTAATGATGATATCACTTGTATTAAGTGTTTGAATGTAAGCGTAATACCATACTTTGGAGATTGTTGTACAATCAGCAATACTTCTACAACAGGAGAAATATTAACCGTAGTTTATAGTATTTAAAAAATTAATAATATGCCAGTTTATAAATCATTAACATTAGCTCCTGGTGATAGTTATGTTCTACCTGCAGGTGCTACTATTGTTAGTCTATCTAATCCAGATATATTTTCTTCACAAAATGGTTGTGCTAATACAGATAATTTACAAAAATTAGGTTGTTATATATGCCCTATTCCTATTGCAGCAGATGATGGAAATAATAGACAATATTGGGAAGCTCAAGGTGGAGGTGATCCTTCTTTAATCGGTTATGTTTTAAATGGTGTATACACTGCATTTTCAACAAGTTTTGGATCATGGGATCCTGGTAGATTTAATGATCCTACAGCTTTAAAAAATGAAATTTTAAATATTCCAGGTGTAGCATTTGTAGATTATAGTAGTACAAATAATGATTTTCATACTGGAACACTTAATTATATATTAATAACTACTATTTCTTCAATAGCTAATAATTTAGAATTAGTTGTTAATACAACTGCTAATAGAATAACTCCTCCTACAGATGCTAAAGGTTATTTTAAATTTGTAACATATGCAAGTATGAATGGTTATTCTGGTCTTCCAACTTGTCCTTTAACTTAATACTTTAAAATTTATATAAATGGCTGCTTGTTTAATAACAGTTTCAGGAACATCAGGTGTAATAAGAATTAACTACACTATAAGTGGTACACCATATACTATAGAGACTTCTATAGGAAGTTTTTACATAGAAGATACTGCAACAAGTGTTACATATACGACACTTAGTGGTGATCTTACAGCATCATCTGGATGCCTCACTATTACAGAACTTCCAGCTAGTTGTTATATATTATTTTGGAAAGGGATTGCTAGTAATAATTATAAAACTAGTGCATTAATATTAGGTTCAGAAACAATTACAGTATCTGAAATAAATTTTCCAATAACAGGTAAAAGTTTTGTATCTATGGTAAATGATTTAGGAGATGATAGAATTAAAGTAATAGGATATAAAATAAGTTATTCTGGAAATAATAGTATTCCTGAATTTAACTCTGAACAATCATATATTCTTAAAGTATTAGGAACAGACTTTCCTATTCTTAAAGTGAGAAATGCAGATAACACTGGATACATTTATATATATGGTGAACTACAGGCAGATTGTTTACCACAAACAGGATATACTATAGTAGATCCTTGTTATAATAGTTTACCACCAGCACCTTAATAAAAACTAATAAATGGCTTGTAATTGTAATACTGCTTCTAAAACATGTGACCCATGTATGTTCTGTACACCACCAGGTGTTACAGGACTTACTACTTGTCAGCCTATTGATCCATGTGAAGAAAAGCCAGATATTGATTGTGTAACTTATTCAGGACCAGATCATGAATGTATAAATGTTACTAATGGTCAATCATTAATGAGTGTGTTACTAAACATTCTTGCTGTATACTTTCCTCCAGAGGTTTGTTGTCAGTTGGTAGGTGGTACAGCCGAGACTTATTATATTACTACAACATCTACGACAACCACAACATCTACAACATCCACTACCAGTACGACTAGTACCACAAGTACAACAAGCACTACAAGTACAACGACATCCACTACATCTACTAGTACCACGTCTACTACTACGGCTCCACCAGAAACAACAACGAGCACTACATCTACAACCACTGCACCTCCTTGTGGTTGTTGGACAATGGTTAATGGTAGTAATTTAGAAGGTGTTAGTTATTCGTTTAGATATGTAGATTGTAATAATAGAAGAGTTTTAGTTACTTTAAATTATGGTGAGTATATTGATTTTTGTACACAGTCTATAACTACAATAGCATATCTTGAAAACCCTACACCTTTAGGTTTAACTGGTCGTAAGGGATTTTGTGGTGATGCTGCTTGTATAACTACACCTACTACAACCAGTACAACATCTACTACTAGCACTACATCAACAACTACAGCTGCTCCAATAACTACTACTAGTAGTACTTCAACTACATCTAGTACCAGTACAACATCTACCACGAGCACAACCACTGCTGCTCCTACTACAACAAGTAGTACAACAACTAGTACAACTCTTAACCCACTTAGAAATTGTATTAACCAGTTTAATAACCCATCTTTTGATACAGATTTATCACAATGGGAAGTAGGTAAAACTGCTCTTCCTAGTGCTGCTACATCTGATTGGGTATGGGATGCAGGTAGAGCTGCTTATAATGGTGGTACAACAGGTGGTTATATTGGTCAAAATGTATTAACTGTAGGATTTACATATAGAATAACATTAGATCTTACTATTATAAACTCTGGTTTTTTAAATAATAAAAGTATAAGAGTTTATGCAGGTACAACAGCTAGTGCTATTCAGAATGTTATAGGTAACACTCTTGTAGATGTTACATTAACATGTACAGGAAATGGATACCTTTCTATATATGGTGTAGATAGTAGACCTGGGGATGGTGTTTATTATATGTTTATAGATAATGTTTGTGCTATACAAACCATTCCTCCTACAACAACTACATCTACCACAAGTACCACCAGTACGACTACAGCAAGACCAACTACTACTAGCACAACGTCTACATCTACTACAAGTACAACTACAGCACCGCCTACTACGACATCTACGACAAGTACTACGTCAACCACAACATTGGCTCCTACTACTACTAGCACCACTAGTACTACGAGTACAACAAGTAGTACTACGTCCACAACTAGTACAACTAGTACAACAACACTTAGACCAACGACAACTAGTACTACGTCAACAACGTCCACTACTAGTACTACTACGTTAGCACCTACTACTACAACTAGTACTACGTCTACTACAAGTACGACATCCACTACTAGTACCACTACTAGCACTACTAGTACTACCACCACTATACCTAATTTTAACAAGTGTACAGATTGTACTCCTTCATTTCTTAGTCAAGAACCAAATCCTATTGGTTTTATTAATGTAGGAGATCTTTTTTCTCCAGTAGGAGGAGCATGTATTATAAGTGATTATGTAATAGATTGGTATAGAAAAGATCAATTAACTGATCCATTAGGTACTGTACAATTTGTAACAGGTAAAACAGCTGGTGCTGCATTGTTTGGTTCAGCAGTTGGTACAGCTCATCCTCTTACAGGAACCAATACTATTCCTGTTATTGCAGGGTATTGGGTGCCAGTTATTAGATATGCAACAATAGGTGGTATTACATATACATCTACTCCTAGATCAGGATATAACTCTGCAACGGATCTTGCTACATGTCTTACACCTATACTAGTACAAAACTTTAATTGCACTAATGGTACTGTTACTACTGGTAACTATACGCATTTAGTAGCTTATCAAAATGGTACTCAGTTAGCTTCAGAAGCTTCTAAGACAATAGCCTTTGATCTAGACGGTACTGTACAGTATTTTGCGTATTTTTTTAATGGTTATCTCATAGCTGATAGACTTAAGTTTTCATATGTAAGTGGTGCAACTGAAACTGTAATGCATGATTTAGTTATAGGTACTGATAATGCTACTGATAACTATACAGTAACACCTAAATTAGTAAAAAGGGAAAGTTACAAAGATGTAATTAATTTAACACCTTTTACATATACTCCTGGTGATTATATAAAAATTACAATAACAGCTTCATATAATGCTCCTGCTAATGCTAATACTAACTGGGATTTATCTATGAAGTGTTTAGCATCCTTTAGTTTAAATTATACAAAACCAATATTAGATGTATGTCATCCTACTTTAGCATATGATACTAATGCTTGTAGATATACATTAGATATGCAGTTTGCTCAATATCCTGCTATAACAGGTACTGGTGCTAACCAAGATACTAATGCTTCATCAGATTTAATGAAATATATTGGTGTTTATGGATATTATGATGGTCAATATGGTGGATATACTTGGACATCTTCTACACTAAATATTAGGACTTATTTAAGAAATCAAGCAAGTTGTGGAAGCAGTAATGTAGGAAATACTGGTAATACTAATATATTAGCAGCAGGTGGTTATACTATTAGTAAAACAGGAACTACTGGTAACGTAACATATACATATGTATTTAGTCAACAGGCAGATTATGATTCATATTATAATGACTACTTTACAGCAATGGCTATACATGTTCCTGGATATAATCCATCTAATAGAACATTTACTCTTCCTTCTAATACTACTATAGATTATTATAAATATGTAGTATTTAGAGTGAGAGTAGCCAACACTCCTGGTGATACTATTATTAATAAAGATTTCATTTTTCACTATGGAACATTTGTAAACTTTGATAATGCTACTAAAACAATATCATTAACACTTGCTAATATAGCTTATGGTTATATTACTCCTTCATTATGTCCAGGAAGTTCAGGTCTTGCTACTAATTGTGGAACTTTAGGAGTTTCTGATCATAATGGTGCTAACACTATTAATACATCAGGTCCTGCTTATAGCTACACAACATATATAAAAGTTACTGGTTCATCATATGGTATACAATGGGCTTTTACTGCTCCAACTTTACAAAATCCAATGTTTGCATGGATACAAGATTATATAGTAGCAGCAACTTGGGGTAGTATTTATAGTGTTTTTGGTACGTCAACTATTCCAACAGGATGGTGTCGTGATTCATATCCAGGTAATGTTTCAAAGTTTCTTAGATCATATAGACATTTTTATAGAGCTACTATTACTAATACAGCAGATGCTTTAAATAATTATAAAATAGAAACACTTTTAGATGCTAATGGTTGTTATACTGGAGTTGGAATAACAGGAAATGCAATTTATACAACAGTATATGAAATATCTGGTGGTGCAGTGATAACACAAAATTGTTCTAATTTACCAACAACAACAACCACTAGTACAACCACTAGTCCTCCTTAATAGAATATAAATGGCACAAACAGCAATCATAACAGTAAGTACAATAGGTCCTGGAACAGGTCCCTTTAACTTCTATTCTCTAGATAATACAGGAGTGGTTACAGGTCCTTTTGAAACAGGTGTTACAAGAGCTCAGCTTTTGGCTGGGTTTGTATCTATTAATGTACCTAATGATGCTGTTACTATAAGAGTGGTATCTACTGCTATAGATTGTCCAGTTAGTTTAGACATCTTTTTAAATATCATTACTACTACAACTACCACTACATTAGAACCTATTACAACATCTACAACGACAAGTACTACAACACTAGAACCAACTACTACAAGCACAACTTCTACTAGTACAACGACTAGTACAACCACTGCTCCTGGTGTTCCTATATTATTAGGGTATGGTGGAACTACTAATTCAACATCTTGTATTACAGCAGGAGAAGAGTTTTTACTCAATCCTACAACATACTATTTACCTTCAGGATGTTTCTCATTAACCCTAAATCCTCCTTGTAATACATTATATGCTGATCCATATCTTACAAGTGTAGTAATAGATGGTACTTATTCAGATGGCTTTAACTGTTATAATATTAAAGCAGGTGTTATAAATGATATTACACCACTACCTACAACTACTACTACATCTCCTACAGGTAGGCCATCTCCTTTTAATATGTATGATTGTTATGGTCAAGAATATGAAGTGTATAGTAACTGTGAAACAGTAGGGCTAGGGTGTTATATATATGCAGATTCATATGGTACACCAGTAAATCCTGGTTTATATAGAATGTCACTAGATTCATATGATACTGTATATAGAGTTGATGTTACAGGTTTAATAATAGATTTAGGTAGTTGTTTTTAAAACATTAAAATATAAATAAAATGGCGTGCGGTTGCAATAATTCATACTATAACTTACCATGTTGTTGTCCTCCAGCTAAGGTGGGTACTACAACAACAACCACAACAACGTTGTGCCCTGATGCTATAATATGTGAAGAAGCTTATCAGTCTGATTGTATTATATACAATGGACCAGACTTAACATGTTATGGTATAACAAGTGGTAGCACTGTAACACAGATTCTTAATATTATTATTGCACAGCTTGACCCTTGTACAACTACCACCACAACTACTACCACTGTATGTGTAAGACCTACAGGATTGACTACCTATAATTTTAATACTGCTATAAATGGTGTAAGCTTTAATGCTAATCTTGTAGATGCTTGTAATGCATATAACCAATATCTAGCTGATCCAGGTGGAAATACATTAACAGGTATAACTGCACAAGGTTCTTCTTTATCATATGGATCTGTTATATATAATGGAGATACTACAGATTGTACACTTGTACCAAATGGTTATTATATTATTGGTGGTCAGCCAGGAGTGGTTACAATGATCAATGGTGTAGTTAATGCATTAGATTTATGTCCTACAACTACTAGCACAACAAGTACTACGTCTAGCACTACTACTACAACAACAGCTAGTCCATTTGCTCCATTCTTATGTGAGTGTGCTACATATACTGTTACTAACAATTCTGGTTTTGATGTAACAGTTCCATTTACAGATTGTTTGACAGGTCTACCTGATCCTAACGGTGTTGTTGTACTTGGAGATCCTTTAAATAATACAGCAGAAATCTGTGCTTGTTTAGATTCTATTCCTACAATAGCTGGTGTTACAGTTACACCTGGTGTAGCTTGTCCTGCTCCTAATCCAGCTCCTAACTGTCATTGCATAACCTTCTTTAACACATGTGCTGTTTATTCTGATCCAATTGCAGCTAAATATAATGATTGTAATGGTATATTACAATATGTACCAAGTTTACCTCCTGGAGGATCTTATACAGTTTGTGGTTCTAATCCACTTATTGGTGCAAATTGTATTACTTCATTTATAGAAGGTCCAGATTGTGTTCCAGTTGGTACACAATATGTATGTCAGGATATTCCTACTACTACAACTACTACCACTGAAATACCTACAACTACTACAACCACAACAGCAGAACCTACTACAACGACCACTACTATAGAACCTACTACAACTACAACTACAACTGTAGAGCCTACTACAACGACAACAACAACAGCTGATCCTGCTATAACAACAACCACTAGTACAACGACTACAGTTAATCCTACTGTTACTATAATGCATATTCAAAATTCAGATGTTACTTATGGTATGGAAATACTATCAATAACTGATCTAGGTTCAGGATTACCTTTACCATTAGATGCTGGAACATACCCTCTTACATCATTACAAGATGGTACTATTACATTACCTAATGGTTTATATGATTTTGAAGTAACTATAAATAATTTTGATATTCATGGTTCTGTAATATTAACAGATTCCAATGGTACACCAACTTGTGTACAAATAACTGCACCAGGAGTTATAACATTTACTGGAGTATTCCTTGATGATGCTGGAGGAGTAAGTGGAGCAAGTATTGTATTAGTTGATGTAGCTTGTTAAAAAATAAAACCAAACTAAAACCAACATATGAGATTTATTTGTGCACAACCTGCTATAGACTACTATACTTGGCAGGTGGAGGTTATGATTAACAACTTTATTAAAAATGGAGTTAATCCTAATAATATAGAAATAGTAGCTGGTTATTCAGGAAAGATTCCAGAAAATTGGACTAAGCTAGCAGCTAATTATAACACTGTTAGATTTTTCTTTTACAAAGATGAAAGAGTTAAACCAGGGTATATTTCTAGTATACGTCCCCATATTCTGCACCAGCATTGGCTGCGTTATCCTGAACTAGCAAAGGAAACAGTATTCTACCATGACTGTGATATTATTTTTAGCAAACCTATAGACTTTAGTGAACTATTACAAGATGAGATAAACTATGTAAGTGATACTGTCAGTTACATAGGTGCTAACTATATACGTTCTAAAGGAGAGCACTATCTAGATTTAATGACATCTATAGTGAATGTAAACAAAGAACATGTAGTTCTTAATGAGAAAGAAAGTGGTGGAGCTCAGTATCTCATGAAAAATATTCCTGTAGAGTTTTGGAAGAAAGTGTATTATGACTCTGAAAATCTTTTTAGAATGGTTAATGACCAGATTAAAAAAGATAACCCACCTCATGCACTACAGATATGGTGTGCTGATATGTGGGCTGTACTATGGAACCTATGGTTCTTTGGAGGTGTTGTAAAAGTTTCTGATAAGCTTTCATTCTCATGGGCCACTTCTCATATATCAGACTATGATAAGCATCCCATCTTTCACAATGCTGGCGTAACAGCAGACAGAAAAGATCTTTTCTACAAGGGTGCATACATGAGCAAGCTACCATATGCAGATATAGAAAACCAAGCATTTAATACAAACTTCTGCTCTTTTAACTACGTTCAAGAAATTATAAAAACCAAACAAACATCATGTCTAAAATAGGAATAGTAATACTAGCTACTAACTCCTACTTCGTTCTAGGGGTTAGATTTATTAAAAAGTTTATGCATCATTATAAAGGAGAGTCTGAAATTAAGTTTTACTTTTTTTCAGATGAAGATCCTGCTGCTTATATATCTGATGATATAAAGGTAGAGTATCATCCTGCTCATCATACTAGTTGGGTGGATGCTACAAATGATAAGTTTAGAAACATAGTAGATCTTGCAGATTGTGATAGTGATTATCTCTACTACTTTGATGCTGATACTAGTGTGTCTAGAGACTTTACTGCAGATTGGTTTCTTGGAGACATGGTAGGTGGAGAACACTATGGTAATAGAGACTGGTTAAAAAATGGTGCTGGTTTTGACAGGTTTGAAAAGTCTAAAGCTTATGTACCATTAGATAGTAAACTACCATATACATATCACTATGGAGCATTCTTTGGTGGTAAGAAAGATAGAGTGGTAGACTTTTGCAAAACTCTTAGAGAGTGGCAGATAGAAGATAAGAAAATACCGTATGAACCTGGTGTAAATGATGAGAGCTATATAAATACCTACTTTCATTTTAATCCTCCTATGACGGTACCATGTGAAAAGTTTGCGTTTGAAATAAGTCATAAGGGTGGAATAGGTGAAACTAGAAATACTAAACTAGATGTTGAACATCTTAAACAAGAAATGCTTTTGCATAAAGATGCTACATATGATATAGCTAATGGAAAAATTATAAATATAAAAACCATACATAATGCAAACACTTACTGAGCTGTTTAATTCTAGAGGTTATTCATATTATCAAACAGATAAAAACACTGCTCATTCATATTTAGAAACTTATGAAAAATTATTTAAACCTTATAAAGATGAGGATATAGTTTTTGTAGAAGTGGGTGTTAGAGAAGGAGGTAGTATCCGTTTATTTGGAGATTATTTTACTAAAGCTATTATTTATGGGTATGATATAATGGATAGTGCAATACCTAATACTTTCAATAACAGAACTAATTATATTGTAAAAGATATAAATAAAGTTACTTCAGAAGAAATAACTGGTATGAAAATTAAAATAGCTTTAGATGATGGTTCTCATATGTTACAAGATCAGTTAGACTTTGTAAAAAAGTTTTACCCTAATATTTTAGAAGGTGGTATGGTAATAGTAGAAGATATTCAGAATGTTGATTTAGATAAAAAACATTTTGAAGAACTTGGATACCCTTTTGAAATAATAGATCTAAGAGGTGTTAAAGGTAGGTATGATGATGTAATATTTTTATTTAAAAAATAAATTTATAATGAACTATCCAATATATTTAACTAATATGAATAGGCTTACCACCACTAAAAAGATGGTGGAGGATCTGTTTAGGTTAAATGGAAATGCTAAAATAAACATAATAGATAATGCTTCTACATATCCGCCATTGCTAAAATGGTATGATGAAATAAAAGATGACGTAAATATTATAAAGCAGCAGAATAACTTAGGACCATGGACATTTTTTTATAGTGGACATGCTTCTAAATGTACAGAAGATTTTTATGTATACTCGGATGCTGACCTTGAGCTTAATCCTAACATGCCATCTAACTGGCAAGAAATAATGATGGACTATTATAAGAAATATAATAGAAAACCAAGTCTTGTTTTAAGATTAGATGATGTACCTGAAACCGATATAAAGAAACATATTACACATCATCAATCTGTTTGCTGGTATCCAACAGAAGAAGAAAATGTTTACAAAGCAGTTACAGATATGACATTTTCATTTGATGCTAAAGCTGCAGGTTATAGATATGAAAGTGTTAGAATAGGTGGAGACTTTGCATGTAGACATGTTCCTTGGTATATAGATCCTGCTACTATAAGTGAAGAAGAAAAATATTATTTAGATAGTATTGATAATAAATATCCTGATGCTGTGTGGTCTAGAATGAATAAAGAAAAAATAGAAAAAAAATAAAAAGGAGGTTTGTTGGTTCCTCCAATAACAAGATCCCTGGCGTGTCTACGCTGGGGACTACTTTTAATGTGGATAAGTTTTTAATAAAATGTTAAAAACTTTTAGTTTAATTTGTAAACCCTAAACCCATGAATTTATTAAATCAGGTTTACAGTAGCATTAGATGGAAAAAATCTGATGACTATTGTGCCTCACGCTTAGGTCTCTCTCTTGATGAATACAAAAGTTTAAAAGCTCAAGTACAAAACTCTCCCCCCAAACCTACCAATAAAATTATAGAGTGGAAAGAAAACCTAGATGAAGGAACCGCAGAACTAAAAGGTATTCTTGTTTCTGAACCACGATCATCTGAAGAAATCATAGAACTTTTAAAGATAGATACTACTAAATGGAAGCTCAGTAGTTACTGGAACAAAGAAACATATAGTGGTTGGATGGTATCAGCTATGGTGAGTGCTCTTAAGCATCAACCTATAGATATATTAGCTGAGGTGATAGCTAACTTTAAACCTGAGTATCAACCAATTGGAGAAGTATTTATAAATGAAAAGTTTGATAGGGATTGTATAGGTGTATTATCTACACAGGATCTACACTTTGGTAAAGAAGATAACCAGTGGATATTCCATCACTTTAAACAATCTATAACTAACTTAGTTCAGAGAGCTTTTATGTCTCATAAGCTACACAAGATAGTTTATGTAATAGGTGGTGACCTTCTTAACATGGATACATTCTCTGGTACTACCACATCAGGCACACCACTAGATAACCATCAGAGAGCTCAGCACGCATACACGGAAGCATTCAATGCTCTCTATTGGTCTGTAAGTTACATTAAACAATTCTGTGAAAACTTACATGTTGTCTATATACCAGGTAATCATGATAGACTAAGTTCATATCATCTAGCTCATGCTCTATCTAAATGTTTTGATCATGAAGATTATAGCATTTATTTTGACGTAGAATATGCAGAAAGAAAAGTTGTGGTTTGTGGCCATAACTTTTTTGCTTTTGAACATGGAGATGTTACTAAGAAAAACACACCTTTAGTTTATGCTACAGAATTTCCTATGTCGTGGGGAAAGACCAAATATCGTACATGCTACACAGGACATTTCCATTCTAAGAAAACTACAGAGTATATAACAGAAAATGAACATAATGGTTTTGCTATTAAGCACTTACCTAGTTTATGCTCCACTGACTACTGGCATTACCATAATAAGTTTGTAGGCTCTAAGCGTCAAGCTCTCATGGAAGTGCATGATGTAGAGAAGGGTAAAGTATCAGAGTTTATATATACTGTTTAAACTATTAAAGTTTAAGTGGGAAACTTCATAAATTTTTCGTAAATTAATAATATAAGAGTGTATGGCCAAAGCTTGTAAGAAACCAGATCTTAATGCTCCTAGGTATAGACCTAAAAAACTAAATCTGACAAACTCAGATTTTTATGAAAGGTTTATAGAAGATAACCCTAAGCATGCAGATGTGTCTTTAGAAAAGTTTAAAGAGATCATTACAAGTTTTAATGGTATGATATGGAATACAGTTGTAAAGGAGAGAGATGGTGTACAGCTGCCAGAACAACTTGGTTTTCTTTTTATAGGAAGCTGTCCACGTAAGAAGAGTAATGTAGACTTTAAAAAATCATCTGAGTATGGGCTTGTCTTACAAAATCAAAACTGGGAATCTGATCAGTTTATGGCTAAGATTTTTTATACCAATTATGAAAATAAATACAGGTTTAAAAATCATGAGCTCTGGGGGTTCAAAGGAGTGAGAGACTTTACAAGAACTGTAGGTCAGACATATCCTAAAGAGTGGAAGAAATATATACAGGTGGATAATATGATAAAGGTGAGTAGGTTATTTAGAAAGCATAAGTCAGAAAATAATAGAAAGATAGAAACAATAGATCTTCTTAAAGACTATGACGAATTTAAATTAGATTAACATGGCTAAAAATACTATAGGAGATGTTGTATCAAGATTGCGTATACAGTTTAAAGGTGTACGTCAAGATAGTTTTATGACTGATCGTATGATATATACATTTGTTCTTAAGCATGCTAAGTGGTTAATGAAACGTGAGGATGCTAAGAATAAGCTTATGGCTTTTTCTGGTGTTATTCAAACAATGGATTATGTAGAGCTTGTAGAAATAGATAAGGTGGAAGCATGCTGCACTGGTATAAGATCTGATTGTAAAATAAAACGTACTAAAGATAAACTTCCTGTGTTCCTTCAAGGATACTTTGGACCGCTTATTAGAACTATTAGTTCTATTGATGGGTCAGAAGAATTACAACCTATTCTTCCTAGTATATACATAGGTATAGCTAATTCTAAAAATTACAGGTTTAATAAAACTAAATACTACTGGTTTCTTAATGACTATCTCTACTTTCCAAATTTAGAATGGGAGGCTGTACGTATAGAAGGAATATTTGAAGATGATATTAGTAAGTATACATGTGATGAAGATAATTGTATAGTTAAACAAGAACAAAGTTTTAATGTACCTGATTATTTATTAGGAGAACTAGAAGGTCAGGTGATGAAAGATATGATGGGTTTGTTTCAGATTCCAGCTGATCCTACAGCTGATAAACAAAACATAGCACGCTAATGAATACTAAAAGATGTAATAAGTGTAAAAATGATTTACCAGCAACTACAGAATTTTTTCATTACAGTGGTGCAGCATTAAGCAGATGTAGTAGTCATTGTAAAAAATGCAGAGAAGAAAGTTATTATTTAAAAAGAAAACCTAAAGAAAGTTTATCAAGATTATTAACTGAAAGATTTACTGATTTAAAAACAAGAATAAAAAATAAAAGAGTAAAATATAATGTACCATTAGATTTTGATATTTTATATTTAGAACAACTATATAATAAACAAAATGGTCTTTGTGCTATATCAAATATTCCAATGACATATGTATTATATAATGGACATAATAATACAAATATATCAATAGATAGAATAGATTCTAGTAAAGGCTATATAAAAGATAATATTCAACTTGTTTGTTGTATAATTAATAAAATGAAATTAAATATGACTTTAGACGAACTATTATTTTATTGTAAACATATAATTAAAAATAATGGCTAATACAGAAATTAGGTATCGTACGTTTGACGAGCTTCTTCAAGAGGTTGGTACAGACTTTATGATATATAATAATGAGAATTTAATTGAACCTGCTCAACTTATTAAAGTGGCTCAGCGTGTAAATTATGATCTTGGTCTACGTATTCATGGAACTAAAGAAGTACTACTTGATGTAGAAAATAAAAAGGTAAAATTACCAGATGATTTTTATGTATTAAACTATGCCTACTTAACTGGCACATATAAAGTTACATATAAATCTATGGCAGGTAGAGAGACCGAGAACGTTATCATTGGAAAGGGACCTACAGAAAAATGTCCTAAATGTTATAAGCCAGAAGTAGATTGTTGTTGTGAAGCTACATATAGCGTAGAGTGTCAGAATGGTGAAAGTATACATGTGCAGGTGGTAGAGAAACGTAAGACTGAAACTAGAATATATGAAACATTTGATAGAATTAGAATAGCTACAGACACTGGTAGAAGAGATGCTCTTAATGATAATGATAATGTAGGGTATATTAAGAATGGTTACATATATACTAATTTAGTAGAAGGTAAACTATATATATCATACCAAGGTGCTCTTGAAGATGAAGAAGGTAACTTATTAGTTATGGACCATCCAATGATCAATGAATACTATGAGTATGCTATTAAACAACGTCTTTTAGAGAACTTGTATATTAATGGTGAGGATGTAACACAGAAGTTACAGTTGGTAGAACAAAGACTACGTGGTGCACGTAACAATGCTCTTACTATTGTAAACACTCCAGACTTTGCAGAAATGAAAAAGAACTGGGAGCTTAATAGAAAAGCAATGTACCATAAGTATTACAATATGTTTAAATCATTTAATGATTATTAATGAAAGCTACGGCCACTATAAAATTGGAAACTTATAGTTGTGCATTGGTTATAATTATAACTGATCAGTTAAAGGCTGAGTCTAAGAAAATATACAAAAAATATAAGATAGATGCAGGTGAAGAAAGTGAAGATGAAGGAGTATTTATAACAACAGATATTAGTAAGTATTTTTTATTGATAGATAATAAATATTTAAGTCACAATACAATAGCTCACGAGATATACCATGCAGTGGTCGGAATAACAGAGGATAGAGGAATAACAGATGAAGAAGCTCAGTCTTGGTTATGTGGGCATATAACAGGTGTGATGTACAAGTTTATAGAAAAAAAGAAGCTTGAAATAAAACATGGCTAAGAAAAGAAGAACATCAGATGATACTACTGATAGTACAGCTAGCCAAAGCGGTACCACTAATACATTTAGTAAAGGTATGCTTAAGGACTATAACGAGACCTTTGTAGGAGAGGGATTATATACGCATGCACGTAATGCTGTAAACAACTCTCATGATGGTCAAGTAGGGGTTATAGGAAATGAACCTTCTAATATAAAATGTATCACTCTACCTTATGATCTTATTGGGTGTGTTCATACATATGATGATCAATGGGTGGTATTCACTACAGATGACGTTAGTTCAGAAATAGGACTCTTTGATGAGTCACAATGTTCATACACTAAGATTGTAAACGACCCATGTTTAAACTTTAAAAGGTCACACTTAATTACAGCTGCTTTTAGATACAGATATGACTGTGAAAGAATAATCTATTGGGATGATGCTCTTAATCCTAGTAGAACTATGGATATAGATAATGTTCCATTTAAATACACTGATAAAGTTGTGGCAGGTTGTATACAAAGAACATATACAACGGCATTAGATTGTGAAGCTATAAGAATGGCTCAACTTATAAAACATCCTTGTATAAAACTTAACAAGTCTAATGTAACAGGTAGTTTACCTAATGGATCTTACCAAGCTGTTATAGCGTACACTATAAACAAAGTGAGAGTTACAGACTATATAGGACTATCAGAAGTGCAGGGATTATTTACATATCAAAATGTAAGCTCTGCATTAGAAGTTAAAATTTTAGAAATAGATGATAGGTTTGACGAGTTTGAACTTGTTATAGTAAGTAATATAAACTCTCAAACTATATGTAAACGTATAGGTTATTATTCTACAGTGCAGGGTACAATCTATGTAGATAGATGGGATCCTGAACTTTATGCTGTACCGTTAAGTGAAGTTGTTCTTAGAACACAAGCTATAGAAAAAACAGATGCAATATATTCTGTTAATAACTATCTTATTAGAGTGGGCACTCATAGTAAGTTTAAGTTCAACTATCAAAAACAAGCTAACCTTATTAAAACTAGATGGGTGGCTGTAGAATATCCTGCTGACTATTATGTAAAAGGAGGAAACAATGCTGCATACATGAGAGATGAGCAGTATCCTTTTTTTATAAGATGGATATATAATACAGGTGAGCGTTCAGAGTCTTATCATATACCAGGTAGAAAATCTTCTAACGCTGATATTACTAATGCTAGTGGGTTAGATGCTTTTGAAATGTCTTCAGGTGTTCAAGTAAAAACCTGGCAGGTTACTAACACAGCTAATGTTATAAATAGAAATACTAGTACACTTTCTGACGGAGGTGTAGTTGTTGCTACAGGTGCTATGGGATATTGGCAGAGTGAAGAACTCTATCCTGCAGACAGACCTGATATATGGGGTAATCTTTGTGGTAAACCTATTAGACATCATAAGATGCCTGATGAAACAGTGGATGCTATATTAAATACATACAATCCTATAAACAACACTATAGTATTACTTGGTGTACAGTTTGATAATATTAGTCACCCTTTAGATCAAGATGGTAATCCTATTGATAGTATCATAGGTTACGAAATCCTCAGAGGTTCTCGTGAGGGTAATAAGTCCATTCTTGGCAAAGGGTTGTTTAACAACATGAGGGAATATAAAATTCCTGAGAATGATACGGTTAAAGGACTATACCAAAACTATCCATACAATGATCTTAGACCAGATGTATACTTAACTTCTGAAGAACAAAATGGTTTAAACGGAGATGCTCATGATAATCCTAGATCATCTCAACTTTCTACATACAGAAAAGATGTATTTTCTTTTCATAGTCCTGAAGTTACATTTACTAATGTCTATCTTAATGTAAATGAAGTGAGGCTTTATCAACAACTTAGTGGTACATCAACAGGTAGTTTTTCTGTACCTTATTTACATCCTAAGTTTAAACAGATAAGTAATAAGCTTGATACTATTATAGATGTATTTGTAACAGCTATTACAGTGGTAGAAGCAGCAGCTACACTTGTTGGTGATTATAATAAAATTATATCAGCTAATTCAAAAAAAGATTTACCTGCTACTAAAACAGGTGTTGGTAAAGTATTAGCTGAAGGTGTTCAAGGAGGATTGGGAACAGCATTACAAGTTGCAGCTGCAGCAGCTAACGTTATTTTTAATACAGCATATAGTGCATTCTTTGGATCTAAAGTTCAAAAGCAACAAGTGTTAGATATGGTGTTGTCTCTTATACCATATAGACAATATGCTACACAATATAACTCTCATGGATTTTATGATACAGGGATAAGTTCTGTAGAAGGGAACAGACGTAGAAAAGTTACTAATACAGGATATGTAGGTTCTTCTCTTAATCAGTTTACGCAGGATTATTTGGTTAACAATGTTATGCGTAGCCAGTATGTAATTATTAGAACAGATGGAACATTTGAAAACTCTACTGTTGCTGATACTAGTAGATTTAGCATGGGCCAATCTGCAGCTGTATTAAATAGAAATATTACATCCACTATATCATCTCATTATGGAGCACTAAAGCTTGCTGTAGGATCTCAGTATGGCCAGCTTGAATCTGTAAAACAGTTTTCTATATCTGAATGCATTCAACCATCTTTTCCTATAAAAGCAGCTAGAGTAAGTTCTTCTGTATTTTTTAGTGGAGATACCTATATAAACAGATTTACTGAAAAGAACACAATGTTCTTTTTTAAACAATGGTTAATGGATGAACCTGATGGTACACAGTTTGACTACACTCTCTACCCTAATCTTCCCTATCCTAGATACTGGATTAACTCAATAGAATATATTGGTTTGTTTGCAGACCAAGCTAGTGAACATAGAAGTTTAGATAAGTCAGTAAACGAATCTACTAAAACTAATAAGTGGTATGTAAACAGTGGACACTTCTATCTTTTTAATTCTGGTGTTAGAGACTTCTTTTGTGAGAGTGAAATAAACTTAGCATATAGAGATTGGGAAGATGAAACAGGAAAGCGTCACTATGATCCATACGGGTATACAGATATTAACTCTATGTTTAGGAGTGATGTTATTAAAAACGGTAACTACTATAAGTATGATTATTCTTTAAGTATTTCTAAATTATTTAATAGTGGTATAACATGGGGAGACTTACTACCAAGGGATTATGATCCATTAGTACAAGCAGCATGTTATGTATACAAACCATTAAGAGCCATCTACTCTCTACCACAACAGTATGAGTCTAAGAAAGATAGTTGGAGAGTTTTCTTAGCTAATAACTATTATGACTTTGATTCTGAAATAACTTCTATAAAGTCTATCAACAAGACGGGTGCTTTATTTATGATGAGGTATACAAGCCCAATGTCTTTCATGGGTGTAGAAGAACTTCAGATGGATGGTACAAACACTAAGATTACAGTGGGTGATGGTAAGCTGTTTGATAATAATAAACAGCTTCAATCTGTAGTAAATGTAGATGATGCTTATGAATATGGATCTTGTCAAAATAAATTTTCTGCTATTAATACGTTGCACGGTGTATTTTGGGTGAGTCAGAACCAGGGTAAGATATTTAACTACATGGGAAAACTTGCTGAGATATCTAATAATGGAATGAAGTGGTGGTTTGCAAGATATCTACCATCAGAACTTCTTAAAGTATATCCTGACTATCTTTTATTTGATAATCCATTAGCTGGTGTAGGTGTACAAACTATATATGATAATACTAATGAAATAGTATACTTTAGTAAGAAGGATTATAGACCATTAAGATCTGATTATACATTTGACGATGATGGAAACTTTTACTATAAAGGAACTCAGATACAGTTCACTGACACTAGATATTTTGAAGATGCTAGCTGGACTATATCGTATGATCCTAAAGCTCAAACATTTATTAGTTTCCATGACTGGATACCTACATTCTTAGTTCCAGGTAAGAAACATTTTATGTCTGTAAAAAACAGAACCATTTGGAAACACAATGTAACATGTACTAGCTATTGTAACTTTTATGGTGTAGACTATCCATTTGAAATAGAGTTTGTATCTAGCACTGGACAAAGTGTAGTTTCTATGAGAAGTATAGAATACTTACTAGAGGCTTATAAAATAAAGAATGAGTGTAGAGATAAGTTTCATATCCTAGATGAGAACTTTGACCAAGCTATAATATACAACTCTGAACAGATATCAGGAATACTTAACTTACAGATTAAAACTAAGAATAATCCGTTAGCTTTGTTACAGTATCCTAAGATAAACTTTGACTCTATAGATATACAGTTCTCTAAAGAGGAAAACAAATACAGATTCAACCAGTTCTGGGATATTACAAAAGACCGTGGTGAGTATACTAATGCTGAAGTACCACTATTCATAACAGAAGCAAATGGCTATCAATATAACATAAACCCCACTGCTGTTAATTATACTAAGGATACATTACAACGTAAAAAGTTTAGACATAATGTAAGCAGAGTGTTTCTTAGAAAAACTATTAGTAATGATGTAAAGATGCTGTTTAAAATATCTAACCAAAAAACATTACAATCTTACAGATAATGAGAAAGGATTCTATCTTACAAAACTTTTATAATTCTAAGCTTCCTAAGGCTAAGAAGGGAGGACCTGTTGATAGAAATGGTAAACCTAATTTAAGTCAGATTATAGAGGCTAATAAAGATAAGACTAGCCACATAACTCGTAAAGCTAAAAGCAGTTTACCTAAAGAAAAGTTTGGTGGTGGAATGTTTCCTGAGTATCATAGTTATGCTCCTCCTAGAATGGCTAATGGTGGAGGACTTCTTAGTAGAACAGTGACATGTTCTAATTGTGGATGGTCATGGAAAGCCGTAGATGGTGGCTCTGATCCTATGACATGTCATAAGTGTGGAGGAATGATTAAGATGCAACAAGGTGGTAGTATGCCTAGGTTTGATGAAGGTGGACCAGGTGATGATGTAGTTGCAAATGAAGCTAAAGCCAAAGAGTTTTTAAGGAACTGGTATACAGGAAGAGCAGAACTTCCTCAGTTTAAAGATGTAGCTACAGCAAGATTAAAAACTCTTAATGATTTAAACTATAAGTTTGCATCAGGTTCTGATAATAAAGCTCATGATCAGATTGCATATTTTCCTGTAGAGGGGGGTAAAAACATATATCTAACAGATCCAAAGGATCCTAACTTTAATGCTGATGGTCTTGGTATTCTTCCAGAAGTAATAGCTCATGAATATACACATGCTTTAGATTATAATAATCCACAGGAGAACAGAGGTTTCTTTAGACCTGTTCCAGCTAAAGTTGCAGGGTTAGAACCATCTATGCGTAACTGGATGATGGGTATGCAACGTGTTAAAAATATTGATGAAAAAGGTAAACCTTTATCATGGTGGAGAAGTGTTTCTGGATATGACCCAGGAAATCCTGATAGAGTGAGAACACAAAATAATCCAGAACCATCTGGTGTAATAAATATGTTTAGAATGAGTGAGGGTATTAATCCTAAACAAGTGTGGGATGAGAAAAATATTATGCCATATATAAATAAGTATAGTGATAAGAAATATATAAATGACCATACTAAAGAAAACTATACACCATATCTTATACAAACATGGATGAAGCAGTTTGGAAATAACCCAAAAGTTATAGCAGACATGTTAAATAAGTATGTAAAGAATGATGGTACACAGGCGTTAGATATGGGTAGGTATGGTGGTATAAAAAGAATGGATGATGGTGGACAAGGACCATGTCCAACAAATATGTATTGGGATACTCTATCAAAAAAATGTGTACTAAGACCTGCTCCTTTTGTTACTTCAGATGAAGATGAATACAATAGAAGACTACAACTTGCATCTGATAGTACTAATGCTGCAGTTGATTCAAGACTTAATATACAAGAAGCTAATCTTAATAGTGCTAATCAGAAAACAGTTACTGACTTTAATCAAAATGCTGGATTAGCAAATACTGATAAATCTTATAAGGATAAACCAAAAGTTGCTAAACGAGTTACTAAATATAATAATACTCCTTCTCAAAGATATACTACGGAGCAGTATAAAGAAAATTTAGTTAAACAAGGATTTGATTCAAAAGCAGCTAATGACTTTGTTGATAACTCAGCTTCTGTAATAAGTGGAAATCAAACAATTAATCCAGTTGCTATTACAAATTATTCTATAGATGGTAAACATTATGATGAGAAAGGAAATCTTATTGATACTAGTACTTTCCAGTATATTCCAGAGTTTCAAGAAGCTAAACAAGAAGTTAAATATAAAGAAACACCATCAAAGTATAGTGTTACATATTCAACACCAGATGGTAAACAACATACATTTCCTTATATATATGATTATGAAACTTGGAAATTAATAAATGATAGGTTTGTAGGTTCAAGAGCATATAGAGGTAGTCAAGAGAAAGGAGATAAGTCAGAAGCTAGTACATTACTAGCTGGTTTAACTGAAGAAGATTTTAATAACATATTAAATGAAGAGTATATTGAAGGAAATACTAAACCTATGGATAACTTATTTGATAGTAAACCAACTTCTTCAATAGCTTCTGTAGAATATGTACAGGCTAATAATAAAAAATATGGTGGGAATGCATATACAAAAAAACTAGATTATTTTAATCCAAAATTTAATGAAATGGGTGGTAGAATTACAACATCGGCTATGAACTTAAGAAAGTATGTTAACGGAGGTGCTCTATGTAAAGACATGTTTGGTAATACAATAGATTGTCCTCCAGGATATACAGCAGGCTCTACAGTGTTTGCTACACAGTCTCCTAATGTTAGCTCATCTACATCTGCAGGTGTTCCTCAGAGAAATGCTGAAATGCTAAATGATTTAAGATTTAGACAAAGTGTTCAAAACCAAGCTTCTGTTGGACCAGCTAGAATGCAAACACTAGATGAGCAAAGACTTAATCAACAAAGGAAACAACAGTTTGTACAGAATAATCCAAACACTCAGTTGAATGATCAGAACACCATAGTAGGAATAAATCCAAATAGAGGTTTTCAAGGACAACCTTTAACACCTAATGCTAAAAGATTTGATAAAGGACTAGGACATATTGCAAGAGGTCTTGATGCAGCATATAATCTTACAGGAGCAGGTATAGGTATTAATGCTTTAAGAAATAGATTAGGAAAAAAAGTTTCTACTTTAGCATTAACTGAAGAAGAAATGGCTCAAGCTATGGCAGAAGGTATTGATGAAGCAGGTAGTTATGGAATTAGTCCTGACCAGTATAGAAAAATGTTACAGGATCAACAGCTTAGACAACAATCAGGAAAGATGGTTAGAGGTATGGAAAAAAATCCATCTGATCAGCATCCTATAGATGAGTGGTTTAGAAGTTCTAACAGTAGAGAGTTTGGAGATGAGATGAGAGGACTAATGCGTAAATTAGGTTATGAACCTACTAATCCAAAAGATGTTGAAAACTTTAGAACTTTCTTTAATAACAGATCAGGACAGTTATTTTTAAATAATCAAAAACCAGTTGGATATGGTCAAACACTTACTAACATGTTTAGTAATCCTATGAACAAATATGGTGGTTCTATAGATCAATATGGTCCAGGTGGACAAACTACAGATGGTTGTGGTCCAGGCTTTGATAGACATCCTATATTGGGGACATGTATACCTAATGGGTGGAACCCTCCTACTCAAACACAAGTAGGACCTACTGTACAAGCTGCAGAAAATATGAGAAGAGCTAGAATGTTGAATGATGTTCATGAAATAGCTGCTAAAGCAAGATATAAACAACTTCAACCTAACCAACAACAAGCTACAGTGGGAAGATCATATGGTGATGAACCATGGAGACAGAGACAAGCTGCAGAAATAAGAAGACAAGAGGCTATGAAAAACACTGAGCTTGCTCAAACATTTGCTAGTCTTACACCATCTGGTGATATTAATGCAGGTGTAATAGGAGCTAATACATTTGTTAACATGACACCTGGTATTGGTATTATTCCAGCATCATCTAGACTTGCTACGTTTGTTAATTCTGTAGGACCTAATAATCCAAGAAAAGGAGAGAATGCTTATTACTCTAAAGATAATAGTTTTGGAGAAAATGCATTAGGAGCTTTAAACTTTGTAGGAGATATTGGAATGCTAGGAATAGGTAGTCCTTTTAAAGGACTTAGTGCTGAACCTACACCTGGTGTCACTCAAGCTGGGTTTAATCCTATTAGAGGAACTAAGAAACTTATTAATAAAGCATATGGTGCTTTTGATGAAATGTTTGGAGGTTCTGGAGATGAAGTATTATTTAATAATTTAGAAAATAAACCTAAACCTTCTAACGTAACTCCAGAAGCTGAGGTAAGTCCACGAGTTGAACGTACCTATCCTTTTGAAAATCAAGCTGAGATTGTACATAATAATAATACATATTTTGTAAATAAAGATAACCCTACAGAAATTATGATGATGGAAGAAGGTCAGAGGACTCTTACTCATGCTTCTGAAGCTGATATTCCTAAAGTACAAGAAAAGTATAGTGCTACACTTCCTAAAGAAACTACTACTCCTGCTAAAACAGAACCTGTTCAACAAACTACAACACCTGCACAAACTAGTACTCCAAAACCAGTTTCAACATTAGAAGAAAATCTTAATAAAGCTAGAGCACAGTCTGATCCTACTCCTCCACCATCTACTACAGAAAAAAATACAGGACAAGCAGCCCCAGCTACACCTCCAAAAAAAGGAAATGGATTTGGTCAGGTAGTTAAACCAGTTCTTAAAGGAGCAGGCGTACTTGGAGGTATAGGTTTAGGTATGTATGGTCTGAATAAACTTATGTCAAACTCAGCACCACCTACTAAACCATTTAGTAATAGTCCAACTAATAATGTAACTCCTTCTGATACTAACTTTTATAGCAATCCTACTATAGATACTTCTATGAACCAATATGCAGATACTAGTGGTTATGCAGCTCCAGTAAATATAGACAGTAGTATAAATGCTCCACTAACACCAGAAGAAATAAGACTAGCTTTAGATACATCAGGTGTTCCATCTCATAGATATGGTGGACAACGTATGAGATATGGTGGGTATAAATTTCAGAATGGTGGATCTATATCAATAGAAGGTTTACAAAATGCTTTAAATAATATTAAAATATAATTATCATGTACAGTTTTTACGATTACCCAGCAGATGCTCAAGTACAAATGGCAGCAGGTGGAACAGCTGATCAACAGCAACAACAGCTAATGCAGATCATACAGATGTATGCTCAAATGAAAGGACAAGATCCTAAACAGATTATACAACAATTACAGCAGCTAGATCCTACAGCTCAGAAACAAGCTTTACAACAGATTGTAGCTGAAGTACAACAAGGTGCTCAGAGCCAACAACAAATGGCTCCACAACAACAAGCTGCTCCTATGCAACGTATGGGAGGACAACCATGTTATAACTGTGGTGGTATGTATGCTACTGGTGGAGGTTTTGAAAATGGAAGTTTTTTTAATGTCCCAGCTACACCTACACCTGAAATTTATCAAACTGCTCCTTACAACATGGAACATTTTAAACAGTATATTCCTGAGTATAAAAATACATACGGTATTCCAAGAATAAATAATGGAGATACTTATGATAAATTTACACGTAACTTAGTAAAAAAAGGTGTTCCTAGTCAAGAAGCAGGTAATATTGCTACTTTTATGAATAAGTATTATGACACTGAAGGCAATGTACAAAATATTCCTTTTACCAATCCTTATTATACACCACCTGTAGATCCAAATTTTAAAGGTATAGATGATCCAGAAAGACAAAAAGAAAGAGAAAGAAAAGTAATGCTACAAACAACAGGAAAAGGAGCAATGGAAATATATGCTTATGGTGGTGTAAGTGGACAGAACCCTAACCCTGGAACTTATGAAGATGGTTATAGTGGTACGTCTACTGCAGGTCAATATTTTAATAATGGTGGAGCTTTCGTACCTTCATACGGTCAATCTGCATATGGTGCTATGATGTATGGTGGCGGCATGGCTCAAGGTGGTGTTGTAATAGGAGGAGTGTACGATGCTGACCCAGCTATGTTACAGAAATTACAAGCAGGTGGATATACATATGAAATAGTAAACGACTAATAAGATACTAATATGAAAATACGTATTACAGGAAAGAGAAAGTTACCAAAGGCTAAATTAGGAATGACAACTGATTCTTGTCCAGAAGGTCAAGTATGGGATGAAGAAAGTGGTCAGTGTGTAGATGGATATTGGGATCCTATTACACATAGTGCAGTTAAGTCTGGAGATTTAACAGATAATGACTATTGGGATAATAAAGAAATAATGGATCCAATAATTAATGATCCTTCTTTTTCTAGTCTTTCTGCAGCTGTTGGAGAAAGAAATAGAAAACAATCTATGGGGATGTCTCTCAACCCTTGGAAAACTACAGGTAATGAAGGAACACCATCTAATCCAATGGATCAGTCTAGAGTTAAACCAGATACTTCTGGTCATACTTGTGCTGAAGGATATAGATGGAGTGAAAAAATTAAACAGTGTGTACCAGAAGGACCAAAAAATAACCTTTTAAATAAAGCATATTTTTTTAATGAGGCTGTTCTTAATCCTTTAATGAATACTGGTAGATTAATATCATCTCAGATAGAACAGAATACTACAGGAAAACAAGGTGAGCGTAAAAGAAGAATGTTAGACTTAAATGAATACTCTCTTCCTGTTAGACAAACTAGACTAGGAAACTTTACGCATGTTATGGACTCTGGTTTATTTGATCCACGTAACACAGGTTTTAAAAGTGAGGGTATGGCTACCAATCCTTTCTCTGCACCCATAGGAAGATACATGGCAGGTGGTGGACAGTATGATAGTCTAATGCCTCATGCTCAACCTATGCAGATGAGTTCAGAAATGATCCCCGCTGCAGAGTATTCTCCTATGCCTACAAGTATGCCTACATCAGCTGGTGCTCCTTCAACATCAGCAGCACCAACATCTAGTTCTTCAGTTAATCATAAGTTTGCTCCAGCAGATAGAAAGTATAATAAAAATACTGTAATCACTCCTGATGAAATTACTTTCTTAGATGCCCCACAAATGAATGTAGATAAAGTGTTAGATGTTTTAGCATCTAATGAAAAATCTGCTATAGGTAACCAAACAAATCTTGTTGGTCCTAATGGTCAAAGAGCTTCTGCTATGGGAAGATGGGGGATAACATCTGGAACTAGACAAGGTATTTATGAAAAGAATTTTAAAGGTCAGATGTCAATAGGAGAGTTTGAAAATAAATATAACACTGATCCAAACTTTGAAAGAGAAGTTGCTAGAAAACTTGTAGAAGAAATGCTTCCTAAGTATGGTTCACTTATATTTGGTGCTTGGTACTATCCTGAATATGCTGAAAAGTATTTAACAGGTGATACTAAAGTTCTTAATATGGTTCCAAGAGCAGATTATGGAAATGCTATAACTTGGGGAGGTTATCTTAAAAAGGCTCAAGATAAATATTTTAAACTTGATAATCCTGTAGCTACTTCTGATTTCTTATCTGGAGCTACTGATTTTGCTAATCAGTTTAATTTTGATATAACATCTACTAATCAAGGTCAGCATAATGTTGGTAGTAAGCATTATACAGGAAATGCTATGGATGTTAGAACACGTAATAAAAGTGATAAAGAAATTGCAGATTTTATACAAGAAGCAGAACGAAGAGGATATAAAGTGTTAGATGAAAGACAAAGACCTGCAGGTCAACCTGTATGGGGTGGTCCTCATTTACATATACAAACTAGAAAATTTGGTGGACAAAATAATAATAAAACTATGAAAATACGTATTGTATCAGGACCTAACCAAAAAATGGCATATGGTGGTCAATCTGCTTATGCTTTAAATCTTGGTCATAGAGATGTATATGCTCCTATGAATAAGAACCCATATGATAAATCTTCTAAAACTATTGGACCAGTTCCAAGAGAAGAAGCTAATATAGAAGCTGAAAGAGGTGAAACTGTATACGGTGATATTAATGGAGATGGTCAGAATGAACATATGCAGATTGGTGGTGAGCGTCATACTAATGGAGGCACACCACTTAAAGTACCAGAAGGAAGTTTTATATTTTCTGACACTAAGAAGATGATGATTAAAGATGAACAAATTCTAAGGTTCTTTGGTATGACAGCTAAGAAAGGAGGATACACTCCAGCTGAGATTGCTAAGAAGTATGATGTAAATAAGTATAGAGGTGTGTTAGAAAATCCTCAATCAGATGTTGTACAAAAGAGAACAGCTGAAAGAATGATAGAAAACTATGAAGCTAAACTTGGATACCTTGCTCTTATACAAGAATCTAAGAAAGGTTTCCCTCAAGGTATTCCTGAGATTGCAGAAAAGGTTGTAGACACTCAGTTAGGTCAACAGATTGCTGGTGAGTATTTACAACAACAGCAGCAAATGATGCAGCAACAACAAGGTGAACAACAGATGCCTCAGCCAGGTGGTGAAGAACCTAATGGTGTACAAGAATATCCTGAAGGACAAGAACCTCAGCAACAAGGTCCACAAGAAGAAATGATGGAAGGTCAACAAGAACCTCCTATGCAAGAAGGTATGGAACAAATGCCTCCTATGCAGAGATATGGTGGTGGTATAGGGTATTATGCTCAAGGTGGGTATGTTCCTGAAGATCTTGGTATGATGGCCTATGGTGGTTATGCTCCTGTTCAAACATTTGCACTTGGTGGAACTTCTGCAGATCCTATATATTATAATAAATATGCTAATGCTGTTATTAGTAAACAAGGTGCGGCCACTATTATAAAATATCCTGATGGTCAAATTGATACTATATTTCCTAATGGTAGAGTAAAAATACAATACTCAAATGGAACTTCTAAAATGGTTGATGCTGCAGAAACCATTGTAGATATTAAAAAAACGTCTGATGGTACACCTATAGTTATATATGGTAATGGAACAAAAATGACCCATTTTAAAAATGGTAGATCACAATACATATATGCAGATGGTAGAAAAACTATGGGGACTGTTGATGCTGCTGGTAAGATAAAATGGGAAGATGAAACAGATAATACACAAGCTGCACCAGCTCAAACTACTACACCAGCTCAAGGAACTTCTGCATCTTCTCAAAATGTTCCAGCTAATACTGTTGGCTCTACTCCTAATGTTAAAAACTTTAAAGACGTAAAAGAAATTTCAGATTATTATAAACAGTTTGGATATAACGGACCTGAAAATATTGATAAACTTCAAAAATGGATAATAGAACAAGCTGGTGGAAATAATGATATTAAAGCAGAGCTTGTAAATTATCTTAACGAAGTACCTTTAACAAATAAAGGATTAAGGCTTGCTAAAAAATTAAGAAAAACAAAAAGTCAGTTTACAGATGATGAGTTGTTTAATCAGTTTAATGATGCTTTATATGACTATCGTTTTCCTAAACTAGAAAAATTTAAAACTCCTCCTTCTCCTCCTGTAGTTCAAGTAACTCCAGGTACACCTGCTGGTCCAACTCCTACACCTCTTCCTCCTGTATATCAATGTGTTAATGGTGTAGTGTCAGCAGTAGATGACGCTTCTAAAGTTCCAGGTCAGACATACTATGCTACTGATGCAGAAGCTCAAGCTGCTTGTAAACAACCTACAGGTTCTACCACTGAAACTAAACCTAATGAATTTACACCTGTTGGTTCAGATGTTCCTTATGGAAGAATGAGACAAGATGTACGTAATATTGGTGCTGCTAATTTGAACGCTGCTCTTATAAAAAGATTCATAGCTCCAAGGATGAATGTTAATGCTGAGTTTTCTCCATTTGTAGCTAGAGATCCTAGATTTGATGTAGCTACAAGACAAGCTCAGTTTAATATGGTTAATGGTGATTTACAACAATACGGTGCTCCTCAAGCATATATGGCTAACTCATCACTAGCTGCAGGTAGAACTGGAGAAGGTGCTGCTCAAGATATTAAAGGTGTTAATGATTATAACGTAACAGGGTATAATCAGAAACTTGCTCAAGATGCTGCTATGGCTAATCAGTTTGCTATGTATAATGCTCAGAATGCTTTATCATCTAGACAAGAAGATCAGGGTAATGAATCTAAGTATCTTAAAGCTTTAGGACAAGGATATGATAGAATAGCTGCAGCCAAAAACCAAGCTGATACTAATGCTGCAATGTTAGCTGGTGTTAATGCCACTAGTCCATACTTCTACTACAATCCATGGGATCAAGACTTAAGATTTAATTCTGATGAAGCTCGTGCTGCATATTTTAATAACTTAAAAAATCCTGATGCTTATTCTCAAACAGAAGCTGATAGAAGATATGCTCTATATAAAAAGTATGTAGCAGATGGTACTGATCCTAAAATTGCTTTAGGTATAATAAATGGTAATGGTGGAGGATACACTACAGATTATGAGTATGATCAAGATCGTAAAAAGAATAAACAAGTAACTAAAACACCTACACCTACAGTACAAAAGTATGGTGGATATGTTATGAACAATCCTTACTTAAAGTAAACCTAACAAGTTTAGTTTTAAACTTTCAAAATTTTTGTTTAAATTATTAATATAATGCCAGCAGATATTCAATATAATACATACAATACGGCCACTGTGCCAATCCTGTATACCCCAGACTTTAGTTTTCTGAAATATGTTCTTGACAAAAAGAACCAGAACTTTGAACAGGGTATGTCAAAATCCATTGCTGCGTATAGTAGTGTTTTAAATGCACCCCTTACTAAAGATGCTAATAAAGAATCTAGGGATGCTTATGTTAAAAATGCTCAGGAACAGATTAAGAAAATAGCAGGTAGTGACTTATCTCTTCAGCAAAATGTTAATAGTGCTATAAACGTATTCTCTCCTTTCTGGGATGATAAAGATGTTGTTAGTGATTATAACTGGACAAGACAGCAGACAGCAGAAATGCAATCACAGTATGCTATGCAGAACTCTAAAGATGAAAAGATAAGAGATCAGTTTAGTACTATACCGATAGCTCTTATGCAGAATGCAATGCAGAAAGTTAAAGGAGCTAAGAAAGGAGACATGAGTGTTTATGATCAAGCTATTATTAAGTCGACACCTTTTTATAATCTTACTAAAGAGGCTATGGAGTTTATAAAGGATAATGATTATAAAATAACAAACACTGTTACACGTAATGGTAGAATAGAAACTTATGTTAACGGTCCAGGTACAGTGATGACATTTGAAGAATTAGCACAACAGCTTAGAGGTGCTAAATACCAAGGTCAAGATCAGCTGACAGGACAGTATCACGCTATGGAAGCTATTCAGAATATTCAAAAAGATTATGAGGCTAAGGGTATAAAGATGTCTGAAGAAGAAGCTAAGAAACATATATTAGAATATCATCAGGGTAGTTGGATAGCATCTCTTGAAAAGTATAATGTAAACATAGGAGAAAGAGCCACTAAGTTAAAAAAACAACTAGATGATTTGTGGGCTAAGAATGATCCAGCTAATATAGAAACTATTGCAAAGTTGCAGTCTGATATAATGATGTTAAAGGATAATCAGAAAGACAATCTAAAAGAAATAGAAGACTGGAAAAATCCTAACTCTAACACATACATAGAAGCTCAGAAGGGTATATCTAGAGATCCTTCTAACTTCTTTACAAACTTATATAGAAGAACAGAAATAAGTAACACTGCAAGAATACTAGCATCTAATCAGTCTACTAAAGTAGAATTTGATCAAGGGTATTGGAAAGGTAAAGAGTTAGAACAACAAGCTATACTAGCTCATGAGAAAAATCAGAATGATATTATTGTAAAACAGATGGAGATTGCTGCTAAAGGAAAAAGTGGAGATGGATCAGATAGTGATGGTACTGGTACAGGAGGAGCTTATAGTGATATTAATAATAATAGTATTAATGATCTAAAAGAAAAAGATGCTGTTAATGTAAACTATAATGTTCCTACAGTAGATGTTGCTAAAGCATCTATAGCAACAACTACAGATAAAGTTGGGGTTACTAAACAGTTTATATTTGATCAAAAGAATCAAGCTATAACAGGTCAGTTTGAATTATTCCAAACAGAAGGTGCAGCCATTGTAGGAAGTTATATACAACCTACGGAAGCTGCTATAATAAAATCAGCATTAGCTAGTCAAAATTTTAAAGACCCTGCTTATAAAACTGCATTCATGTCTGTTGTAAAAAGATTAAAAGATGCTGGTAAAATTCAGAACGAAAATCAGATTACAGGACCTATTACATTAATGTCTACACTATCTTCTGAGATAGAAAAAGACATGGAAGATAAACTTAAATTAGCTAATGCTAATCGTACTAATCCAGATCTTAGAGCAGAAGCTATGCGTGAAGCTCAGGTTTATTTAACATTAAAAAGTAATCAGAGTAAATTAAATGATCTATATGCTAAAGAAAAAGAGTTTGATAGAGCTCTGAATGCAGAGATGGCTCAACCTGGTTATGAAGAAGTTAGAGTGAAAAATGCTGATGGTACATTTACTATGTTGAACACTCAACATATTACTAGTGAATATGGCATACCACAACAACTTGCTGCTAAGTATTTAAATGGTACGCTTGATCTTAAGTCTTACTATACACCTACGGGAAGTAGTGGGATTTCAGCATACTCACCGTACACTATGGGAACTACTAGTATGGCTGTTAGTAATGCTCCTGCTCAAGAAAAAAAGTATTTCTACGAAGATGCTAATAATGCATATGACTTTACAGCATTAGTAAACAAATACGGAGAGTCTAAAGATATAAAAACTAAAATGGATACAGCTTTAAAGAAAGCTGGTTCTATGATAGAAACAAACTTTACAAATGTTTTCAATACAGGAAACATGGGTAAAGCTATTACATACGGTTCTGATACTAAACAAGAAAAACAGGACATGGGTGATATTGTAGCTGCAGATATATTAGGACCAGGATTAAAATATGAAATGGTTAACGATAGTCCTATTGTAAATTTCTCAGACAATGATGAGGCTAAAGACTTTGCAAACAAATTAGTAGCTAGACTTTCTCAATCACCTGGTGCAGGTTTAACAGGTGTTACTCTTTATACGATTGGTCAATATAATCCTGCAGCTAAAGAAGTAAAACTTAAATATTCTTTAGATGATATACAAAAGTTGTTTACAGCAGATGAACAAAAGAAATATGCGTCTCAGTTTACAGCATATGCTAATAGTGGAGAAGGAATAGTACTTCAGCTTAGACCTAATGAAACAGTGAAAGGTTTTCCTACAGCTGCTAACGTTAGTTACTATGATATGTTATTAAGTCAGGGACCACAACAACATGTAAAAAGTGATCCTATTGAAGAACAACTTGGTATTAAATATGATATGTACAAAGACGGTACAGGAAAAATATATTATAAGTCTGCTGTAGAAGTTGTTACACCAGATCCTAAAGCACCTGGAGGGTATACAACAAAAATGGTAGATCCTTTAAACCCTTCTATCTCTGAAGACTATACTACATATAGGGTACTTCCACCTACAACAGATTTAGAAGTTTTTGTACAAGGTTTAAAGCAAAGTGCTATAGCTGTTTTTGGAAAAAACTCTACAACAATTAGTAATGTTACTAAACCAAAACCATCATTGAGAGATGCGTATACTGATCTTTGGAAACAGTACCAACAGATACAATAAAATAATTTATATTTACATAGTAATAAATAAGATATGCCTGAATATAACAGCCAAGTTAGTCAAGATATAATTGGTAATCCTGCGGTTAAAGAAATTCCACAAAGTCTTTCATCTATAACACCTCTTAACTATACAACTCCTACGTATAAGTATGATCTAAACAGATTTGGAGGTGGTGACTCTAACCCATTGGGTGACTTTCTTACTAAAATAAATACACAGGCTCCTTCTTTAGAACAGCAGATGCGTCCTATAGGTTTTGATGCTCAAGCTATGAATGTAGAAAGATATAGATCTTCTCCTGACTTTCAAAAACTTGGTATTGAACTAGATGGTTCTAATGAAGAAAGATATGGACTGAACCAATCATGGGGAGAAGTTATGTCTAATGGTTTTACTGGAATGAGAAAACTGGCAGCTAATGGTTTTGTAGATAACTGGAAAGGTTTTGGTAGAATGTTTGATGCTTTAGTAACATGGGACTGGGATAAACTTCATGGTGATGCTACGTCTATGTTAGAGCTAGACAAGTCTATGAATGACATCATGAATGAAAACCCCATCTATGCTACAAAAGAAGGGGAGAATACATTTTGGAACCGTCAAACATGGGGAAACTTTTTACAGCAATCTGGTTTTACTGTAGGTGCTATGGGTGGTATGTTATCTGAACAACTTATTACTAAAGCTATAGAGGCTGGATTAACTGCTACTGGTATTGGTGCTCCTGCTGCAGCTGCTTTAGAAACAGCATCAGATATAGAAACAGCTGCAAATATTACACGTTTAGGAAGAGTTGGAGAAAAAACTAAAGAGTTTTTTGATGCTGCTAAAAACTTTAAAGCTCTTAAAAAACTTGGTGATATTTGGAAAGAAGATAACATGGTTAAAGACTTTATGCTAAGTGTAGGTAAAAGACTTCCTGTTATTGATATAGGTGTAGACTTAGCTGAGACATATAGAGCTGCTAAAGTAGCAGGGATAGGTGGAGCTGAGCTTGCATGGGATTTAACTAAAGTGGGTGTAGGTGGCGTAAAGAGAACTCTTAGTGAGGCTAACTTTGCATTTACAGAAGCTCGTATGGAAGCTGCTGGTACATATTCAGATTTGTATTCTAAACTATACCAAGACTATGTAGATCTTAATGGTAAAAGACCTGATGCAGATGCTATAGAAAATATGAACAAGATGGCCATGGAGGCTGCTGATAGAAACTTTAATTTCAACACTGCTATTCTTGGTATATCAAACCGTATTCAGTTTGATAACATCTTTAAGAACAGTAAAGTGATGAATCAGATTTTATCTAAATATGGTTTAGATGAAGCTGTAGAAAATAGGATTAAAGTGGTAGGTAGGTTAAATGGTACTGATAAACTTGTTCCTCATTATTATGAAACAGGAATATTAGGTGGTGTAGGAGCATTTAAAAAAGTAGCGGCTGATTTTGGAAAAGCAAAAGCATTTGAAGTAGCTGGTATTTCTCTTCTTAAAAGTATGGCTAAGATGGAAATAACTGAAGGTATACAAGAACTTTTACAAGAAGGTTCTAATGTATACTTCCAAGACTACTATCGTAATGCATACAACGTATCTATTAACCCTGACTATCAACCAGAAGGAGATAGTTTTAAAAGAGCAGTAGCATCACAGCTTAACATGCAGGGCGTTAAGACATTTATGTCTGGTGCTCTTACAGGACTTATATTACATGGTCCCACTGCATTAGGTGGTAGAGCTTTAAAGTATGGTAGTGAAAAGATAACAGACATGCAGAAAACTTCTGGCATGACTGCAGAACAAAAGACAGAATACTTTAAAAATAAAGAAACACAAAAAGGAGCAGCTGGTAAACACTATGCAGAGTTTAATGCATTTGCTAAAGATCCATCTGCAGCATTCCAAGAAGCTGTAAAAAATCTTAACTTCCAAAAGGAAGGATCCACTGCTTTAGAAGCTGCTGCTAAAAATCAAGATAAGTTTGTGTATGAAAATATACGTACAGCTATGCTTGATAAAATGATAGCTGCATCTATACGTAATAATACTTATGAAGGATTAAAAGATACTCTTACTTCTTATGGTAAACATATGACCAAAGAAGAGTTTGAAAAAGCTTTTGTTGGTGCAGAGTATACAAGTGAAAATAAAAAGACTGTAGAAGACTACACAGATAAAGTGGTAGGAGCTATAGACTCTTATACTAAGACATGGAATAAACTTCAGGAACGTTATGGTAATAAATTTAACCCTAACAGATTTAAACCTGGAACCAAAGCTTTCATGAATGAGCTAATAAAAAAGAAAGTTCTAGATGATATGATAGAACATTTGGCTAGTAATGAATTTAAAGCTACAGATGCTCTTGATCGTATTACAAACATATTCCGTAAAGTTTCATCTAACAAAAACTTAGGAGCTTCTCTTGCAGATGCATTCCATATCATGGGATCAGAAACGAACATGACTGCTGAGGTTGGTGTACTAACGGCAGAGATTAAACTTAACAAAGAACAATTAAAGTTAGAAGGTCTTACTAAAGAAGACAGACAAAAACTTGAAGATAGTCTTGCTATAAAAGAAGAACAGCTTAAACATATCAATGACTGGAAAGCATCTAAAGGTGAGCTTCTTAATGAAGCTGTTGTAGATAAATCTTACAGAGCTTTTGCAGGATACTTAGCATCTAAGAATAAACAAAACGGTAGAGAGTTATCTGTAGATAAACAAGATACAGAAGATCATTTCTTAGACTTTATAGATTATATAAAACTACATGAAAAGCATAACTCTCACGTAGAAGCTATAAACATGCTTAGCAATCCTGAGAACTTTATGAAGCTTCATGAAAGAATGACTATGGGAGCTAGTAAAGCATACATGGAACTTCTTGGCATGGCTGGTGCTGAACATGTTAAGAAAACTATCGGTGATGGTAAAACATTTATTCTTAGTATACACGATGTACATGCTTTATATAATCCAGATGGATCTCTTATAGAAGTGTTTGATACAATAGATGAAGCTCGTAAAGCTAAAACAGAAGCTGATAAAGGTCTTACAGGAGAAGCAGCAGCTGTTGCTACTACAGTACAAGCTGAGAATCCAAATGCTACAAGAGTTACTATTAAAGTGAAAGATAAGAATGGTGTAGAAAGTGATGTAGAACTAATAGAAGGTAATAAGTTTATTACAGAGTCCACTCCTACAAAAAGAGTGGGTAAGGATAAAAAGATATACACTACGTATGATCAGGATATTATTAAAATTAATAAAATAGATGTTGAAGGTAATACAGTGACCATCACTGTAAACAATGATCCAGAATCTGTAACATATCAGATGGAAGAGTTTGCAGAACTTGCTGGTAAAATTACAAACTTTACTAAACTAACACCTGATCAAAAAATATATTTTGAAAACAGAGATAAGATATTAAGAATAAATGTTAGTAAAACTACAGGTACACTTCATAACATAACAGGTGTTCATGCTAAGAGAGATTATACTAATAATAGTATTACTATTTCTGCTAGACTAGATCTTGTAAAAGAAAATGACAAGTGGGTGTTGAAACTTAAATACACCAATCCTGTTACAAATAAAGAAACCAGTGTAGATTTTAACATGGCATATTATAAAAAGTATGCTCAGAAAGATGCTAGTGGTAAAGCTGCATTAGAATTAAATGTTCTTCCTACAGTTGCTGAAGCTCAAGAGCTAGCTCGTAAACAAAGAGTGGCTTTAGTTTATCAACAGCAGTTGGATGCTCTTAAGTTTTTAATCCAGGAGCAAGAAAACAAAGTTGGTTTACGTCAGAAGAGATCTGAAGAAATAGATAAGCAAATAGCTGATCTTAGACAGAGTGTAGAAGACATGCAAGTTATCCTTCAGATAGCTGAAGAAAATATTGCAGACCTTAGAACCAAACGTTCTAAGCTTGCTAATGCTGCAAGAACAGAATACAACCAAATCATAGCTCAGTTTCCTGGAAAGATAGAAGCTGCTAAAGAACTAGCTGCTAAACTTGAACAAGAGAAAGCAGATGTAACAAAAGAACTTGAAGCTTTAAAAGAAGCTAAGAAAGTATATACAGAAGGTCTTGCTGAATTAGAAACTAATAAAGAACCATTCTTAAGAGATGAGAGTGGAACTATATACGGTGAACAACAAGAAGCTGTAAATGAAGCAGAAGGTAATCAATTACGTACAAGAGTACCTGAAGAAAAATTAGATGATGTTATTCTTGGTGTAGAAATAGAACAAGAAGCTCTTACACAAAAACTAAATATAGTTTATGACTCTATCAAGATGATGGAGAAACTTCTTTCTCGTTTTGTAAAGTATGATGATCTTATTAACACCATTTTTAGAACAGACAATATGAGTGATAAGTCTTTAGGTAGACTATCTAAAAACCTTGTTGCTCTAAGAAATCAAGAAGAACAGAAAGATAATCCTGACTATGAAAAGATAGATCTGATAAATACACTCATAGGAGGTATAAAGAAAAATCTTAAGTCTCTCATAGAACCTGGGGAAGCTATCATTAATCAAGTGATGTCTAAAGAAGTAATGCAAGCTTTAGCTGCTCTTACAGAATATAAGTTTGCTAAAGAAGACATGTCTGATATCTTAAATCGTATGGCAGAACTTCAAGACAAACTTGATAGACTGACATTAGCTAAAGAACAGATAATAGAACTTAAAGATTTAAACTCTCGTTTACAATTCTTAAAAGATTTACAAGCAGCTATTACAGAAGGGTTTCAAAAAGCTGCTGCTATTAATCTTGTTACACAAACAAATAAGGGAGTTACTGCTATTACCAAACAAGCAGCTCAAGAGTTTTCAGAGTTTGGTGATATCATGAGTGATGAAGAAGTGGTAACAGATGATGAGAACGATAAGATATTTATTAGTGATGTAGATAAACCTTTATTAAATGAAGGTGGATTATTTAAAACTGCAGACAGACACTACTGGAATGATAGTGATCCTACACCTACTAATCCTCAGGCTGCTAGGTTCTTTAGATTTTCTGAAACAGTTGCACTAGATGGTACATATTATTTCATGCCTGTATCTAAAGCTAACGATGAGTTTGGTATTACTATAGAGTCTTATGATGAGTTTGGAAAAACTGTAGCTGTTAAGGATGATATTAAACTTGTTCTTGTAAAAAAGGTTGGTGATAAGTTTCAGTATGTAGGTGTAGATGGTAAGATACTAGACAACCCTACTAAGGATACTATTGTATATACATCTATGCCTAATAATGTAACTATTATGGAAGGCAGTGATGAACAAGTTCTTAACTATCTTAAAGATGCATCATCACCATTTACTACTAAAGGAATGTCTGATGATGAAATACTTAATGAAGTTAAAAGGTTCAGAGGATTCAGAGCAGATATTCTTAACAAGACTAAGAACAAAGAAGCTGTACATCTTAAAGTAACGGAGAAGTCTAAGGGTAAACAAAAAAGAGAACCATTAGATGTAGCTACTAACAAACCACAGGAGCTTTCATTACAAGGAAGACTAATAGAAAACAATCCTAACTTTTCTGATCTACGTCATCCTGATGGATCTAAGATAGTGTTAGAAGTAGTAACAAATAAGAATAGTGGTAATAGAAGAATTAAACCAGGTAGACTTGTTATAATTAAAACTAAACAAGCAGAAAACGGTTCTAAGTCTGATACAGAATTTCAAGTGTATAACAGACAAATGGAAGAACAAGAAAAAGAAAACTTGTTTAATGTTTTGTTAGCCATGCTTCCCATGTACGGAAGAAGAAATCCTTTGTCAGACGAGCGTAAAGAAAAACTTAATGAACTATTTTCAGATGGAAAAATTACATCTGAACAACTTGTAAGACTTACCACTCAGCTTACTAATCAAGAAGCAAACCAGTATGACTTAGCTATGTCTTATATAGCTGGGCTTGTACACTTTAGTCAGCTTGACGCTGGTGAGACAGCAAGCAAGAATCAGTTTTATATAAGTGGAGGATTGTTCTTTATACGTGGTAAAGAATATATGTTTGAAGTGGATGGTCAGTTAAACTTAGATGCTATCACTGCAGCTAAAGATGAAATATTAAACGGACTGTACCACAATGTAAATAACACTATGCTTAGTGGTAAGCGTAAGAATGATAAGTTCTCTACAGCTAAAGTGGTAGATGGTAAAATTGTAGAAGATAAGAAGTTTAATAACTACTTAGAATATCTTCTTACAGATAAAGTAAAAGGTCACACTCCTGTTGTATACACTAACATAGTACCATACAGTGCTGTAGAAAACATAAATGATCCACAGCTTAAGAATGTATATTTAAAATTCCAAGGTCCCAAAGAAGAAGCTGCTGGACAGAAACCAGCTCCTGCTACTACACAAACAAATACTCTCGCTGCAACAAGACCTGCTATAGCAAAAGATATAGATCCTGAGTCAGGACTTCCAAGTTATTCATTTAGCTGGAAAGGAAACACTATTCATTATAACACTGAACAATCTGCTAAAGAAGCATTAGATAAGTTAATGGGTGTTACTCCTGCTGCTGTTGTGGCTGCTCCTGTAACTACCACTCAAACAACATCTACAACAAACCAAGTGTTTGATAGTCCAGTAAAGGTTCCATTAGTAAAAGGAAAGACTGTTGTGTTTAGTCGTGTACCTGGTGACAAACAAGGTATGCTTAATGTGTTTGCTGAGTGGAACGGTGAGAAGTTTGTAGTCACTAAAGTAGAACGTACAAATGGTGCAAAGTATGATGATGACCTATATAATAAAATAGTTGTTCAAGATGAAGAGTTTCTAAATGATTTTTATGCAGGTCCTCTAAAAGGATACATTGAAAGATATAGTGAAATAAGTAAACCAGATATTAAACAACTAGTTGATGAAGAAATTGCTGCACTTAAAAAAAGATATACACTTATAAGTACAGAAGGTGCTGCAGCTCCACAAGCAGCAGCTCAACAAACTACAGCTGCACAACCTGTAGCTACTGCTCTTACAAAAGAATCTGAACTAGAGGCTCTTAAGAACTTAAAGAATGGAGATATTGTATCAGCATTTGCTGAGGACGGTAGTATAATCCAAGCTAAAGTTAGTGACTTTGGAAATGGAGAGTTTAATCTTACATCAGTTGATCCTTCAAAAAATGTTAGAAGTGTTCCTGGTGGTTTATATAGTGTACCGATATTACAAGCTGCTATATCTGAAAAATATAAAACTCCTACTGCTACACAAACAGCTCCTGTTTCTATAGATACTAAAGTTATTGGAGTTGAGTATGTAATAGAAAATAAAGAGCTTACAGTAGATCATCCAAAAGGAGAAACTGCAACTCCTATTATTGATTATAAAGCTGCTTCAAAAGAATCTTATGAAGGAACTAAAGTTAAAGTTTTAAGTACTACAGCTGATACTGTAGAAGTTGAAGTAACTTATCCTGATGGTGAAAAATTCAGTGAGACTTTTGATAGAAAAGATTTTGAAAATAAAGTATTTAAACTAGCTGCTTTAGAAGGTAAGCCTACACAAACAGAACCAGTAGTACAAGCTTCTGATCCTGCAAGTATAACTGCAGCAGCTCAAGCAGCATTACAATTATTAAACTCACGTAATAAAACTACATCTTCTGATAATGGACATCATCGTCTATATTTAGAACAACTAGTTAAAGAAAAAGAAAACATAGAAGAGTTTAAAAAAACATTAGCTAGAATACTTCCTCAGATTCATTTAGAAATAGCAAATGATCTTATTGATGGTAGAGCTATGGGTAAATTTATAAAAGGTGTAATACAGATTTATCAGAATGCTGGAGCTGGTACAGGTTTCCATGAAGCATTTGAAGCTGTATGGAATAGTTATCTTACTGCTAAAGACCAAGAGAAATTAATAGAAGAGTTTAGAAATAGACCAGGTAAGTTTACAAACATCTTTACAGGAGAAACTAAAGATCATTCTAAAGCTACAGCATACGATGTAAAAGAAATGTTGGCTGAAGAGTTTATTCCTTACATAAGAAGTGATAAAGGTGTGGTTAAAGAAAACTCTCCAGTAAGAAATACATTGTTTCGTAAGATATTGAACTTCTTTAAAAGTATCTGGAAGTATATACAAGAAGCATTTGGTATAACAACTGCACAACCTGAGAATAGTGCTATAAATGAAATGTTCCGTAAGATAGCAGCAGGTGAGTTTGCTAATGCTAAAGAGGTAGAAAATGTACAGCCACAGATGCCTGCATTCCGTTCCACTCTTACAGGTACAAATGCAGAGTTTACACAGAAGTTAATGGAAGGTATGGCTGCTCAGTTCTTTATAGATTTATATGCAGGAGAAAATAATATTAAAGCTTTGTTTGATGGTAGCAAGCCTTTATTATTTAATCAGTTATATGCTGGTGTTGCTAATAATGTAATGGATAGGTTTGATGAAAATAAAGACTTTATTTCTAATCATCTATCCCAATTAGGTTTTAATCAAGAAGCTATTAATAATCAGTTGATATCTATTCCTGATATGTTAAATCAGCTACTAGCAGTTAACTCTATAAATACAGAAGTAAGAGACCTATTTAAAAAATATATAAGTCAGTTTGGTTTAGAGTTTAAAGATGTAAAGAACAAAATAGATGATGAGGTTAAAGAAACAATGGCTGCTGAGGAAATAGAACGCAATGATAGATTGGGTATTGTAGAAGCTATGTTTATTGATCCTAGAGATATGACCAAAGCAGAAGTTAAACTTCTTATTGCGTCTTTACCTTCTGATGAATATAGTGATAATGGTATTACAACTAACAGACGTAATGAACTTGGCCTACCTATACTAGAAGACTATGCTCGTAAGCTTAACCTCTTACATAATGAATTACATAGTACAGTGGCTGTTACTAAATACAATCCTAAAACCAAAAGACTTGAAGAAGTATCTGCACTGGATCAGATGTTTGAAAAGTTAGACAACAGGTTTAAAAAGAACGGAAGATATAAAGTGGGGTATGAGTGGATAGCTCGTCTTAAAAGAAGACTAGCCTATGAAGATTTAAATGGTACTAAAAGAGATATTACTTCTCTTAACAAAGATGAAGTAGCATTGTTAGTAGCTTTTGAAAGTTCATTTAGTAATAATAGAAACAGCCCACATAAACTTATTGTTGGAGAAAACGGTGTTATATATTCTGATAATACTCTTGACTCTACAAATGCTAGACGTATTAGAGAAGACTGGCAGAATAATATAAAATATAACGCTAAAGAATTTTATGGTAGTTCAGAAGAGGACTTTAAAAAGGGTCCTATGATCTACATCAATGCTAATGCAGAGATAGTATTTAATACTTTATCAGAGCAGTATGCTAAAATAATGAGTGTTACTAGTCCATTACAAATGGTAGATAGTCTTAGAAAGTTAGGTTTTGAATTTAGTGCTACAGATGAAGAAGTGGTATTAGAAGCAGGAGCTAGTCAAATATCTAAAGACTTCTCAGCTATTAAAGCTAAGTTTGATGATGGTACTATAAGAACCTTTGACGACTTGTTTGGTAAACAAATTGTAAATGGTCGTATAAATAATCTGATTGCCGTAGAGCAGAAGTTTACAGGAGATGAAACTATTCTATCTACACGTAACGCAGAAGGTAAACAACAATATAGTATTACACAACCATCTGCAGTGAGTTATATAGCTAACTCATTTAAAGCAGTAGATAATCTTACAGACTTTATAGCATCTAATCCTCACCTGGGTCAGGTAGATTTAAAAACAGGAGAAGTTAAACTTAATCCATATGTAGTAGGTTCACATCTTCTTAAGAAGGATGGTCCTTTGTTTGATAGTACGGGTAAGAAATTAAAAGATGCTAAGTTTGAATACCGATATATATTAGGTATTTCTAGTGAGTCAGAGTCCGTAGGAACAAGTACTGATAGACTTGAGTTCCCTGATAAAGTGGTACAAGAGATATATCATATTTTAGATGGTACATATTTTACAATCATCAACTCAGATAAGTCTAGTGAGTTTGGTTTAAACTTTGGACACTTTATAAAGCTTGGTGATGTTAAGCTTGGTTCTGTTGCAGAGACACCAGAGATTGTAGATCTATACAAAGAAGGATTAAAAGATGAACTTAGAACAGCACTATTTGAAAGTGGTAATACTAAGTATAAAATAAAGAACTATTCTGATAATGTTGTTAAACTTGGTAACTTCAGAGAGATCATTAAAGTGGATAGCAATGAGACAGTTAAAAAGTTATTTGCAGATTACATGGCTGGTAAAATATCAGAAGAACAGTTTGCAGATAGTGATATAGTGACAACTCTAATAGTAAACTATGCTAATGCTAAAGTTGAAGAAAATATTAAATGGTTACAGGATTTAGGATTAGTTAAGTATGATAGGGTTGCAAACATTTACAAGACTAATATGTTTTCTAAAGAACAGCTTGATGGTTTAGGTGAAAAGTTTCCGTATAAAGATGGTGCTATACCTGCTCGTGATTTTAAGAAGCTGATTACATTTATAACAACTAATAGACAGATGGCAGTGTTTGAACAGCACAAACTTTTGTTTGGACACCCTGCATTGTATGGTAAAGAACTTGCTAAACGTTCATCAGGTATTAACTCTCAGAAGCAAGCTATCACTGAGAACTCTCAGTATCTAGGTTGGATGGATAGTAATATGTCACGTTTTGATGGTAAAGAACGTACTAATACATTTAGGTTTGTCACTCATGAAGATCCTGAGTCTGTGTCTGTGTACTTAAACAATATAGCAGAAGGGATATATGCTAGTATGAAAGCTACATATGAAAGTGCTAATAAAGAGATTACTAAGAAAGATAAAAAACTTATAGAGAAACTTATAGGTGCAGAGTTTAATGATGACGGTACTGTAAGTGAAATAGTAGGTGGAAAAGGTACAACGATAGACGGATATATTAATGCTAGTGAAGCTGATGGTGGTGCTTATATTATGCCTGACTTCTTTAGAGACATGCACTTCTTAAGTGGTAAGTTATTATCTGAACAAGATTCTCTTCTTCAATGGGAAAATGCTAATGAAATAGTAGATAGATCTAATCCTAAACATCCTATGTATGATGTTCCAGGGTTTGCTAAGACATACACTCAAGATGAGATTGATAATGCTAAAGCTGTAATGGCTAATCCAAAACCTAAAGCTATACTACAAGTGTTAAAACCTCAAGGGTTTGGATATCAAAATACTAAAGGTTTAACTCATACAAGTATGCTTAAGCATTCAGTTGTTCCTCTTGTATGGTCTAGAGTGGTTGATAAACGTAATATGCTTGGTAAGTATTTACAAGCTCAGACAGATCAGGTTGATATTGTAGGTTTTGTTTCTGGACAGAAAGTGGGTGTTGTTACTAAATCAAAGACTAAAGAAGAAGGTACAAGAACTATACAACCTTTGTATGATGAGAACGGTGCATTTAATCAAGAAGCTCCTCCTATACAAGAGATGTATACTAAGTATTATGGCTTCCAGGTAGAGATGGCTGCGTATAGTAAAGACAGCACTATCTTTGGTAGTCAGATGAGAAAGATCAATCTTAGTAATATTTCAAAAGATAATACAGAACTTAGAGCATTTGCAGAAGAGTATAATAGATTAATAGATAGTCTTACAGCCACTGAGTTTAGAGGTGTTCTTAAAGACTTAGGATTACGTCAGGTGGGTGAAGAGTATATTACAGATGATCTTAACGGAATGATGGATACTCTTAAGTCCGAGATGGAACGTAGAGATCTTCCAGATAATGTATTGGATATGCTCAAGGTTATGACAGATGCTAATACAGGTGTTCAAAGAGTACAGTATAGATTTGATGCTAGTCCTGTACGTGAGAAGCTTGATAACATTCTAAACTCTATTGTAGATAGTAGAATACTTGCTCAGACTATGCATGGTAAAGCAGCTGTTCAGGTTCCTGCTACAATGTTTGAGACTAGTGATAGAATGTTTACGTACAAAGAGAATAGTAAGTATGTAGCTCCAGTTAAAGGATCTGAACTTACAAAAGCTCAACGTAAAACAGCTAAGATGGTTTCTGCAGATCTTAACTTCTACACGAAAGAGAAACCTTACATGGAAGTTTTGGTTCCTAACTTTTTTAAAGATGTATTCAAAGAAGGTGAGGAAATTAAATTATCAGAACTAGATCCAAGATTACTTCAAGCTATTGGTTTCCGTATTCCTACACAGGCTCTTAACTCTATAGATAGTATTAGAATAGCTGGTTTCTTAGACTCACAATGGGGAGACATGATTGTTGTTCCTTCTGAGATTGTGGCTAAGGCTGGTTCGGATTTTGATATAGATAAGCTAAACTTATTCTTAGCTAACTATTATATAGATAAGAAATCAGGTAAGCCTACATACATTGAGTATAGCACATCTGATGCTGAGGTGGAAGACAGATACACTCGTTTTATTAATGAGAGTGTTGACTCTGATACTAAGAGTTATGTTAAAACTCTTGAAAGATATTCAGGTGAAAGAACTAGTCTTCAAGAAAAGTACGGTAGTAACAAGGATGATATATTTAAAAAGTTTAATAACGCTAGACAGCAATATGATGATCAGTATGAAAATGCTAAAAATGAAATATTTAAGATAGCTAATGAGACCAAGAGTAATGATGATACCATAAGTAGATATAAAGCTGAAGGTCTTAAATTATTTAAAACTCTTCCTCTGTCTATTAAACAACCCTTCTATGATTTAAAAGATGAGGGTATATTATCTGTAGCAGAAAATAAAGCAGTGGCTGAACGTCTTCTTCAAGCTAACTCTGATGCTAAATATGCTCCTACACTTATGCAGATGATCCAGTATCATGAGGCTATGTTAGATGTATATGGTCAGATAAATGCTTGGACAGATGAACAGTTAAATTCTTTAGCTGATAGAGCTAATGATGCCCTTGGTAAATGGGAAAACTGGAAAGAAGATAACCTGGAAAAAACAAGAGATGAGTTTTTAAAATCTCTTAAAGAACAAAGACTAGAGTATACAAAAGAGCTTGCTCGTGTAGGAGGATTACCTAGTTTAGAAGAGTTTAAAGAACTTCCTATAGAAGAACAAAATAGCAAGAAGGCTCGTCAGAATAGATTGATAGAACTTATGGGTAATATTCTTAGTCACCCTGATAACTACCGTCAGATGGTTGTACCAAATGCTGCTGCCACTCTTAAAGCTATTGCTACTAAAATACGTGAGCTTAAGAATCTTCCACCTGCTGATCTAGATATGACAGCTATGTCAGAGTGGAAAAACATGACTGAAGTTAGAGAGCGTTATATAACGGGTAAGAAGCTTGTAGGTGTGATAGCTTTACAGATTACATCTCATAGTCTTTCTCAGTACGGTGATGTAGAACTAAACGGAGTGTACTACAAAAATGGTAATCCTGTAGCCATAAACATTAAGTTTGACTCTAACACTGCAGAAGGTAAGTATATGCTTAACCTTATAGAGGACAAAGGACACAAGTGGATTTCTGAACTTTTATCTGAAGCTATGACTGCTGCAGTGGATGCTGCTAAGGATCCATTTATATTTGATCTTAACCTTACACTAAATACAGCAAACGTATGGTTCTACTTACAGAAGCTTGGTGTAACTGTGGATGATATAGCATACCTACACACTCAGCCTATTATTGAAACTTATTTTAAAGAACTATCTAAGAACAACTCTTTAATAAATAAGGTTAATGGTGCTGAACTATCTAAGTCTACTGTTAGATATCTTGCTATGGAACAGTTCTTAATGAAAGCTTTTCCTGAACTGGATAAGTTTATTAAAAATACATTTAAAGGAAATGATACTTTCCAAAGTGCTCTAACATCTCAGTATGCATGGAAAAAAAGAAAAATTATAGAAGCTATAGATAATGCTTTAAGAACATTAGATCCTGTAGATATGTACAAGACTAATGAACTTGTAAATATGATTAAACCTACCAATCAAGATGGTACATACAATCTAACTAAAGAAGAAGCTATTAAACAGCTGCAGCTTTTACAAGACTATCAAAAGTATGAAGACCAGGGTAGACTCTTAGGTAACTTTATTAAGGCTATCTCTTATGATACTAGCAGAACTAAAAATATAAACGAGAACCGTTTACAAGAAGCTGCATATAGACAAGCTGAAAAAGATGGGTTTGTTACAGCAGACTCTTTAGAGAGAGTTATGGAGAATACATTCTTAGGAAAAATGAAAGATATTAAAGATGATGTTCCTAAAATGTTTAAAGACTTTTTTATAACAGCTCACCCTAAGAGTAAAGCTGTAATGGATAAAATGTTTGATGTAGTGTTGAATGATGAGTTCATGAGTAAAGATGATAAGATAGATTTATTAAACCGTTATCAAAACTTTGTTCTTAACTACGTTTTACACACTGTTAAGTTTAAGGCTCCTTCTGGTAAGTATATAAGTGTTTATAGTTACTATAAAAATTTATTTACAGGATCTAACTCTATAGGTAGACAATTAAAAGAGTTCCAAAAACTATATCCAGATAATAAAGCTCTTCAAAACTTATTTGCTGTAATAAATTCAGACACTAAAGATACAGACAATATCAAACTGTTTAACACAAGACTGACTTCGTTTGAGATGAACTCTATGGGGGAGTCTTTAGAACAGCTTAAAGAAATAGCAGATAAGAAACAAGATAAATATCTTCAGAGCTTTGTAAATAATCTTAGTATATTTTTAATGGCCCAGTCTGGTGTGCAACAGAGTCCTATATCATTCAGTAAGATAATGCCTATATCTTTGTATTCAGAAAGAGTGCATGATATTATAGATAGTTTTATGACAGATGATTCTAACTCTATGGATCCCGATACAGTGTGGAGACAGTTCCATCAGAATAATTATAAAAATGCTAAGTTTGTAGATGTAGTAGGATTAAAAGATTTAGATAGGTCTGAAGAAGAGTATGATGAAAATAAACTAATACATGATCCTGAATTTCCAAATGTAGAAAGTTTTCGTAATAAAGGAGAGTTTGTAACGGTTAAACAACTTTCTAAAGAAGTTTCTAATGATAAAGAACTACGTGAAGAGTATGCTAAGAAAAAGATGTGGGATAAGATAAATAGTTACACTCTTTATGAACGTGTGGGAGAACCTAATGAAAAAGGATACTATAGTTATGTACCTATTAATAAACTAGGAAATGGAATGTATATGATAGAGGTTAGTCCTGATGAGTTTGCAGAATCTATATTAAAAAAGAATGATGTTTTAAACACTGTACAATCTAAAGTATTTGCTAATAAAGTAAAAACAGAAAAAGGTAAGTCTTTTGCAGATGAGATGGCAGAACAGAATGTATCAGCAGACCCTGCAAAGGGATCTATTAAACTTAATGTAATAGAAGACTGGGTATTAAAAGGTACAGCATCTGCCACAGTGCGTAGTAACACATACCATAAAACTTTTTATAAAGGAGATGGTGTGTATAGAACAGAAAAAGGTAACACGTTTTCTATAAAGTATCTTGGCTTAGTACAGATGAAAGAAAATAATATAGTGGGTGATGGTATCTCTTACACTAAAGATGAGTTTGCTAAGAAAGAAGGATATGGTACATGGGAGAACTTTAAGAAAGATGCTAAGTATGCAGGTAAGAACTTAATGAGAGGTGAGATGGTACACATGTATGATATTAGTGCATATAAGTTAGAAACTACAGCAGCATCAAATATTAAACAAGCTACAGAAGCTCAGAAACAAGATATAACTAACAGAATGCCTGAGGTTATAAATGAAACAGCTAAGAAATATCTTCCTAAAGAACAGTTTAAAACAAGACAAGCCACTCAGTATATAGGTGAAGGTTCTGTTAAGAGTAGCACAGATAACTACAAGAAACTTTATGATCAATATGGTTTAGCTAACACTGGTGTTTATAACTCTTCAGATTTAATATATGTAAGTAGTAATGGATCTCGTGGTGGTAGAGTTAATCCTGTAGAAAATGGAGTGTTACAGTTTGCTTATAAAAATATAGACAAAGCTATTGCAGCTGGTGCTAAGTTCATAATGGATACAGCAGCACATATAGAAAACACAAAAAGTTATAATATAGGAGAAGTTGCATTAGCTAAGTATCTTACAAGTAAAGGATATATAAGACAAGATGAAACAGGTATCTGGGTTCCTGGAAATACAAATGTACAACCAGAAGGTTTTCCATCTATTGATAATAACAATCAAAACAGCTGTTAATAATGAGTAAATGTTCATTAGATATTAAGAAAGATATAATAGATAAAGTAGGAAATAAACTTACTGATAGAGGAGCCACTGTACAAGATACAGCTGGCTACTTTGCTAATCCTAACAAAGCTTCTAAAGCTATTGCAGAAGTTAATGCAGAGTTTAAAGATCTTGTTATTAAAGAAGGAGAAAAAGGATCCTTCTTTATAGATCCTTCTGATAAACTTGTAGATACATACTTTACAAAGTATAAACAAGATGAACAGAATAAACTTATAGATGAAGCTCGTAACCTTCAGGACGCAGAACAAGCTAGAGGTGAGTATAGTGAAGAACAGCGTGGAGAGTTTTTTCAGAAAGAACAACAATCTCCTAAAGAATCTAACGAACAAATAGATGGTAAGATAAAAAACTTCTTAGCATCTGTTGGTGTGAACATACAAACACTATCTCAGATTAGAGACAGAGCTGGTAATGTACTAGATGCTGTAGCTAAGGCTGATATGCTTAATAAGATTATACAAGTGGTAGAAGGCAGAGCTGATATTACTACACTCTCTGAAGAGGCTGCTCACTTTTTTGTAGAGATGCTTGGTACAGAGAATGCTTTATACAAAGAGATGTACAACCAGATAACTGGATACAAGATATACAAGCAGACAGTTGATGAGTATAAAGATATTAAGATGTACCGTAACGCAGATGGTACTATAAACTTTGATAAGCTTAAGAAAGAGGCTATAGGTAAACTCATCATGGCTCATATAATAAAGAACGAGACAGGTGAGGAAGTTAGTGATAAAATAAACACAGTTAAGAAATGGTGGAATAAAGTGTGGGACTTTATAAAGAAAGTATTTAACGTAGCTACCACTAATCCTTTCCAAACTGCTGCAGAAAGTATTACCACAAATGACACATCTCAGCTAGATACACAGAAACAACTATCTGATGAAGAGTTTCTCCAAGCTAACAATGTTAACTCTCCTGAGTATTCTACAAACAAACTTATAGCTGACCAAGATAAAATTAAACTGGACGATAATATAGATCCTGCCACGGGGGAGAAGAAACATATATATAATGTAGATGGTAAACCTGTTGTAGACAAAGAAGGAAAAGGTAGAAGTGTTAACTCTGTGTATGTAGATGCATGGTATAAAGAAAGATTCCCTACAGATAATAGATCAGAGCGTCAGAAGATGATTGATAGTCTTAAAGCTGATGAAGGTACTAAGATACACAAGGACATGGAAGATATCATTAGAAGATACTTTGATGAAAAGGGTATTCGTAGAGCTACAGCTGTAACTAAAAAAAATATATCTACCACTACTGATGTATATCAGAAGTTAGAAACATACTTCACTGATCTACTTAAACAATACTCAGATCCTAAAACTAGATTTTTAGCAGAGGTTAAGATATACGATCCTGAAAAGAATGTTGCTGGTACAATAGATCTTGTTGTTATACTACCTGATGGTTCTGTAGATATCTATGACTGGAAGTCTCAAGAGATTGGTAAAGATCAAGATGAACTTAAGTGGTTTAAAGCTCCTGCTTACAGAATCCAAATGGAACAGTATAAAAAAATACTAAGTAAGCATTATGGGTTTAGTAAGTTTAATAAGCTTAGAGCCATTCCTATTAAGACAGAATATCTTTACAGTAGAGAAGTGGGTGGGTTAATGTTAAAAAATCTTACAGGTATAGAGATAGGAAATGCTGACCCTGCTAAGACACCAGATACCAAGAATTATCTTCTTCCTGTAGTTATGTTATATGAAAGTACAGGTGATGAAAATCTAGATAGTTTGATTACTAAGCTTAATGCTATATATGATATACTATCAAGTAAGAAAGTAAAAGCTTCTGAAAAGAATCTTAAGTCTCAAGAACTAAATGATCTTGCTAGAACCATAAGAGATCTTCAGGTTAGAAAAGATATAAACTCTTTTGTAGATAATGGTTTGTTTGAACTAACTAAGTACAAAAAGAAGTTAGATGCTAATGAGTTTACTATTTATGATATAGGAGAGGCTATAAAAACCATGAGAGTTTATGCTCAGTCTCAAAACTATCTTCAAGAACAGCTTATAGAAATAAACAAACAAATAACTGCTTCCAAAGAACCCACTGTTACAGAATATCTAAAAGGTCTTAAGGATCAGTTCCAAGATATGATAGGTAATTCTACTTACGTGCTAGGTAAATTAGTAAAAAGAAGAAATGAATTAGCTGATGCTTATGCTAGATCAGAAGGTATAAATACATTACTTAATGCTGAAAAATCTATGGATTGGTTCAAGCGTAACTTTAGATCTACATCTACACTTGATACTGCTGCTATGCAAACTTTTTATAAGACTCTTAGAAAAGCTCAGGGTATACGTGATCGAAATGTACTAACTAATCTTGATGAACTTAAAGATATAGAAAAAGCATACACAGAATGGGCATCTATTAATGGTAAGTCTGGCACAGATATGTTTCAGTATTTACTAGAGTTTGATGATGAAGGAAAATGGAATGGTAATTTGTTAAACATATACTCTAAAGACTTCTTTAAACAAAGAGATATTGCTCTTAAAAATAATGACTTTGGATGGTTTAAAGCTAACACTGATTTTGATCAAGCTGCATACACTGCTGCACGTTTAGAGCAGATTAAACTTTTAGAAGAACGTTATCCAGGAACAGACGAAAAGATAAAAATAAAACGTGATAAAGCTTTATTAGCATGGGAAGAAAAACACAGTAGCAAACATGACTTTGCTTATATAAATAAGTATAATACATTTATTAAACCTGCTGCTAAATGGCATAGTGATAAGTATAAGTTTATCTATCAGAAAAATTCTAAAGGAGAATATGTAAACAAACCTGTTAAAGATGCTTATGAGTATTTTCAGAAGCTTACAAGACGTGCTGCTGACCTTGGTATGATAGATGGATTTTCTGCAAGATTTATACCTAGTATTCTTACTGGCACTGAGTTTAATCCTGGTAAAATATTAGATGACTTAAAAGTAAAATCAGATCAGGGCTTTAGTAATATAGATGAACTTACAGGTGATCTTAGAAAAGAAATACCAGTATACTATACTAAAGAAATAGAAGATGTTAAGAGAAAATCTCAGGATCTCTTTAAAGTATTTGGACAATGGGGCGTACATATAGAAAACTACCAAGCTATGTCTGATATAGAAGACATATCAGAAATGCTTTTAGAAATAGAAAATGATAAACAAAGCTATGCTGAAAACCAGTTTGGTAAAATAAATAAAGAGAAAAAAATAAATAAAAATGAAACTAATGCTGAGGTTTTAGAAAACCATATTAACTACTATTTATACGGTAGAGAAACATCATCTAATATAGATAAAGCTATACAAATTAATGGTGAAGAATACTCTGCTGTAAAAGGAGTTAGAAAAGCTTTAAGGTATATGGCTATGAAAACCCTTGGTCTAAACGTATTGAGTGGTACAGCTACGTTTGTAGGTGGTACAGCCAATGCTTTCTTTATAGGTAGTAAACGTTTAGTGTTTACAGAAGGTGAGTGGGTGCAGGGTGTAAAAGATTATACATCTAAAGATGAAGTAACATTAGCTGCCATATATCAGTTTGGACTTAGTGTAGAAGACGAAACTAATAAAAAGTTAAGAGAGTTATCTGTAGAAGGTGTAATGAAACATGCTACTAGTGACCATTTAATGTTTATACAGAGAACAGGTGATAAGTGGGCAACTCTTCCAGTATCTGCTACAATGCTTAGAACATATATGATAGGAGAAGATGGTAAAGTTGTAAACATCCGTAACTATGTAAAATCTAAGAACAACTATGACAACTTTTATAATCTACCTATATCTGAACAAAAAACTTTAAGAGCTAAGATGGAAGCTGAAGTACAAGACTTAATGGATAATAAGTCTTTAAAAGCTACAGCTAAAATAGAAAATGGAAAGCTTGTTATTCCTGGCATGACTGATAACATAGAAAACACTACAGCATTTAGAGGAGCTGTACAAAAGACTATAAAGCAAATTATAGGTAATGCTAGTCGTCAAGATATTAACCAAGTAAGAATGAGTCTAGCTGGTAGTATCATGATGCAGTTTCGTTCATGGATGCCTCAGATGATGGCAGAACGTTTTGGAGACATGACATATGATATGGACATGGAATCATGGCAGTACGGTAAAGCTAGATTGTTCTTTAAGCATTTGGCTAATAAAAACATTCTTCCTCTTATCGGAGAACTTACTACAGGTTTTGGAACAAATACTATAGATAAAGCTAAAGAACGTTACAGAGAGTTTATTGTCAGACTTAAAGAAGAAGGAAAAATTAATGATGACTCTGAGTTTATGACAGAAGCTGAGTTCATAGATATGTATGTTGGTAATCTAAGATCTATGATGAGAGAACTTATTATGTGGTTAGGGTTTGCTAGCTTAGTATTCTGGGCTGCAGGTGGTGGAGATGATGATGAAGATAAATCAGGAGCTAGAAAATGGATAGCTAAAGCTCTTAGAAAATATAAGAATGAGTTTGCTTTTTATTATAGTCCTGGAGAGTTTACATCTATGATAAAGAGTCCAGTTCCTCTTATAGGTCTTCTAACAGATACTGAAGACTTAATTGGTAATACTATAGGACAAGGTGTAGGTTTCTTAAGAGATGATGAAGAGCAGATGAAGAAGAACCATCCGTTAAAATATCTTAATAAGATTTTACCTATCACCAAAGAACTACAGAGTAACTATGCTTTTATTAATGATGACTTTAGAAAGTCTTTTGACATAAAATACTAATAAAAAAGGAGAGATTATTTCTCTCCTTTTTCAAAACTAAATACAAATTCAAATAGTACTATTAATAGTCCTAGACTTATTTTGTAAACGGGAAAAACTTTTCCCGTATTTAAATTTTCTGCTTCTCCTTCATCATAAACTAGTCCTATTACAGTATACTGTTTAGGAAAAAACTCTACTGAGAATTTATTTTTCATTATATTATTTTAGCATGCTTTAAAATTCCTCTTATAGTTTCTTTAAGAGTGTATATATCAGATACGTTGGCTATTCTATAATCAAACTTCCAACCATCTAAGCCTGTCTCACTAGGATGATCATTAATAGGTGATACTCCTGGTCTGTCTATACGGATCATAATTCCACCCTTGTCTTTGATAGCTTGAGCTTCATTAGGAAATCTAACATCTGTAATAATCCAGTTGGGTAGCTCACCAGTTTGATCATCATTTACATAATCAGACATAAGAGCGTTCACCCACACATTATCATGTAGGCCTATACGTAATGCATCTGTACCAAGTTTCTGTAAGAAGTCTCTTACAGTCATTGGCTGATGACCTTCGTCACATATGGTCCACCACTCAGGACCTAAGTTAGTTTTCTTAAACTCTTGGTCTTCAAAATCTTCTATGTCTATACCTGTTAGATGAGAGGCTATGTCTTTAAGCTTACCTGCAAACTTTCTAATCTCCCATCCAGATTGTTCGTCTAACCAGTATTCATATTCTGAATAGTCAGCACACATCTGTTCTATAGATGACTGTGGATTAGAACATTTTAAATACTGTATAATAGTTCCGACTGTATCTTTGCCAGAACCAGAGTAGCCGCTAACGCCTATTATCATAAGGAGTTTTTTTAGTGAGTGATAAAATAGCTAACCATATATGGTGTAGCCAACCTCTTAATGTATTTTTTCTTTGGTACATAACATAAAAATGGAGATGACTACAATATGTAGCCACCTCCTGCTTTCTTGGGTTATAAAAAGTTTACACCATACAACGACTGGCTCATAGCATCTGCTTTGTCTATGTCAAAGTCAGCTCCTCCTGCTGGACTAACTGGTTCTACAGTGTAGATTTCATCTTCTTCTTCAGGATCTACACCTCCATCTATTTGAGGAGGTGTATGTAGCTGACCAAAAGCATCTACAAAGTATCCATGTACTCTCTGATGATCTTTCATGAAAGTACTAGGATGAGATTCTTTTAGAGCAAGAGTGATATGGTTGTACATAGTCCATGCTGAATGAACATCTGCGTTATACGTATGAGATGGTTTATCCATTTCACGTTTTACTATACCCACTTGAGTGAGCGTAAGTATCTCATCATACGCAAACAGCTCACCTAATATCTTACCCTTAAGTCTAGGAGTGAGAGTAACATTCTTAAGCATCTGCTTATCACCAAGTAGTATATCATAGTGTTCTTTAGCATGAGCTATCTGATGATTAATCTCAGATATAACATCTTGTAATGCTGTACCAGAATGCTTTCTAGAATAGCTGCCCATGTCTCCTCTAACTACACCGTTACCACATATGAATACATATGCACCAACAGCACACTTAAATCTCATGGTTTTATTGTAACTATTACTCCACGCAAACATCATTCCCATGTCGGGATCATTTGCATAGTCTAAATGATAAACACCCTGAGCAATATTTCCATCATTACTCATTCTATATTCTTCTTTCTTAATGGTGAAACCAGCACCTAATATCTGGTTCTTTGCATTGTCTATAACATCACCATGGCTTACCACGGCATATCTTCCCCCATGATTGGGAAGAGCAGCTAATCTTACTTCTTGTTCTGCGTAGAACGGTACTTTACTTGGCATAATTGGTTTATTTTACACTTTTTTAATTGTTAAAATAGGGAAAGCTGCGTCATACTCTTCTGACTTACAACCTGTATACCCTCTATTTGTTTATAGATCTCTTCTAAGTAATACTTCTTGTCTATATCATATTTATCATATGCTATAGAAGGATCTAACTTATTCATTGTGGTTTGTAACCACTCACCAGATTCTACCTGGATCTCACGACCATCTTGATGACGTTTAACCATCTTACCACCTTCATTAGATATATAATATCTAACAATCTTCTGTAGTTTATCATTAACTACTATGCCATCTTTTACATATCTCTGTTCAAAATGCCAACCAGCTTTAGCTTTAACAGCACCACAGTAGTCATATATATTCTGATTCTGATCTAAGAAATCTTCTGGCTTGGTTCCGTGCACAAAGAATGCATAGATAGCTTTTGGTATAATCAAGAAGCTTTTATTTTTGTGGAACGTTGCTACCTTTTTCTTAGACAGATCTTCCCACTCAAAAGCACCTTTACATTTAACCTTAGCTTCTTTACTAACAGCCATGTAGTTGTTTACATCTCTAATAACCATCTTACCATACTCATCATGCTCAAGAGAAAGCTGTGTCATAAGTTCCCATACACTACATATACTATGATAGGTGGCTATCTTATCATTGGGTATCATCATTTCCAAACCATCTGTATTAAACATAAGAGGCTGGCATTCTGGAATAGCCAAACTTAACATTTCTGCAAGTTTTGATAATAGTAGCTGACCGTTTATAGTAATCTGCATAGTCATTTTAGGATCATATAGAAAGCTATTCTCGTCACCTGTTAAGCCGTAGGTAGAGTTTAGAATAATCTTGTACACATAGTTCTTAGGATCTGTCTTAGGTATCTTCTTTCTCTCTTCAAAGATCCACTCATACAAATTACAGAACTGGTCTTTAGGTAGATGTTCAGGATGAAATTTATTTTTAATAGCTAGATTAGGATAGTAACTAACAACGTCAGACGTCATTATTGTCCATCCTGGTTTAGCTTCATAAACTCCTGCAGGTGCTGCACCATGTATACCACCTAGCCCATAATCAACCTTCACTCCTTTAAGATTAACACTATGCTTAAAACCATCCTTGGTAGATGTAATCACCTTGGTACGGAAATAATCTAGTACACTTTTAAACTCAGGAGTTTCAAAAGATATATAGGGTAGGATACAATCAGCTAACACTATATAGTCTCTAGGTGTACGCAGAGTTTTGATCTCAGCTTTATCCCAGCCTAGACGTTGCTGTAAGAAATGCAGAAAGAGTTCTTTGGATATACGTGGCTCTGAAGCAGAATATAAATCTATACCATACTCTGTACTAAGAGTCTGTCTAAGATTAATCTGTTCTTTAGAATGATATAACACCTCTTTAGTAGATAGTACATCATTAATACAATACTCTATAACAGAGTTCAAAGTGTGATCATCTGTCACGGGTTGGTCATGTCTGTGAGGCATCTCCTCTACGTTCTGCCAGTCCATGGAATATTGTATCCACTTTAGACTAGACATCTTAGCTTTATTATCCCAGTGGTTTAGCTTAAACAGATCTATCTGTTTAATCTTCATTTTAAAGGGAGGATAGTCTAAGAATGTACCTCTACTAGACTTTTCTATTACACTCTGTGCATAATGATATATAAACCTAACTACAGATGCAGTGTCCATAGCTAGAAGTTTCTTTTGTTCATCTAATATCTTATTAGTAATCTGAGCGTCAAAGTTTAGTCCATTAAAGGATATATGCCACTCGTTGTTCTTAATATTAGATTTTAGAAACTTTATAAACTCAGGTAGGTCATTTCTCTGTTCGCAAACAACGAACAGCTTTCTTACTGTAGGATCTTTGTAATGTTGGAATACACCTATGAAACAGTTGCAGATGGTTTCATAATCCATGATCCAATGTACTCTTTCTTGTGCCATTTTGTATATGTTCAGTTAAGCTGTTCCCCCTTTGAGATAAAAAAAGGAAGTGTAGAAATACACTCCCTTGTGTTGGTTTTAAAATAGGACTAGATAGTCTGAATTAAACTTGGTGCAGCTTCTATCTTGCTCTTTGGAGCACCATCTAAGTACACAGAGTAATCAAAACTATCTGAATTTATAGCGAGACTAGTTAGTAAGTATTTAACTTCTTCTACATTCTCTACATAATACTCATAGAATGTTTCTAATGTTTTACGCTCTTCAGCATAATCTTTTCCGTTAGGTCTCTTTCCAATTTTCATTGGTGTAAGATCACCCCATTCATTAAGCTTAGGTAACATGTGCATACTCTCTTTCTTTTCTTTAGAAATAAGAGCTAACACTTTACTATCTGCATCATAGATACCTTCATTATAAGGACAATCATCTGTAACAGGGATAAGCTTAAATGTTTTCTGAGCATTACTACCCCAGGTAGAGGTAATTAACATCATTGTTTTATTCATACGTTGGTTTTATTTTTCAAATTTATAAAGTTTTTGTCATAACTTCCAAATTTTCTTTAGGTAATTTTAAAGTTTCTTGCTCTAAATCTGCAGCATCACAGAGTTCTTTTGTTTTTTCTAAGATATTTATATCTATATCTAACAGTTTAGCATACACTGGATAAAACTTATCAGGATATAGAAAGGTTTCTATGTAAGAATATTCTTTAGATCTTTCTCCAAAGTGTTCTCTTATGGCTTTCTTCAATACATTAGATAGTTTGGAATACTTTCCAAGTATAACATTAAAAAAGTCAGACTCATATATCTCAAGACTGAACACGTACAGGTTAGCATCATCTGTTTCTATCTTTTCTAGATAGAGTGGACTACTGATAAGCATGTTCTGTTCAAACTCTTTGTATCTATCTGAGGCATCTTTTTTGAATAAACATATTAGCTTGCACTCATGAGCACCCACCTGCCCTTCTAAAGACAGGTAGGTGTTCAGAGGAGAAGCGTAGCTATTACGTTTTATACCTAATGTAGGATATAGAAATGACTTTGATTTCTGAAAGTATTTATTGTACAGTTTGTCTATCATTTCTATAAAGGTTTAAGGGTTATAATGATACAAGACCCTGAGCAAATTCGTATGGTAGATTAAAATTATTATTAGTATAATGCCATGCTGCTTTATCTAAAACATGTTCCAATCTAGATAACCAAGTCATTAGTGTGCTTTGGCTAACTGGAAAAGGATAAACATTATACATTTTATCTATCACTACAAAGTTAAACTTAACATTATAACCTGCATCTATCAGATGTGCATAGTTAGAAACAACTAAGCTTGCATATACAGCTGCTTGCATCCAATAAGAATAAAACTCTACAGTTTCAGGAAAATCTTTTAAGTCTTTGCTAGTAGTCTTTACATCATTAATATACACAATTTTTTGGTCATGGTCTATAACTAAATTATCAACAATACCCTTAAGACCAAATGGTTTCATGTTCACATTACAACTTAGTTTTATCTCATTAAGAACTTCCTTGTTTTCAAACTCATTTACATCACAACCAATAAGCTTGCATACATCTTTATTACTCCTAATAATTTCTACAGCACTACCACAATAGTTATATGTTTCTTCATCTATAAGATTCTTATCTCCTTTAGCTCTAAGAAAATGCCAATAGTTTACAGCCTCTGGTGTAAATATTTTATCTAATCTTTGTTCATCTGTTTTTAAACTTTGATGAAGGTTCATATCTTTAAGAATATCTAGTATAGCTTTAGCAAATTCTACAAGATTTTCTCTCTCATCTCCATTCTTAGCAAGCTCTACATGATGACTATACACTCTGTCTATGACAGTGCGTGTGTTACCTGTTGGTAAGTTACTAGGACTAACAATAAAATTATCTAAAAACTTTTCAGGTTCTAACAATAATCCATGAATAATCTTACCATTTACAAGATGAGCATCTGTCTTCTCTTCTTTTAATCCCAGTACATATAGCTGGTGAAATACTGCTGGGTTCCACATAAGCTTGTTAAGGCTACTATATGAAAACTCAAACCTCTTACTGTAAAACTCTTTCTCTAAATTTTCTATAGAATCATTCATTAAATCTTCTAGTTCCATACACCTAATAGTTTTAAAAGTATTCTAATTCTTGTTGCTGTTTCTTTGTCTTTAGTTAGAGCCTCTTCATACTCTAAAAATTCTATAAGATGTTGAATGTTGATAGGATCATTTAGATCCTTTCCGTTTGTTACTTCTGCCATATTTCTCTAAGTTGTTTTACAATTTCTGAATCTGATGCACCACTGTTTACATAAGCTTTAAAAGCTGATGTCACTTGGTCTTGCTGTTTACTTTCTAAAATATCAGCTATTCTTTTAAGCTGATGTGCTATATCTGGTATTGTACCTTCTATAAGTTTTTTACCAATCATGGTATCATGTAGTTGTGGTGTCATCTGTTAAGTGTTTAAATTGTTTCCAGTCTTCTTCTGGTAAATATTCTATCAAATTATCTACAGATAGAATTTCAAGCAGTCCTTCTAAAGATTCATAATAACCACAGTGGACATCTTCTTTAATCTGTTCCACTACTTTTTCTATAAGGTCCTGTTTACTTTTTGGACTTTTCATGTTGTGTTTTTTTATTGTGGCAGGTAGAACAGAGCACCTGTAGATTGTCCACTTCACAAAATAATCTTTCTACAAAACCTGGAAGATCATCAGCACACCTTAAAGTACCAGCAGGTACAACATGGTCTACATTGATCTCCTTATCAGGAAACCAGTTTAAACACTCTGCACACTGATACTCAAACTTCTGTCTCTTAAGTGGACCTTTATAAGATCTCTTAGCTTTTGCTTTAGCTTGAGCTATAGGTTTCCACCATCTAGACTTCTGTCGTAGTGCACTTCTTATGAAACTCCAGAAAGCAGCATCTGTCATGGTCCCTGCGTTTCTTGTCTTGGGAGCTGTTACTCTCTTCTTCTTTGTCATATTTTAATTTTCTATCTAAGATAGGAACTAATCTGTTTCTAACTTCTTTAGCTCCAAAATCTTTTATACTATCTGATACATCCTTACTCATAGGTAGAACGGCCACTTCAACATAGGGATATGTTTCTTTATATTTCTTCATAGCTGCAACACCTGCATCATCATTATCAAACAACACTACAATGTTTTTATATCTTTCATGTAGTTGTTCCATGACATCTGGTTTAAGCATGGTGTTCTCACTATCAGGAGCTATAACATCTATATCAAGCTTTAAAGATTTAATAGACATAACATCTTTAAGACTAGACGTGATTAGCAGATTATCAGTTCTGTGTATCTGCTCATATCCTTGTATATAATCTGACACTTTAATAAACTTCTTATCTAGTGTCTTCGGTTGGTATATCTTATATAGCGTACCGTCCTCTTTAAAATAACCATAGAGATAGAGTCCCTTTATACAAAGTTCATCTTCTTCTTTGGTCATACAATAACTTTCTAAAGGTTTAACGTGGTGTGCGTTTAGTAACTTAGATCCAATGTTAAACTGTGTCCAGTAATACTGGTCCTGTGTTGTCCATGATCTAGGCTTAGTACTTGTCACCTTGTACTTAGATGCCCTCTGAAACTTTTGTATATCTTGTCCTCCATTATTGTGTAGTACAAAATCATTATAGTTTTCTATGATGAGCTCACAGGCTTTACTAAAAGCTAGTCCTGTTATTTCTTTTACAAGCGTAACACCATCACCACCTTTACCTGTAGAAAAATCTTTAAATAAATACGTTCCATCTTTGTTTACATAAATACACATACTAGGTGTGCGTTCATTAGGATTGAACATACTTTTAATCTTAACATCTTCACCTGTAAGTTTATGTTTAAGCTTACAGAAATGCTCAAATATCCATGTTCCAGGAACATCTTTTATATTATGTATAAGATCTTTAGTTTTGAACATACATTAAAGTTTATTACAAAAATAAGGGGAATGTAGAAACATTCCCCTTGTCAATCAGAAAAACTAAACCTTTATATAAATTAAAGACCTCCGAAGTCATCACTAGCTGGTTCAAAACCTGATACAGGTTTGTTAGTTAGTGCTATATAGTGATACTTATTGTTCTTGTCAAACTTGTTAAGCTTGCTTGGATCAGCCGCACAAAACTTATACTTTGGAAGAGACAATATCAAAATAGTTTTACCGTTATATTCTTTCTCAGTACCTACTAAGAAGAAATATAAAGATTGGTTTTTAAGAACATTAGCTGCAGCTTCCACCCACTGTTCAATGGTAGTGATACTACCATCTCCAGATAGAGCATCCACTTCAGTTCTAAGACCAGCTTCATCAGCAATAGTGATGATCTTTCTTAGAATGTCATTCTTGTTAATGTCACTGCTATCATAATCTGCAGTGTAGATGGTTGCACTAACTTTAGCAGACTGGCCTCTAAACTTAGTTCCTTCTTGGTTATTTTTATCCACAGCCCAACCTTCAAAGTTTTCTAGAGCTGGTCCTTCAAGAACCAATTCTAAACATTTCTTTCCTGTAGATGCTGTTCTTACGTTAGCACTATAAATGTGTGCTAATGCCACTCCTGGTTCTAAAGATTTAGAAACGGAGCTACCTTGTTTTACTTCTTGTCCTTTGGTACTAAACATTTTTTTGTGATTTTAATTTATAATAAAAGTTAATTCTCGTAAGCTATAATAGAGTCTCGTACAAGTTTAAGGTCGTTTGGTATTTCTAATGTATCAAACATACCTCTAGGACTCTTACATGTATTCTCACCGTTAGTCTGAGTTTCAAATACATATCTGATTTCTCCCTCTTTGTTTTTCTTGGTCTTACCAAATAGAACAATAGAGAACAAACCTTCTAGGGTAAGCTTTTCATCCACCATCTTACCTATGGTCTTAGCCTTAAACTTACGTTTACCTTCTAAGTCTGTAGACTCTTCAGCATGCGTAAGAAAATAAATCTGTAAGTCTTCTCTTAGATCCTTGGGCATTCTAGCTATACGAGCTAAGTGTGCACCAATCTTAGTGAACTTCTCGTACCCTTTCTCATCAGCTTTATCAAAGAACTCAAAGCTTGACATGTACTGAAAGTCATCTACTACTACTGTCTTAATTTCTGGACGTTTCTCACTAATGTATTTAAGACAAGCTTCTATATTCTCAGGACCAGCTTTGTCATACATATTTCCAGAAGGATTTTCCTTACTCCAGATACTGTACTTCTTACGCCAGCCTTTAAAAGGTAGAGCTTTGTTAGCTACATTAATAATAAATGTTTCTGTAGGATCGAGAGTCTCGATGCTGGTAGATTTACCAGCACCTGACTCTGCAATAATTAAAATACCGTGTGCCATATTACTTGTTGTTTTTTATAAGTTCGTTCAACCAGTTCTTAGCACTTACTGGTTTACCACTATGAATAGCATAGTAGTCTCTGATGGTCATCTCACTATAAGCAGCATCTTCCATAGGAGCTGGAGCTTTGTATCTTTCTACTAAAGGCTGTGTTCCTTTTAGAAAGTTATCACTAGCTGTAACAGCTGATGATTTACTAATAGCTACAGAGTCTGGATTAACCACTCTTAGTTCTTCAACAGGAACAAGATAAGAACCTTTTTCATTCAGTTCATACTCTTCTTCATAACTACCACTAGGAGCCACTCTGTAAACTTTGCGTTCTTCGTCTGCAGGGTCTAGCTGTCTTGTTACTAGTTCAAAGAAGAAACCTTTGTCCTTCTTAAATTCTGAGGCAAAAATGCCTACAACCATTCTAGCTTTCTGATCATAGAATGGCATCTTCATGTTAAAATCTGATCTTTCAATACCAAGATCACTAATAAGTTCTTGGTGAAAACTACGGATAGCTTCTAGCTTATCCTTTTTCCATTGTGCATTAGTAGCATCTACTTTTGCTTGTTGCAAGTTTGTCTGAAACATGTTGTTTGTTTTAAATTGTGAATGTATTGGGTGAAAATGTTAAATGTTTATATCAGCATCTGTGGACTGTAATCTACTTCTACTCCTTGCTACAAAGGTACCTGAGGGGTTACTAGCTATAGGAGGAGGACTTTCAATCATACTCTGTTTCTTAAAGTCTCCTTTCATGTAAATGATATTATCATCATCAGAACCATTTCTAGATTTTAGAATATGACCGAATATATCTTCTTTAGTAGTTTGAAATTGTTTAGGACCATAACATCTGATCTCTGATCTAAATGGTCTAGTAAGAACTAGCACCATATCTGAACCCTGCATAAGAGCATCACCACCAAATATGTCACTACTAGTTGGGTAGTTTTGAATACTACCTGGTGTTTTTCTTCCTGGATCTTCTATATCTCTGTTAAGCTGAGATATCATAAGTACAATAATAGGTAGCTTATTTTTAACCTGCATAAGCATTTCTACAGTGTTATAAAGAGTGTTAATCTTCTCTTTATCTCCTACGTCTTTTTTCATAAGCCAGCTATGATCTATAGTAACAATCATAGGTTTACCACCCATTGCATTATAATAATGATGAATAGCCTTTTCCATGTCTTTATGTGTAAGAGGATTATTAATCTGTAGTCTATGTACACCTTGTCCCTCAAGCCTTTCAGTTTCTTTTACATATTTTTCCATCATCTCTACAGAATAGTCATCTACTGCTTGTCTAGTACTTAACACTATATCATAGTCTAAAGCTGTAAGAGCAGCAAAATCTCTAGATGCAGTTTGTTTTGGAGCCATCTCAAACTGAAATTCTAAAATATTAAAATCTTGTGTGGGATTTAAAATTTTACTCTCTCTTATAATATGAGAAACTAACATTGTCTTACCTGCACCTGGACGTGCTGCTATTGTTAGCATAGCTCCCCACTCAAGACCACCAACACCTGCGTTGTTTAAACTATTCCATGGGGTTTTAAAAGATTTTATCTTACCAGACTTTCTATCTTTTATATATTGAAGACCTTCGTTGAGTATTTCAGAATACTTCTTTGCACCGTAGTGTCTCTCTGCTTGTGACATGTTATTGTGATTTTGCTTTTTGTACTGTAAATGTATATAGTTTTTTTTAAAACACCAAAATTATTTTATCATCTTTGTTCAATTTTGTTTAATTCTGCAGGGTTGTCTAATATAACCTGACATCTACTGGCTAAGTCAGATGTAGAATCTTTAGTCATATTATTAGTTTTACTAATAAAATATAAACTGTTTACCATAAATCTATAATCTTTCTTTTCAAACTCTTGTACATAAATTTGAGTGGCATCCAATACTAGATTCCAATCATACTCTGGATAGTCTTTAAAGAAAACTACAAACTTTTTTTCTATATCATTTTTACCTTGTCTAGCTGCTTTTCCAGAAGGAAGCGTCATAGCAGGCCATAATTTTATGTACTCTTCTACTTTAGCTTTAAAATCTGGACCTAAAACTTCTCTTGTTATAGCTTTCTTACGTTTAACTAAATAAGCTTCAAACTCATTTAATACAGTGGCTCCAAGGTTAGTAAGCTCACCTTGTTCATTAATAAGACATTTAGCTACACATATCATTTTCTCAGCATCCTGATTGATGATACTACTTGGTTTAATGCTGGATCTACAGCAGTCTAAAAAATACATTTGGTTTGGACTAATTCCATGCTTGATCAACGTGCTCCATAATTGATGACTCATACTTTTGTTTTATGTGGTTAGTAATACGTTTAAATTTCTCTCTAAATGCTTCATCTGTTTCATATAAGTTCTTGAAAACCATTACACTGTGTACTACAGTGGTATGGTCTCTACCACCTAGATATCTACCTATAGTGGTCACTTTAAAGTTCATGCTTCTAGCTAAGAAACAAAATACATGTCTTAGCTCTGTTATTTCTCTTATTCTTTCTCTACTGTTTAATGGTATAATCTTATTACGTAATGTAGGCAGAAAGGGTGTAAAGCATTCTTCTAACTGACTCAGACTGAGTAAGTTATAATCATCACTAGCTCTTTCTTTGTTTATAATTACTGTAGGATAGTAATTAAACTTTCTATAAAACCTCTTTACAAAGTGTTTAGTAAACTCTTTTTCTTCTTTTATGTCTCTAGGCATAACTATTTTAAGTTTAAGGGGTGGTTTATATTTTATGAAGTAAAAAAATCGTATATTATATTGTGAACTTCATCACAAAGGGTAACAAATATATGAAAACTAATTAAAAACATCTGTCTAAAAATGACACCTGTGCAAAACTCCCAAAAACATAACATTGGAAATACTGTAAAAGTATATTTATTTCCATCTTTACTTAGTATCTTAGCAATGTTAATCTGGAGAGATGTCTCGGAGCTAAGATCAGATGTTAAAGCTTTATTAGCTCAGTCTAATATAGACAAGACTAAGATTGAAAGTCTTGAGAAAGATGTAAAAATGTTAGAGCAGGCTACGTTTAATAAGAAGTTAGTAGGTAATGTTGAAACAGTAAGGCAGTCATCTTATGATAAGTATTTTAAGCATGAAGAAATCTTTGACATTAAAAAATATATAGAGCATGAATCCTAACTATACAGACATATTTGGTAGACTTAACTACAATGACAGAAGAATAAGAGCTGTTGCTCATACTGTAAATAACCCTTCTTATAAAGTGTATACAGCTTTAGTAAAACCAAATGGTACAAGTGATCCTATAGTAACAGTAATAGAAAATACACTTGGAAATATTGTTTGGACTTATGAGGGTTCTGGTCCATTAATTAAATGTTTTGGAGAGGGGTTATTTACTCCTAATAAAACTTCTGTATTAAATACATCAATTATTTCGTATGGAACTGCGTATCCATTACATATTCAATATGGCTATATTGATACAGATCAAATTTATTTTTTAACTACAAACTATCAAGGATCTAGAATAGATGTTGTTGCTAATACTTCATTTACTATAGAAATAAAAGTATACAATTAAAAACAAACATATATGAACAAGTACGCAAAGTATGCATTAATTGGACTTGGAATAGTAATAGGAGTTATTATTCTTGTAAATGTCCTCACTCCTAAAGTAGTATTACCACAAGACACTAAAGAACTACAAAAGAAAATAGAAGATCTTGAGGCTAATAACTTAGAACTTATTAAAAAACAGATAGAGATAGATAGTCTTACAGCTCAGTATGATGCTAGAATTGAAGATATAGAAAACAGACTTACAGATGTAGGAACATCTAGAGTGGTTATTCAGAAAGTGTACAGTGATAAGATAACTAAGTCTAGAACATCTACCCCATCAGATCTTGATACATTTTTTAAACAACGTTATAACTATTAAACTATGAAAAAACTCTTACTGATTTTATTTTTATTGCCTACCATAGTATTTGGTAGAAAGTTTTATTTCAGTTCTTCTACTGGTAATGACAACTATACATCTACACAAGCTCAGAACCAAGCTACACCATGGCAGACTTTACAAAAACTACAAAGATGTGTAACTAGTGGAGTTAGTACTTTTTTACCTGGTGATACTATAGCATTTAAAAGAGGTGATGTATTTGCCAATGGGTTTGTTAATGGGTTTTCTAGTATGCAATGGGCTAATGATGGTGGTACATATTTTACAGCTCCGTCAGGTACACCTAGTCAACCTATAGTAATTACTAATTATGGTACAGGAAGTTTGCCAAACTGGTTATATCCAAGTGCTACATATCCTGTAAGTACATGGATATCAAGAGAAGGTAGAGGTATAGTATATTTTGCAGGCGTACATGATATCATCATAGATGGTATACAATCTAATGATTATAGAGTACCTGAAACTGATAAAGCTAATCCAGGTTATTCTGGTGGTTGGATATTAGGAGAATGGACACAAGGTACAAGTGGTGGTCTTAAAAATAGTTATGGAGATACTAGTAGAAGAAAATACATGGTCACTAGATTTACAGTGAGAAACTGTGTGTTTAACAATACTATGTATGGTATACAAGGAATGGCTACTGTTGATTCTAAGATAACAAATAACAGGTTCACTAACTTCAAGAGTTCTGCAGATACAGCTGGTACACATGATATTATGGCTGGTGCTATAGAGGGTATTGCAGCTATTAGAACAGAGATTAGTTATAACTATATTAAAGGAGCTTGGGGTAAGAGTGGTAGAATAGGATCTTGTCAAGGTTTAGGTGGTGTAGCTATGGATATATTTAATCTATACAACTCTAAAGTTTGTTATAATACTATTATAGATTGTGGTGGAGCATATGAGATTGGTAACCTTGATAGAAATGATAGTAACTCAGGTTCACAGTATGATACATTTGCTTTTAATAAAATAATAAACTGTGGTCAGTTTGCTTATATTCATGGTAGTGTAGGTGATGCTTTCCAAGGAAATAATCATCATTTATCACATTGGAATAATGTAATTATATCTAATAATAATGATAGACTGAATGGTTTAGGTTTTGGTAAAGATGTATATGGAGATGGACAAGGTTTTAGACCTGGTACAACACAACCTTGGTGGTTCTGTAGAGATATAGCTAATACATTTAATCCTCCAGGCTATCCATTAAGACCCACAGTTAGTACTACAGCAGGTTCTAATGTTATTACAGTGAGTAATGCCACAGGTATATTCGTTGGTTCAGTTTGGTTTACAGATGATGATGATCTTGCTAGTATAGTATATAAAACAGTAACAGTCACTGCTATTAATGGTCTTAGTCTTACACTTAGTGATCCATCTACAAGATCAGAATCAAACTATACATGTTCTGGTATGTCAGGTTTTTATCTTCCTGTATCTAATACAACATGGAGTAATCCTAGTAATCCTGCTTATCAAAACTATGGTGGAACTAGATTTACTATGCAGTATTCAGGGGATGCTACACTATGGGGATCTAACATAGATACAATGATTGACAATAGAAATAATATATTTTATTGGACTACGGGTATACAAGCATTATATGATAGAAATAGATACAAGCGTTCTGCTAATATTTATTATTATTTAGGTGGGGCTAGATATGCATCTGCTGTTGGTGGTACACTTAATTATAGAGGTACTAAAGAAAGAGCTATGACTAGTGGTCTTTTATTTAAAGATACTCTTAATAGTATATATCCAGAGAACTGGGACTTACATTTAAATGACACAAGCTATGCTCGTAATAATGGCGTGGCTATATCAGGTTTTACTACAGACTTTGAGGGTAATAGTATTGTTGGTATTACACCATTTATTGGTTTGTACAAACCATCAACTAGTGTAACATCATTAACAGCCACTGTAACAACAGGAACAATTACATGTTTTAATGGTACAACAAATGTTACAGTTGGTGCTACAGGTGGTGTTCCTCCGTATAATGGAACTGGAACATTTATACAAGCAGCAGGAAGTACGTCTTACAATATAAGTGATGCTGTTGGTTCCACCGCTAATATATCTGTTACTTTGTCACAGCCTACAGATGTAACAGGAACAGTATCTTTCACTCCTATCACTGTTCAAGGTGGGACTACTACTGTGACAGTTAGTGTAACAGGTGGTACAGGAGCTAAGACGTATAGTCTAGATGGTGGAGCTTATCAATCAGGTACATCTTTCACTGGTGTAACTTCTGGTGATCATACTATATCAGCTAAAGATGCTAATGGTTGTACACATGACTTTAACTTTACAGTTACATATATTTCTTCTATTATTAAATCACGTTTAAAATTTAAAAATTAAAATTATGAAAGCAAATTGGAAAACAACAATCGGTGGTATTTTAGCTGCAGTGGGTAGCTACTTAGTAAATTCTCAAACAGGAGTGTTACAAATAGTAGGACAAGTATGTCAAGCTATTGGTTTATTCTTCTTGGGAGCTTCAGCACAAGATGCTAAAACAGTTTAATTAATCTAAAAAAAAAATAAACACATGAAAAAACTATTATTTATTCTTGGTATTCTTTTCTCTTTTGGTGCTTCTGCACAAACTATGGTTTATGACACAACAGTTGTTAAATCTCCCTTAGGAGTAGTTAGAACTGGTGGTGCTGTAAAAGACACTTTGTTTATGCAAGCTGCTACAACATCTGCAAATGGTTATATGACAGCTACAGCTATGACTCAGCTTGCTGCTTTAGTTGGTGGAGCTACAGCTTACCCTGCTGGAAATACACAAACAGGTAGCATCTACACTGTAGTAACTGGTGATTTTAATAAACTAGTTAGTATGACTACTGGTGGTGTCTCTACAATTACTCTTCCTGCAGGTTTACCTGATGGTTGGACTTGTAAGGTGTTACAAGCTGGTGGAACTATTACTTTTGCAGCTGCTAGTGGTGTGACTATTCACAGTGTATTTAATTACAGACGTTCACAAACACAATATGGTGTTATTACAGTTATATGTCAAGGGAGTAATACCTTTAGTTTATCAGGTAATCTTAAACAATAATTTATATGAAAAAATCAACAACTACAATCTTACTATTAGTTTTAGCATTTATTTGTAATGCTCAAAAGAATACTGACACGGTGAGGGATGTTTGCATCCCTTATCCTGTCATTAAAAGTATTCAAACAGATCTTTTAATTGGTGACTCTGCTAAAGCTTTGTTATCTGTTACATCCACTGAATCAGCATTGTTAAAAAGACAAGTGTTTGATCAGATGAATGCTATAGACTTATACAAATCTTCAGAAACTAACTTAAAAGATCAAGTTAAGAACCTTACAGAACAAGTTAATATGTATAAAGGTGCATATGCTCCTTTAGAAAATAACTTTAATATTCTTTCTAAAAAATATAGAAAGAACCAAGTGAAGAATACTCTTTGGGATATTGTTCTAATTGGAGGAGCATTTATTCTTACAGGGGAAATGCTACATTATAGAGATCTCTACATAAAAAAAATGTAATATGAAAAAAGTATTGTACTTATTAAGTTTTGTTATTATTGCTTTTTCTTTTGTACTAAGCAATCCAAACTGTCCTACAGGTTACACTATGGCTCCAACATCTACAGGATCTACAAGAAACTGTACTAATTGTCATGGTGACTATAGTCTTAACTCTGGTGGTGGTAACATCACTCTCACTGGCCTACCTACTACATTCACTGCAGGTGTAGCTTACCCTTTTAGTATTAAGATAGCTCATGGAACAGCTGATAGAAAGGTGTGGGGATATGCTATTAAAGCTGTAGACACAACCACTAACACTGTTGTTGGTACATGGACTAGCACTAACGCTAACAGTTCTATTAAAGGAACAGCTGGTGGTGCAACATATGAATTAAGCCATGCTAATGCTGCTGTTACTACAGTGGCTAATAACTACACATACACAGGACTTACATGGAATGCACCAAGTGTAGCTCCAAGTAAAGTAAAGTTTTATGTTTCTGCAGTGGCTGGTAATAATAATGGTAATGAAGCTCAGGATTATGTATACACTACAACATTTAGTTCTACTAAATATGTAGCTCCTCCTCCAACTGCTACAGTGCCAACTACACAAGTGATTACACAAACTCCAGTTTCTGGACTATGTGACACTTTAAGAACATTCTCTGTTCCTGTAGAAAGTGGTGTTAATTATGCTTGGAGTATATCAGGTACTGGTAATTATATAATCAGTGCAACAAGTGGTCAAGGTACTAATAGTATTACAGCTGCAATTAAAGCTGCAGGTTCTGTATATCTTACATTAAGTAATAATGCAGGAAGTATTCCTACAGTGTCATCAGCTTTTACAAGAGCATTACCTCCTGCTCCAGTTAGTATAGTTGGTTCTGTAGCACCTTGTCCTAATAGTACATTTACATATACAACAAGTGCAGCTATTCCAACTTCTTCTCAAGTGGCTAATAGTGTATTTAGATGGACAGTTCCTGTAGGTAGCACAATTACAGCTGCTAACACAGATAGTTCTTCTGTCACTATAAGATTTGGTTCTACTTTTAGTACAGGAGCTATTACAGTTAAATGTCAAAGTGCTTGTAATATAGTTAGTGCAGCTAAGAGTTTAGCAGTGGCACCATCTAAACCTTTAGATATGTCTTCATCTACAGGATTTTGGAATGGATGTATTGGTAACAGTGCTACATATTCTGTAATCTCTGCTGTTCCAAATGTATCAATTCCTCCGGGGGTAGCTTTTAGATGGACTAAACCAGCTAATACAACATTTACATATGCTAATGCAGATAGTTCTGTTGTAACACTTCAGTTTAACACTGGTTACACAGGTGGTCCTTTAACAGCTAAAGCCACTACATTATGTGGTACACTTAGTACACCAATATCTAAAACACTTACACATATTAATTGTGCATTTGGAACAAGAATAGGTGTAGAAGATTTACAAAAAGACTTAGTTGCTCTCTATCCTATTCCTAATAATGGAAACTTTACACTTAATGTACAAAGTACCATCACTAAGACAGCATATGCTAATGTAAACATTATTGATATGACTGGTAGAACAGTGTATAGTGAAAGAATTAAAAGTGTGGATGGTGTACTCAGCAAAGACTTTAGTTTAAATCTTGAGCGTGGTGTGTATGCTCTCTATTATATTATAAATAACAAACGTACAGTGGTTAAATTTATTGTACAATGAAACTAAAAGAATTTGGAATAAATCTAGCTGACAACATAGCTAGCTTTGTAGGAAGCTGGACATTTATAATTTTACAATCAGTGATACTTATAGTATGGATGCTGATTAATTTAGACAATGTTGTAGATTTTGATCCATATCCTTTTATATTAATGAACTTGTTTCTATCAGCACAAGCAGCTTATGCTACACCTATGATTCTTATGTCAGGTAATAGACAAGCTGAGAAAGATAGAGAACATATGAAAAAAGATCTTGAGGTTGATGAAGATTCTAAAGAGTTATTACAAGCTGTATTAGTTCTTCTTATGAAACTTGAAGAAGATTTAAAGCTTGATAGAAAAGCTATAGAAGATCATAGTAAGATCTTAAAAGAAATTAAAAAATTAAATAAGAAATGAAACTACCCCAAACATATCAATGGCTAGCTTTAGAAGATGCTCCACGGCATCTTCTAAAAGCTATTGAGCTTTATGGTACACAAGAAGTGGTAGGTTCTAAACATAACCCTGTTATACTTGGATGGGCTAAAGAGTTAGGACTTAGTGGTATATATACAGCTGATGAAATTCCATGGTGTGGGTTATACATAGCTGTAGTTATGAAAAGAGCTGAAAGACCTGTGGTTTTAAACCCACTTGGTGCTCTCAACTGGAATAATTTCGGTGTAAAGGTGTCAGCTCCTATGCTTGGTGATGTTGTTACATTCACAAGAAAAGGTGGTGGACACGTTGGGATATATGTAGCAGAAGATGCTACAACATATCATGTACTTGGTGGTAACCAAGATAATAAAGTGTGTATTAAAAGAATTTTAAAGTCTAGACTTTCACAAGCTAGAAGACCAGCTTATAATCTACAACCTGACAATGTTAGAAAAATAATTATTTCTATTGGTGGTGATATATCTGTAAATGAGGCATGATAAAGCATAGACCTGCACATACTAGAGGAAACCCAAGAGCTAGCTGGATTAGTTCTTTTAGAACATTTAGCTTTCCTGGATACTTTGATAGAAAGTATATTCACTTTAGTGATCTGCAAACTATTAATGATGACAGGGTGCAACCAGGTGGTCATGTTCCAATACATGAACACAAGAACATGGAAATCTTTGGGTATGTTGTAGAGGGTGTATGTAGACATACAGATAGTCATGGTGCTGTTTTAGATATACCTGCTGGTGCTGTACAAAGAATGAGTGCTGGTAGTGGTATAAAACATACAGAAGGTAATGCATCAGATACACCTAATAGGTATTTACAGCTGTGGGTAAGACCTAATGTATTAGACACTGAACCAATACATGAGTGGCATCAGTTTACTAGAGAAGATAAACTAAACAAGTTCTGTAACATCACTGAGAAACTACCAATAAAACAAGATGCTAGATTTCTAGCTGGTATTTTTACAGAAGAGTATACGTTTGAAATAGATAATGCACGGAGCTATTATCTATACGTTATATCAGGTGAGCTAACTATTAATGGTTATAAGTTAATAGAAGGAGATGGACTAAGTTTTACAGAAGAAAACAAAATAGAAATAATACCTACAGCAGAATCTGAAATAATTCTGTTTGACTTAAAATAATAATAATGGCAAAATCAGCAGGAGATCTTAGAAAGGTTACATTTGGTAGACGTAAGTCAGGATCTGCTAAGAAGAGCTTTAATAAGCATAACCCTAGACCTAAGAAATACGTAGGACAAGGACGCTAACCCTCTATATATTCCTATATAGTCCTTATATAGGAAAGAGGCCCCTGTATTTCTACAGGGGCTTTATGTTTCCGTTCCCCGTAAACCCTAATCTTTTACAACGTATCCATTCTCATTTACATACTTAATGGTATGTCCGTCAAATACAATAACTTGATCTTTTTCAGAATACTGTTTAATAACATCTTCTTGGAAGTAGTTAAAATTAGCTCCTTGTAGGCCAATGAAGAATGCTTTTTCAGAATATGTATTACAATGATCTTCTGCGTCAGTGAGAACAATAGCATTAACACCATTTCTTTCTATACTTTTGACAGCAGCATCGATGGTTGTACCACCGCTTATGTCTAGCATAGAAATACTAACAGGATCTTTCTTGTACTTCTTTACCCTGTTGTTAAATACATATACATCATTAAGCATGTCCATCTGAGATAGTTTAACTACCATAGATTTACAAAAGTCTAGTCTAGTAATACTATTTCCTTGACTATTTTCAATACCACAACCACTGTCCATAGAACCAGAGATATCTATATAGACATCTATCTTACCTATAGACTTGGTTTCTTTCACTTGTAGATCTTCTGCAAAGATCTTTCTAAGCTTTGGATGTAGTAGTTCATAGTCTTCTAGCCCTGCTATGTTATCTGAGTTAAACAAGTCATCGTATGTAACTTGTTGTCTAGAACTGAAATAACTAGCAGACTTATCCAATAGTTTTTTAAGTTTCTCTTTAACAGATCCCATAGAAAGCTTTATGTTTTCTAGTCTAGAAGTAACTTGTTTGATATAGTTTGGACTAATATCACCTGCAGAACAGTTTTCTCCATGTTCTGTGGCGTTGTCAAACATTTGTTCTTGTATATCTTCATCCATAGCGTCATCCATGTTCTTACAAAGCTCTGTAGCTTTATTAATAGCATCTTCCATAGCTTTCTTAGCTTGTGTACTATTACACATATCATCTACAGCTTCAGCAGCATCTTTAGTATCAAAGTCAGAAGCTCCGTTGAGCCCTTTCTTAATACTTTCAGATGCATCTGGATCTACATAGTCTAGCATAGTCATTCTCATAATGTAGTTTGCTAGAATATTACGAGCAAAGATTGCAGACTTTAGATTAGAACCCTGAGACATAATCTTAGCAACTGGATTATTGGCATTCTCTAAGAACTTAAACTTAGTGTTGTTCTTGTCTGTACGCTCTTCAAACTCCAACTTTTCCATTGGGTTGTTGTACATCTTGAAAATGTCCTTTATCATATGCTTAGGAAACTTTCTGTAGTTATCTAAAAACTTTTGATGAAAAGTTGATGCATCTGGTTTCTTACCATCTGGAATCTTTTTAGTATAGTCTGCAGTTTTTGCAAACTTACTAAACTCCTCTGAAACTAGTTTACCGTCTGTTACATAAGCATCCATGATAGCATCTATCTTATGCTCATCTAACCAATGCATGTGTGGTTTAACTAAATCAGGTTTCTTATAGAAGTTTATCTTACCAAACAAACCACCATCATCTTTTTTATAATAGGTGTCTATCTCACCCTTCTTTACTTTTTCAAGAATTGTATATACATTCCTATATTTTTGAGCCATTTTGGTTTTGTTTAATTTTTTCATTAGCCTGTCTTACGAGATCTTCTAATGAAACACCAGAGAGTGCATTTACACTCCCTGGGTTCATTGGCTTAAGAAAACCTCCTATTGAAAAGATGGTGCATCCTCTAACATAGCATCAAACTCTTCAGACGTTTGATAGTCTTTACGAGCTGGATGGTTCTGTAAAATATACTGCATAGATAGTTCTATCTCTTCCACTTGTCCCATATCCATTACACCTCTTGTAGCATAAGCATTAATCAAGCTTTCTATCTCAGCCACTGCTAGCTCAAGAGCTTCATTATTACTATGAGAATGTAACATCTCCACCTTAGACATCACTGCCTTAACTTCTGCTGACATAAGCTTATTCTGTAGTTCAGAACCTGCTGTCTGGTCAATCATAATCTGAGCAGTCTTTACTAAGGACTTATCTACAGAGATATCCCATATATAGCTTACAGCTCTAGTTAGATTAGGTACAAACGTAAGAGTACGATCTGAACTCTTAGCATAACCCACTTCTAAATACTTCTCAAGCTTTTTAGTTGGAATTTCTACACCAGCAATCTCTGCCTTGTTAGGAATACCAATCTTAAAGTTCTCTTTGTAGTTACGTGCACCCTTCTCATAATACTTAGCCATCTCACCTGCAGATACACGGTTAACCGTCATCTTTAGCATAAATCTATCCCAGAAAGGACTGTTAGCCTCTTCTTTAGGGATTTCATTACAAGTGGCTACAAACAGCTTCCATTTACATGGAATCTTATGCTTACCGTTAAACAAGAACTTCTCGTTCATAACACCTAGCATTGCATTTCTAATAGCTGAACTAGCTTTGTCCACCTCGTTGATAACTACTATCTCTGCATCTGCAATAGGAGTGTTAAGATCATACTTGTTATCTGTAAATAACCTTTCAAGATCTGGCATACCCTTGATCTCTGATGCTTTAGTACCCTCGTCAGTCTCTAGAACATAAATCTTGTTCATGAAATCTTGTTCTGTCATCTTACCGTCCTTGTTCAACCATGCCTTAGCATAGTCTATAATAGTTTTTGTCTTTGCTACACCTGGCTCACCTACTAACAATAGTGGTAATCCTGTAGCTTCTGCTAACGCTAGCATCTTAAATACTTCTTCCTTATTGATCAAGGAAGTTTCAATACTACGAACCTCTTGTGTCGTTTTTCTCGTAATGGTTTTGGTTGCTGTAGCCATTGTAATGGGTTTTGGTTGTTGGGGTTTTGTAATTGGTTCTTCTACTAGTTCAAATGTGTGTTCTGCTATCATACCATCATAAAAGCTATGAGCATTGCTGATTGGTTTACTGTTTCCTATAGGTGGTGCCACTTCATATCCTGGATATCCACCATAGTTTCCTTTTCTTATAATAACTACTTCTTTATCAAAATCTTCTGGACCACATCCTGATCCAGATTCTACTACTTTTACTTTATCTCCAATTTGGAATTTATAATTAAAACCTGATCCTAATGGTCTAGTTGGTATTGGTGGTTTTACACCAGCTGCAGATACCCATCTTTTAACACCATTACTATTTTGTGTTACTACCCATTGTCCACCATTATTACCTGTCATTTTTGTACCTGGAGGATATAATGTAGCACTTTGTGAAGGACTAGGTCTTGTTGTTTTACTTGCCATATTATTAGAGGTTTGCGAAGATGTCTGCTGCTTCATTTGAACCCACCTTTGTAGGCTCACATACCAAATCCAATTTTGGTTGTTCCATATCACTACTTGTCCTTGTAGCTGAGGATTCTGTGGAGGAGCTATTTTCATTCTTAGTGTCGTCTATAATGTTAAAGATTGTAATAGTAGTCTCAGCATCTTTAAGAGATGGGTGCTTTCTAATAGCCATAATCTGTGGAGCATTAGCACCATACTTAGTTTCTATAGAACCATAGCCAAGATCATCTTTCTTGAACCATGTTAAACCTGTGTTTAGGTCATTAATAATCTGAGAGACCGTTAAATCTACTTTGTTGATAGCCATTACCAGGTAATTTTAAATGATGGACCGTTCTGTCCGTTAATAATTTTGTTTACTTCATTGAACATGTTACCACTGTCCCATGGTTGCTTAGTATAACTAGCATACGCTGGATGTGTGGTCTTAATGATATGATGATGTTCTCCAATCATACCCTCTAGTTCTTGTGCTTGTTTTCCCATTAGGACAAAGATTAGTCCTGTGTCTGTAAAGTTTAATATATCTAAGGTGTACATAATAAACTCATGCCATACAGCATAGTGAGATCCTACTTTGTCCACTTGACATGTTAGAGCTGTGTTTAATAATAACACACCCTGGTTTGCCCAACGTGTAAGATCTACATCATGCTCCCGTGGAGGGAACTCAGAAGTATACACTGTATTATCTATGTTCTCAAGCATTTTAGCAAGACTTGGTTGTGCCTTACCTGTATTACTACAAGAGAAAGCTAAACCATCAGCTACACCAAAATGTGGATAGGGGTCTTGTCCTATCATGATAACTTTTAGTTTATCATGTGGACACTCTTCAAATGCTCTAAACACTTGTTTAAGAGGAGGAGTAAAACGTTTACCGTCTTCTCTTAGTTTATATAATGTTTCTAGGATTTTATCAAAGTCAGAGCTTTGAACAAAACCCTTAAGCTTACTAGCCCAACCTGATGGTTGTAAACGTTCTACTAGCTTTAGTTTTACGTCTTCTAAATTTATTTGGTCTGTCACAATTTTACAGTTAAATTTGTTACAAAAATATACCACATGGAAAAAGTAAAGATGATTAAACATGATGCTGTAATAGACATCAAGATTGGTACAGGTTTTCTTCAGAAATTGCAGAAGATGTTGTTGTACATGACAATGGATCTTACACCTGAAGATATGGAACTGTATAAAAAGCTTAACGAAAAAAATGAAGAGCTTACAGAACCATGGATGGAACATCTTACTACCCTATCTATTCTTCTTAAAGAGATAGAAACTAAAGCAGAAGAGCAAGGTTTCACTTATGAAGGAGATATATCGGATACAATCATCCCAAGGGAAAGTTAATCTGCTCACCAATTTCAATAGCTGCTTGTATAGCCAGAGATAGTTCTTCTCTAGAACATTCTCCAAAGCTTTTAGCCAAGAAGTATTCTCTACCAGACACTTCTCTTGCTATACAAAGTCCAGCTCTGTCTTTTATCAGCAGCTTCATGTTCTCTGCTGTCTCACCAATATGTGTGGCTAGTTGTTTAATCATAGCGTGAAGCTTAGCTAACTGTGGTAGCGTACCATCATCATGTTGTACTTCGTAGAAAAACTCTACAATAGCTCCATCTTCTAAATGAGAAACAAACTGTTCGTACTGTTTCATACTACCTATTGTCAAAGGTTTTAATAAACCTCTTTCCTTTCTATATTTACCTGATAGTATCATCTATATCAAAATATTTAATTTTCTTCTGATCAAAGTCTTTAAGAGCTTCTGTCACCCATCTATCATCTACAGTGTCTCTATAACAAAGTATATGCACTATAGCTGTTTCTGTAGGGTTAAGTCTAAGTAGTCTACCAATACGCTGAGAGCTTTTACGCTCATTACCATATGCATGCATAATTATACCTGCTCTAAGCTCTGGTATATTTACACCTTCGTTGAGCTGTAGTACACAAGATAGTTTATCTATCTTACCATGCTTGAACATATCTAAGTTCTCTTCAGACTCTGGATTATTAGAATGATAGGAGTGACTACACATGTAGTCTGCTTGGTCTTGTGTATTACAAAACACTATGCATTTGTCTTCTATATCTTCTAACAGTTTCTTGGTGTAATCTTCTTTAGTCTTAAAGCCCATAATAGCTTTCATACGCATGATAGATGCTATCTGCTCTTGCTTTTTAGTATTAGCCTGCATTATCCTTTGTGTCCAATAAGCATAGTTCTTAGATTCTGATGTCCAGAAGTCTTTATCTTTAAGCTTTACATGTAATGTATTAGCATGAGATAACGGCATCCTGTGTACGATGATTCTATAATCATTTAATATGTCATCATCTACAGCATCATCTGTAATATACTTATAAACTATAGGACAATACTTAGCTACTAAAATTCCTTTCTCTGAATTATTATGTCGTGGTGGCGTACCCGTTAGTCCTAGTATTCTACCTCTGTAGTTCTCAAGAAATACAAGAGAACTAGATAGTAAACTATGACACTCGTCTAATACAACTACATCATAAGCGTGTGGGTTTTGTTTATATAAAGAGAGATAAGTGGTAAACTCTATATTAGTAATGTCTATATTGAACTTTTCAGCATCATCTGTCCAAGATTTAAATATAGAGAGCTTGGGTGCTACAACTAGCACCCTAAGCATCCCCATATTTTGTCCCTGTAACCTATTAATATACTTAAGTCCAATAAGAGTTTTACCAACACCCATACTTACTCCCAAACCACAGCGTTTATGCTTCTGTGTTATTTCCAGAGCTTCTTTCTGGATGTCATCTCTTTTACTCATTTTATAAAGTGTCTTAAGTGTAATAACCAATTTATAAAAAGTAGAAAGGCTATAACTGAATATGCAGTTATTAAACTTATTATAATGTAAATTATAATAACTAACCTATTATACTTTTTCATTAGTCAAATACACGTTGTACTGTGTTATCAAATGGGTTAAACTCCACCTGATTGTATGATCTGTATTTACCTTTAGGAAACACCATCTTATCATGTTCATCATGTGTAAGAATACCCATGTCTTTCAGCATAAAAGTTATGCTGTCTGTAGTTTGAGAATACTGCATGTCTTTCTTAGACTCTAGAATATGCTTGTGTCCGATGATTTCTCCCTCACCTAACACAATACGTTTTGCTTTTTGCATGTTATTTTATTTTTTTTATTTGTTTAAAAATATCTATTAGTCCATATACACAAACTGAATAAAGAACTAATATTATTACACCTGCTAAAATTTGCATAACTTTTAGTTTTCATTAACATCAGACCAATGTTCTAAGTCATAAGTTTCATATAAGTTTTCTAGCATTTCCTCAAGTTTATCATTAGCTTGATCTATTGGATTATAAGCTAAACCTGCTTTAAATGCAGCTTCTGCTAAGTTTTCACAACTATCAATATTACCTATTCTAGATACTGCTGAATTTAATTGATGTTTAATCTTAGCTAAATCTGTATATAATGCTTCTATCTCTTTTATTCTTGCTATTTCAAGAACTTTAAGATCTACTGCAGCTTGGTTAATTTCTTTTTTAACTACTGCTTCTTCTGTTTTAATTTTTGGTTTTCTACCTCTAGGCATAATTTTTATTTTTTAAGTTTCTGAATACATTAGTGATAAATATTGTTCTTTAGAAAGATGATATGGATTAAAAGTAGATACTGTAGCTTTAGCTTTATCTTTCATTTTAGCTACAATTATATCACCTTGTCTATATATCTTTTCTACGTTCTCTTCTGGTACATCTATTCTAACAGTCCAAGCTATAGCTCTGATAGCATCTGCTCTAGCTTCATTATCTTGATCACCTGCCCACCATGTACTACCTAATGCTGCTTCTCTTGGTACATACAACCAATATTCTCTATTAGTAGTAGTACACCAACATCTAACTGCATAAATATGTTCTCTAGGTTCATTACCCCATCTGTCTGTTTTAAACATCTTTTTAGCATCTAGTTCATATAGTTCATACACATCTTCAAACGTATATGTATACTCATTAAGCTCATCATCCCATCTTGTTCTATTCTTATCTATCACTTGTTTGTCTAGAAGTTTAGGATCAAGACTCTTAAATAGTTTTTCTATACCAATAGCATCAAAGAACACTCTTCTGTCTTCTGTATTTTCTTGTTGAAGAGCTTCTTCTACTGTGACAGGTTCTATTCTGTTCCAGCATTCTTCTACAAACAATCCAAAGTCTTGTAACTGGTCGTGTGTAATAACATCTTTAAAGAAGTCTCTAATATCATCTTGATACTTGGTCTTCCAAAGTCTTAGTGCTGCTGTAAGATGGTATCCATCTCTACCGTTAACTACATATTTATAATTTGCATAACTACTCTGCATGTTCTTCTTCGTTTAATTGTTCGTCAATAGCGGTTACTGTTTCTTCATCTAGTTCTAATACTATACCTCTTTCTTCATTGGTCATTACTTGTATGTCCACTTGTTTTATGTAGAAAAGTAAATCATCACCAGACTCTACAGCATCAGCTCTTTCTAATATCCAGCTGTCTGTACAACTGCTAAATTCATAACCTTCACTAGACTTATAATTAGCAAAAAGATCAGTAAAATCTTTTCCTAAATCTGTCTCTAAGTTACTACAAAATTCTGTATGTTCATCAGTTAGAAAGCCATTTTTTACAAGTAATCTTACAGACATTTGTGGCTCATCATCATAGTTAGCTTCTACTTCTACATGTAATGTATCAAACCATAATTTTTTAGGAACTCTAACAGTAAAGTCTACATCTAACACTTCACTAGTATCTTCTCCGTAGAAGTCTGTACCCTCAAAAGCATTCTTCTTTGGATCATATATAGCTTCACCGCTAGCATTAAACTCTCCTGCCCATGAACCATAGTTAAGAGTGTTGTCTATTCTTTGTAACAAACAGTCTGCATACTCATTGTCTATAGTTTCACCATCTATCTCAAAATAACACCAGCCACTATCTCCACCACCTTCCCATTTCATTTTAATTTCTCCACCTTCATCAGTTTTTTCTTTTAGCCAAGCTAAGATTGATTTTTTCATGTTATTTAGTTTTTAAATGTTGAGGTTTCTTTTTTCTCCAAATATATTTTGTTATTAAAACAAATAAAATTAATTGTAAAGGCCACACCCAAACTCCTAACAAGGCTGCAATAGCATCTGATGTTTTAGGTTGGGTTTTCCATTTTGAGTATCTATAATACCATATATTAAATATGGATACAAGAAGACCAATAAGATAATAAAATAGTATTATTATAAAATAATAAGTTATTGTTATAAATTCTTTTTCCATGTTTAAATGTTTACTGTGTAATCTAATTTTTCTTCTCTAATTTCTTTTAATACTTTTCTACCTTCTCCAGGCTTATACATCCAACCAGCCTGGTTCATTTCTTTTAGGTAGTCTGCTATAGTGGGAATAAATCCCACATCTTCCATAACGTGTTGTTCTCCTATAGCTCTTACTGGTACCATTTTACCATCAGAGTTGGTTATATATGTACCAAACTGTTGTTCTAGCCAAAAAATACCCTCAGAGTGGTGTCTGAGGGCTCTATGACGCATGTCTGGAAAGTGTGCTTTAGTTTCATCAAACCAGTTATGTAATTTTATATAATCTTCTATACTACCTCCATGTTTCTTTTTACTAGAGATAGCGTGGTGTAAGGGATGGCTCATTATTCATAAAGTTTTAATAATGGATATTCTTTGTTCCATCTGTTTACTAAGTCTTTCCAATAGCCTCTTTCACTACCATATCTCTGAATAACTTCTACAAGTTCGGGATATCCTTTAGCAATCTTGGCTTGATTATGTACATCTCCTTTAAAGATGACATTTATAAGAGAGGTCATAAATGAACCTTCTTTACCTAATTTAAAAAAGCAGAATATTTCTTCTGCATCTGTAATTTTAGTTATTGTTTCCATTATGTAAGTGTTTTTATGTATATGCCTAATGCATTTAATAGTTTAATTTTATACTCTGCATCTGTAGGGGCATCTAGTATAATTTCTCTAAGAGCATGAAAAGCTTCATCTCTTTTATCAACTGGGGGTGTTGTCTGTTTCTGTTCCATTTTCGTTTGGTTTACAAGTTTCACAATATTGTGCTGGTAGCATGTTTTCATCTTCTGATAGAACTAAGAATAGCTCATCATTAGTTAAGTCTGCTCCTGTCTTAATTATCTTATGACAATAAGAACATAGTACGGCTAGGTTGCCATTATTAAATTTTACTGTAGCTTTCATAAATTACAATGGTTACAATATTCTTGTTTTATATATTGATGTATAGCAGAATCCTTAACATAGACTATTCTATGTATAAACACCATGTACCAACATATTATTTTATTTCTTATTTTCAACTAGACGTAGTATTAGTAGTATGAAAAATATTCCAGCTATAAAATAAGGTACTCTTGTAAGTCCCTCATCTAAGTGGTAAAAGTCATTGTCTTCTGTAATTCTAAGAAATATTAATAGATGTTTCATAGGTTATATGTCAGGTTTAAGCTGATGTTAAAGATATAAAAAATCAGTCAGGGTGGGATTTTCACCCACACACTCTCTGCTACAAGCAAAGGCTCTAAGAGTTGGAGCTACCTGACTAATAAGATTTTGCATGAATTTTTACTAAAACTACATGCAGTTTTGTCGCAAATATCTACTAAATTTGTGACCAATTTCCTTAAATTAGTAACAGATTTGTCAAGTTTTTGTTACAGTTTACTTGACATCTTTATCTGGTTGTTCCCAATACCTACAGTAGAAATGTTCTCCTAGTTCATCTATTAATTCTTGAGGATAACCTTCTTCTACTAACCAAGTTAGAGAGTCATATCTTCTATCTTCAGGAATAGGTTTAGGAAACCCATATTTCCACCCTGATGGTGGGTCACATATTAGTGCCATAATGGAAAATTTTCTATGTTTTTAGTGTTATAGTGGAAAATATTCTACTATTTCATTATTTTGTCTATAATTTTTAATATAATAAGAGTTATAACAAACCCTGCTGTAAACTGTATCATTCCAGATACAGAATCATTTACTGCATAGTGTAGTATTGCTAATCCTATTATAAAGAATACTAGAAAAAGAGATAGATTAAAACATCCATCCTTCTGTTGCTGTTTATTTAGTGGTAGATCTCTCATAACTTAATTATTTACTATTTTTTGCCAAATCTTTTTTACAACATACTTAACTGTTTCCCAAAGTATTATTGTTATAACTAATGTTTTTTTCATTGTTTACTTTTTAATTGTTCTCTATACCATTTAATTGCTGCTACCCAAGCAAGTCTTGCAGAATCTCCTGTATATCTTTCCCAAGCAACATCCTCTATTTCTTCATCTGATATTTCTGTGGTATCAGTACAATGGTTTAATAGCACATCCAATGCTTCAGTCAACTCTTTTGGTTCACTCATTACTATATCAGCACCTAATCTCCATTGCTGATGTATCTTTAAGATACTTATTGCTTCTGATATTATCATAATTAATCTTTTTTAGCTTGTTTTAATTGTTCTCTATACCAAAATGCACCTTGTTCAAAATGCAGTAATGGTGGTCCATAAATAACACTGTTGTCATAATCTCTTGCTGCTTTCTCTATTTCTTCATCTGATATTTCTTGTTGGTGAACTTCTACCATTTTGCTGATGTCAGAAATATGGTTATTACTTTCATTACTTACAAAAGTTTTATGATAATATTGTTCTCCCAATGTAGGATATTCATTACTAGAATAAGAAAAATTGGAATCAACAGCATCTATTATCTCTTGCTTGTGCATTTCTTTGGCTTGGTTAAGTATTTCAAAATTCTTTTCTTGGAAACCTCTTTCCATTAATTGTTCTATTAACCATTCTATTGATGTCATATGTTTACTTTTTTAGGTTGTTTACGTTTACGTAAACTGTTGTTTATTATCTACAAAATAGGTTAAAATGTAGGTAAATATCATCACAAAAAGCTATTTTACTGTTTTCTGGTGGGATTTACCAACTCTAATACAATCTAGATTTCTAGTAAGTATATCTACACCTTTTAATGCTGCTAAATACTTTTTAATAGCTTCTACTGTTACATTGTTACCACCTTCACATAATGAAATAGTACTTCTATGAAGTCCAGATTTTTTTGCAAGTTCCTCTTGTGTAAGTTTTCTAGACATTCTTTCAGTTTTTAGTATATTACCTATGTTAAGCACTAAACTTACTAGAGAATTAAACTTAGCATCATCATCCTGAGTTCTTACTTTATTAATAGTTTCAGGTAGTGATTGAATATTAAAAAGTTCTGGATTTAAATCATAATGATAGTCTATCCAGAACTTCTCTCTTTCTGTTAAATTTTCTAATAATATATCTCTTTCTATAACATCAACAGCTGGTACCAAACCTAAACTTTCAAGCTGGTTTACCCAATCGTTAACAGTTTTACTATGAGATTTTGTTAAGTGTTTAAGAGGTCTTTCATAACCTACTGTAGTCTTACCAATGTAATAGTATACATCATTTCTAGGGTCTCTGAGACCATAAATTAAATTTGTCTTCATAATACAATGTACAATATATCCATCATTATACCAAATATTTTGAAGTTTTTAACTTAATGTATGGTTTTTAAGACATTTACAATATTGCATACTACAATATGCTTTTAAGCATAATGGGTCATTAATGCTACATATAACATACATTATAACTAGTAATATAATACCTATTATGCCCTGTTTTGTGTGTTTTATGACACATTATAGGGTGTTTAAGTAATATATTACTGAAGTCTAGACTCTGAAAACCCAAGATCTTTAGCTGCATCTGGGTTAAGCTCAATCCATGAATGGCACGACCTACATACAGCAAGCCATGTGTTCATGTTTAGATAGTTGTCTCCTATACGGCCAGCTTTATGGTGTACGTCATTACTTAAACCTGTACAGCCAGGCATTCTTGCTTGACAGTTAGTATGTAATGTTAAGAATGCTAGTCTTTTCTTAGAATACTCATCCATAGCCACCTGCCTCTTTTCAGAGACAGGAGCTATAGATTTAGGCTTTTCTATTTTGTACCAGCATTCTTTACAATACTTATCTTTCTTGTCAGACTTCCATATGTGTTTTAGACTTTGGCAGCCCCGACACATCTTTAGTTTCTGCTGCATCTGTTTTCTTTTTTCTAATGATTAATCCGTCCTTTACAGACTTACCCAATATACTAACAGGTTGTCTGATAGTATCTAGTTCTAAGGGTCCGTCTTTTAAAAGTTCTGCTAGAAGAAGACGATCTAAGTCATCTTCAGGTGATAGTATTAGCTGTACAGTTCCATTGGTAACAAATATGTGTTCCATGTTTAGGTTTTAAGTTAGTTGATAAAAATTGTTCGGTAGGAAGCCATATTCCATAAGCTTGTTAGCTATGGCTTCTCTGGTTATTCCGAGATCTTTAAACGTAGTGTTAACGGTTAGGTTATCATCATAACCTTTTACAGCTGTCATCTGCTTTATAATAGGAGAGTTAGGAAATAGCTTTATAAGTAAGCTATCTATCTTCTCATTTATAAGTTCTTGCTTCCAGCGGTTCAGTATGCGGTGAGCTTTGGTGTATGTAACAGTGATGTTAAACTTACTAGTTTTAGACATCTGCTGTATTTCTTCCTTTGTATATGCAGAAAAGCCATATACAATCTTGTTATACATTTCTTGTTGTAATAACGTAAAATGTTTAGTTTCAGTATGTTGGTACTTACTTGTACCCTCCACCTGAATTTTATTAATAAAGCTATATCTACTCTCATAGTGAGTAAACATATGCTTGTTAACATCTCCATAAGATATAATTATACCTTTAGAGTTAGCACTAACTGTTTTGTTAGAGTTCATGATTTAATATTTAGTTGTTAAAGATAATACTAATTTCTATAAATAAAAAAGGGCTCGGTTTCCCAAGCCCTTTTTTAACCTAAAACATAACCATCCTAGAGAGTAACTGGTTCTTTATCAGAAGTTAAGTTAACCATAGCTCTTTGTGCAGCTTGTACTTCTCTAATTTCTTCAGAGTTATTATGAGTAATTAACTCATCAAACGCATTAAGATTAGAAGTAAAGAATGTCTGCCTGTAGATAGGCTGATCATCTATACGACATATAACACCAGTATCACCAGCAATCTTCAGATCTCTATCTGGATTAACAGGATTAAATGGTTCTAAACTCTCGCGTACTACAATCTTACCAGGAATCTGTGTTCCTTCTTTGTAACCTGTACCCATTAAATCTTCCACCTTACCTTTGATAAGAGCGGATCTCTTTACATTACGTAACCAACCTTCATCATTAATTTGTGTAGTTGTTTGTTCTACACGTAAATACCCATACTCTGGGTTGTTTGTAGAAACGCCTATTACGTTTCCGTTCTTGTCAGCAGCAACTGTTACTTTTTCGTTCATGCTTTTTGTTTTTTGTTATAAATAAAAATCCCCAGGTTTATACCCAGGGAATGACTACACACATTGAAAACTATTATTCAGGTTCTATATCAGCATCTAAATCCATAAGCTTGTCTATTTCTGGTATGTCTGTGATATCTGGTAGTATATACTCATCATCGATAACACTGCTTGGCCTATTTAATATAGACCCGTGCCATGGGTTCTCCACTACATCACCATAGTTATAAGCTATCAGATACTCCAGTTCTTCATCCGACATTTCTATAAACTGTTCTGTGCTTATCTCTATACATTTACCGTTTGGTAACTGATAAATCATTGATAAACATTATGTTGTTATAAAAATAACAATATAATATTGAATAAACTAATAGTTTATACAGAATAGGTGGATAATAGAGCTATAATTAAGCGTCTAATGGTGGTTTTGGATAACCTGTGCTTTTTTTAGCTTTTGGTTTCTTTTCACCACTCATTTGCTGTTCTTTAAGTTTCTTTTTCCAATAGGCATTAGTAGTATTAATATGCTCTTGCTTTTCTGCAAGTTTGCCACTACATTCTTCTAATGCTGTTTTAAGACTTTCAACTTCTTGTTGTAAAGCTTTACTTTTTCCAAAAAGGTTTAATAAACTCATTTTATATATTTTTAAATGTTCTAAATAACCCAGTAAACCTGCCTCCAGCAGCTCCACCTTGGTTTAAATCTTCATCTAATTCTAAAGTTACATTATCTACAATATCTCCATCTTTAGTAACTTGTTTACCGTTTCTGTGAATGTTGTATATAATAGTTTCAGTAGTATCTTCTGTTTCCATACTCACTATAACCACTTCTTTCTTAATAGGTATAGCTTTCCAGTTTTGTTTATCTACATCAAAGTCTGCACCAGCTATTCTCACCCAAGCTTCTGCTGCCCATGTTATACAATAAGGCTTGAACTTTTGTTTCATAGCTTTAAATGCTGGTGGAAGCTCTTCATTAACAAACCTATCTTTAGAATCTTCAGATTCCATATAATGAGGTGGTATAAGCATATGAACAAGAGCTGGTTTTTTAGAATCTTTAGTATCTATATGATCTGCAAACACTGTTATGTGTGCAGGTATGCTACCTATTTCAGACATCATACCTGTAAGATGATCTATGTAGTTTTCTTTTAAACTACTGTATTCTTCTTTTGTCATTAAAATAAGTTTTGAATTTTATCAGTTAAATTATCCCACTGATCTGCTAAAAAGTTTAATACAGTGTCAATTGTTTTATCAAACCAACTATCTCGGGTTTCTGTTATGGGTCCACTAGTTATACTACTATGAATTGCCACATAAAACATACCAAAAGCTATTAAAAATGTAAATAAATAAACTTTAAATTCAGTTTTAATAGTATCATATTTATGATATTCTTTTGGTTCCATTTCTATATCAAGTATACCATTTTTTATAATCTGAAATGTAGTAAGTTTTTTACTTTTAGGACCTTCTGTATTAATCTTTGGTAATTCTTTTCTATAAATTTTATTAGGGTCTGGTTTCTTTAAAAAGGTCATACACTACTTTTTTTAATTAATTCATCTATAAAGTTTTCTACTTCTAGACGTTGTTGCTCATCCAAATGTATAAGCTTATCATTGATAGCTTCTATCATGAATGAGTCTCTAAGTTCTTGTTTAAATACCTCTCTGTTTTCAGGTGTAAGTCTATCACGCATACTATGTATAATAAAATCACATTTGTTAATATAGTTATTAAACAGGTCTTTAACGGTTCCTTTGGTTTCTCTTTTAACATCTTCTAAATACTCTCTAGCTATGTTTATATGATGTAAACTTTTAGCTAGAGAGTATGTAGTGTCCACAAAGTTTTCTTTTTCCATTATTTAGTTTTTACATAAACCTTCATAACATCGTTTCTGTATCCAACTTCTATACTTAGATTTTCACCTATATAGAAAGACTCATCATCATTTATTATTTCTATGCTTGTAGCATTAATGTGTGACTTTTCTATTTCAGGTTCTGGAAAACTAGAACGTGCTATTTTTACACAATATAGTTTAAACTCTACTAAATAACAAAGACTATATTGTACAGAATATTCTTTAAACTTATCAAATACACCCATTTGATCTTGTTGTTCAGGATGTATAGGAAAAGATCTTTCTTGACCTTCTTGTGTAACTAACCATTCTGTTTGGTTATATTTTAGATTTCCATTCATTTGATTGTTTTTTTAGGTGTTTTACTAATAACGTTGCACATATTACAGATGCTGTAGATGTACATGATGCTAAGATTAATAATGTCATTTTCTATAATTTTTTAAAGATGGTTGGGAATATTTCCATGTGCTATATTTCATAGCTCTGTTTATTTCTCGTCTAGTGGGTGTCTTACAAATTGTCCTACGAGTAGAACAACTTGCAAGCACCACAAGCAATATAAGAGCTATCCTCATATGCTTTTAATAAAAGTTGTTTCTAAAATGTCACCCTTGTACAAACCATACTTTTCTTGAGAGTTTATAAATGATAGCATAGCAAATAGTTCTGCCATCTCAGCATAATCCATAGCTTTACTAAACTTTGGATTAACTACATAACCATCACCATCATCAGTGACAGTCATAATCTTTTCTCCTCTTCTGTTTTCATTCCAATAATGGTTCATACTATAAGACATAGTATACACTATTCCTGCATCTGTAATTTCTACAGATACATCATAATCATGACTGTAACCATCACCAGCTGTATCTACAATTTGAAATGTTCTTTTGTTCATGTTTTAAATTTAGATTGTTTCTAATTCTGTTTGTTTTAATAACTCGTCCATACTAAAGTCTGTATCATTACAGTCTTTAATAAGTTCTATGAGCTTTTCTAAGTTTTCTTGTGTAAACGCAAACCTATGAGCAAGAAAATACTCATACGGATGACAAGACTCATCAAGTTCTATCTCTGCTAAATGGAACGCTAATTGTTTTTGTGGCAGTACAGTGACAGTGTATATCACTGTGTATGGCTCACCTTTTTTAACCCATTTGTTAGCAGGTATTTCCTTGGGTCTGTCTTTATCATTTATACATATGCATTCTACCATATAACAAAGTTAATACATCCGAGGGACATACTTTCTAATTTAGAGATACCATTGATCCCATAGCTACTTACATTTTCTCAGTTCCCAGGCCCTATCTGTCATGCGGGTTGATACTTATGTGTTCACCGTACATACTTGGATCCCACTTCTATACTCGTATGGCTCCTCAGATCGTATATTATTTTAATAAAATGGTTTTAAATGATTGACCAGCTCCTCTTCGTTCACGAGATATTATCCCTTTCTTAAGAAGCTGGTCAAGTATTCTTTTAACAGTGCTATGTCCTACATCACATTCCACTGCTATCCTACTAACGCTAACGTGTAATTCGTTATTTATATCTGCATACGTACATAAGTATGCATAGATGGCCTTTTGGCCGAAGTTTAAAGAAGGGTCTATTATAATGTTCTTATTAACAATACCATAAGCATTACTAATACGTGGATTTTGTTTCATTGTTGTTTTGTCTTGTGTACAACAAATATAAACTATTCCATTATATCAGCAATAAGCTCCATGTATTTGTCAAAATTGTACCCACTCTTTTTAACCATCTTAACTCTTTTTACAAGATTAGTTGGTGCTAAACTTCTCACTTCATCAGCCTCATCCATATCTAATTCTTTAAGTCCTGCTAATAGCTCCAAAAGCTTCATCTTAGTTCTTGCCTCTTTAGTTGTATCATCACTAAGAATCTTATAATGTGCAAGAGCTTTATGAGCTAAATCATGTGTGTTATTAAACGTTAACAACATATAATCATACTCTTGCTCATTAGCTAAGGCTATAGCTTTCTCTAGTATCCCAGTAACAGTGGTTAACTGTGCAGGAACATCATCCTTGTTATCAAATAACTCTTCTTTTACAAGAGTGTTACTGAATGTAGAGAAAAATATCTTCTCTCTAACATTGTCTTTTACTTCATCTGATAAACACAATGCTTTATGCATCTGTTCTTCTTCATGCTTAAATTTTAGCATAATTGTAAATTTTTAAGTGTATAAAAAAATACAGGGCTTAACCCACCCTGCATGTATTACTACTAGTCACTGCAGCAGCTCTAAGGCTCCACATATGGTAGATACAGGACAAAGTCCCAACGTAACAAGGGTGTAATAGGCTGATCACAATTACAGGTTATGTTTTCATCCCTGATTAGTCTAGAATCTTGTCTAGACACACGTTCATGGTTGATCAGTGTCCTGAGTTGGATTGGTTAGAGCAAGAACGTGCCCCTTATTCCTACACTACTCGCGATAATGTAGGTACTAGCTTATGCTAGCCTCACCTATTTTAAAACTTGATGTTTAGAAACATCTGTCCGTTTTCATTTGTAATGTTCCAGTTGTTTACTGGAATTTTAAATTCATTCTTTGATATTTTTGCTACAGAACTATCTTTTACAAGATCTGCTTTAGGCATAACTGTTTTATTTCTTGGAGGTTTTGCATTTCCAATGTTTAATTTCTTTCTAAACTCATAAACTTTTAATCCTGCAGAATGAAAAGATCTATTATAGTCTTTACAAAACTGTTCAAGTAATTTTTTATTAACAGGAGCTTCTGATACAGCAAGCTGATGTAATGCATTAAGTTCTTCTCTAGTGTAAAATCTTAGTCCTTTTGACATGGTTTTTTAATTTAAATGTTTTTAAAAATTGGGTTTAATTAACACCATAGGTGTTGTATCATGATACTGATAGACAGTATATGATAAATCTTCAAAATGCAGTATATGCATTTTGTAGTTGTTTGTAACCTGTACATTTAGTTGTATGTACGGTTTAAGATTGCTTACTAGTTTACAAAACTTCTTTAATGTAGGCATTAAACCTATTTTTCTTAAAGCAAGTGTAACAATAGCATTCTTCTTGAATCTTTGTATATGGGGTGCTGCATTCTTAATAGTACAACAAAAGTCAAGATCGTACAATACATCCTGATATAAATCAGCAGTGTATATATCTTGATACTTTACAACAGTTTTGATAGGTGGTTTAAAGTCTGCCATTTGGTAAATGAGATTAACATAGTCTCTTTCATACACTTCGGCATGTTTTATACCTTTACTCTTAACAAAAGAAAGATAATCAGTAATGTTTGGACCAGCCAAACCAATTAACTTATTTATCCCTCTTCTTTTAAAGTCATCAAATACTATCTGTTGAACTAATTTTTTATTGTGTGCTTTAGAGTAATCAGTTTTTCTCATAAACTAGAATTTATCTATTATCTCATAAAGCTTACAGGCTTGTGGGTAATCTGTAGCCCACACTCTTATATCTTTAATAACCCACATGGATAATCCAGACTCTAGGTTTATTTCATCTGGTGGTGGATGTAATTGATTATCTGCAGATGTATATCCTGCAGAGTCATACTGTGGACCTTCATCGTTCATTTGGTCTATGACCAAGTCTTTCATTTTTCCCATATAATAGGTTTTAAAATGTTATTAAAAGTGACACTCTGTTCTTCCCAACTTATAAGTGTCGTGGCTGTCCCTGCAGGAGGCTCTCTGTTCTCCCGTGCTGTTTTGTCTAGGCAGGTTAGGTAAACATATTGAATTGTTGATTCCAGGATGTTCTCCTGGATAGAACCATGTCCTATCAGCATACCTATATGGTTGTTATACCATTTCTTATCATGTAAGGCACACTAGGCAGTAACTACTTGCCACGTATCTTAAATATCACCATCATATTCAGCAGCTTCTTGCTCAAGTTCTTTAACCCACTCTTCTTCAAAGCTTTTTGTAATATTACATGGTGATGTTACATTTGGTTTATTATCTGCTAACAACGTCTCATAATAGTTTAAAATGGTTGCTACAGATGCAAACGGTAACACTTTACCATCTATAAGATTAGTAAAACGTTTTATGGTCTCTCTTTGTGCTTGTTCTTTAGTCATAAAATTTAGTATTTACCATGTCATTAATTCAGATGCAGTGAATAAATAACTAGAAGAAGCTATAATGCTTTCATCACAATTAAACCATGGACTATTATCTTTTGAGTTTCTAATTATATGCGGACTTTGAGCTGGTGTATATCCTTCTGCTAACATAAACATCTTATGTCCTTCAGCATTTTCTACAATATCTATTACAATTTGTACATGACCAGGAAAACCACCTCTTATAAAAACATCACCAATATGTATATCTTTTATATCTCTTGGTTGTAAATGTTTACATAAAGACATGCTACCACACATACCAAACACTGTTTGTTTATACTGTTCAAAGTTATTATAAGGACTAGACAATGTATACACACCGTTTTCATTGTCATAAAATACAATATCTCTATTCTGAGTTCTTAAGTACAACATTCTAAGTTTCATTACAAAATCTGCACACTGCTCTAACTCACCATCAAGAGGCAGTGCTATAACTGCATACTGATTTTGGTCATCTCTTTTTTCTTTATTGTAATAATAAACTGTGTTATCATTTGATAACTCAAGAGTTCTTAAAAAAGTACCAAATGACGTATCAGAAACTATTGTTCTTTTATATCCATTGGGTGCTTCAATAAGATCAATAGTTTTTAGCTTAGAATAATACATATCATCATCCATTCCATAAACTAAATGTTCTTCGTCTTTTGTTGTTCCTATAGAACAAGAAAAAAGAAAAGGAAGAACTAATAATGTTATCTTTTTCATTGTTAAATATTTAAAAGTTTAATGTAGATGAGCCCCTACACTTATAAAAGTTTCAGGGCTCCATCATACACCTTATGAGTTTAATAAGGTCTATTTATCCTACGCTCCATGTGTTTCCATGATTGGTTACCATGGCATCCATATCCTGTACGGCAAGAGGTCATAGCAAATAAGACTAAACTACCAAGCGTAATAATTGTCAATAATATTTTAATAATGGTGTATTTACTCATGTAAATGTTTTTTAAGTGTTATGATGTCATAAAAGGATGAGCCCACCAGTGAGCTCTAAACATTACCATTATACTAATATAGTGGTATTGTTTACAGCCCATCAGTGGGCTCATGGTAAAATAACAAGAATTATAAACTGTAGCTAAACACTAGTCCAATAGTAGACAACGGTGTTTGTAATCCAGATAGGTAATATCTAGCATCTACGCTGATATGTCCTTTCTGATAACCTAAGTATGGACTGTAGCCAAACTCTGTGCTACCATATCCCTTTTTGGTTGAGATGGTAACACCTGCAGCAGCACCAAAGTACCACTGATCAGTTACAGAGTATCTTGCACCCACAAACACAGGAATCTGTGAAATTGGAGCATCTGTAGCTGTTAATCTAATGTATCCTACATTAGCTGTTGCAGAAATCTTTTTAGAAACCTTTTTAGAGGCTTCTAACATTGTGCTACCAGCATTAATACTTGTGCTTGTAACATTAGCTGGTAGACTAGTTACTACACCTACTTTGTAGGACATTTTTGTTTTCTGGGCATATGCGGTAGTTGTAGCACATGCTGCAAGAATAAGAATGAATTTTTTCATTGCTGTTTTTTTATGGTTTGTTAATTAGTTACAAATATAAGGATTATTGATTATCTTCTATCATAAGACTATCTAATGATCCGTCTAACTTAATCGTACCCACTGTTCTACCATAATCATATACAGTGATGCTATCATCTGTAATGATAAACTGATATTCTGCAGTGTCTTTTATACGCTGTAATTCTTTAACTTTTCTACGTTGTTCAAAAGAGTACATAAAGCTTACTACCAATCCTGTTAGTAGTATTACTATTATAGCAATGTTAAGTGCTGTTTCTTTAATAGTCATGTTTAATGTTTTTAAGATTAATGTTTAAAATACCAGTCTCCAAATCTTATTACGTTTTCGTTTATATATCTAGCACCTCTAAAGAAATCATCTTGAGAAAACTGCCATAGATACATAATACCACCTAATAACATAGATAGTATAAACAATACTGCCCATACAGGAGAAATTAATACATACTTCATAGTGTATATAATTTAAATGATGATGAAATAAAAAAGTGTTTTTGCTCTAAGAGCTCTGAGGTTGACACTAAACCTTCCTACTATCTTATATTTTACTCACTGGTTTCTTGTTATGTATTTCGTTGATAGTCTCCATTATTAGTGGAGACATACATATCCATAGAAACCAATAAAGAACGCTTACACCCCAGAAGTTTCCGTTCTGAAATATATCTAAAGGATTGTAACTAAAACCAGTGAGAATAAAACCCATCCATACTAGTATAAATGGTATAGCAGCTGTACTGCAAAAGATGATAAACTTTTTCATACTAATAGCCCAATAGTTCTAACTGATGGGAATCAGCTTTAATAGTGATGAAATTGTTGTTTACACTAAACTCATATATAAAATGAGCAATGTCTTTAAAGAGATAAAACTCTTTAATTGTTAATGTTACCTGTTTCATGTTAATGAATTTTTAGGTGGTTAAGAATTAATTTTGTCCATCTTTTGTTTGTGGTGTTCTTTGGTAGAAAACATAAGTTCAACAGTTTCATCTGTTGTTTTATCACTTGTTCTACCATCGTAGACTAATACCTTCTGATCTAAAGACCAGAAATACATGTCTCTAACCGTTTCAAAGGTTTCTACATCATCAGATGCTTCTTTGATTAACTTGTAGCCAACAATCTTATTGTCAGCATTACGTGTAAGTTCCATTTTCATGTTTAATGAATTTTTATAGGTGTGATGAATATGAATACAAAATAAAACAAACAGGTCCGCTAGATGTGTTAGTAGGGCCTCAGTCCCATACCTGTTTTTTTCCTATATGCAACAGATGTAATATATCCGCAACCTTTTTTAAAGGGTTACATTGACGTAGATAACCACTGCCACTTGTTGAAGGTGGACGCCCTTATGTGGATTCACTACAGACATATTATATCTGATGCATTAGGAATAGTGGGCTCGTTACCACCATTGGAAGGTTGTTTTACATTACACACCATGGCCTACAAGCGGTGCAACCCTGATCCAGGGAATTAGAAGTTGGTTACATAAATGAGCCACTTAACGTATGGCTTGGGTCAGCATAATGTTCCCCTTACGACTTTGTTTGTTTACCTTAAGCTAATAGCATTGTTGTTCTCCTTATGCTTAGAGCCTTTTCCCTATGATGTTCAGTACTTAAGATAACGGGACATACCTATCCTGTTAGGTATAATTAGATTTACTACTGTATTGCTCTCTATTACAGTAACTAGAGTATCACTAGTCATTCGGTAGCCTTTTATCTCCCTTATGAGCAAAAATTGGGCTGTACACACCCAATGCTTTAGAAACAAGCCATTACATCATCTTCTATAGTGAAGTGTATCCACTGTCCTCTAAACTGGAACTTACCTCTGATAGGACTGTACCATTCCATTATAGTGGTGTAATCTAAATGGTTAATATCATAGGCTATCACCCATGAACCATTTATCTTCCTTGTTTCTACACTATCTTCAGACTTTCTATCAAAGAAGCCCTGTAACAGTTCCTTACCTCTTGAACAGCTAGAAAGAGTTACTACTTTAACACCATCAAATGGGTTAATTTCTTGTTTTTTAGCAATGTTATAATGTATCATCATGCTAATTGTGGCTGTGTATGGTAGCCTTACCGTTTGTTTTAAAAAGAAATGGTTGGCCTCCCTATTACTAGTTCAGCCAACCTTAAATAACTATAGAGCAGCTTCTACAACCACTCTGTTCCAATCAGTATGTTTAACCCATTGAGTGTTGGTATCCATTTCTCCTTTCTTATTAGGAACCTGATACTCTATTCTCAATTTTTGATCTCCATACTCATTAATCTCTATTATCTTACCACTCTTTACAGAACCATAACAGCTGTCGTTCTTCTCAATAGACTCAGGTGTCCAATAAGCATAAGCTCTAAAGCCAGAGTTAGAACTAACTTCATCACCTACTTGAAAGTCAATAGTTGTAGGATAACCATTAAGAGAGTTATATAGATATCCTAATGAACCATCGTTCATCATTCTACCTACTATAGCTTCTGCTACCAATTCTTTGTGTTTAAACTCTGGAGACATAGAGTCTAATAACATGTTAGCAATAGAGTCTACTGATACTTCTACGGTGATAACTTTATTAAAATTTTTCATAACTGTTGTTGTCTGTTATAGAGAGACATACTCTTTAAGGTTGAGCTACCATGCCCTTCTGTTATTTATCATTTGTTTATACTCTCTGAAAGGAACACATAAGAGTTATAGCTATCTGATCCGACCCAAAATGGTCTGTATAGCTAAATAGAAATAGTTTAAGAAAAGATGTGTTGGTTGTCTACTACACATATAGACACACATAACTCATTGATTATCTGCGGATTGTATGGTAATGTTGTGTATATATAATAAAAAAGAAAGGGCATTAGCCCTTTCAATTAACCTAATGCTTCAGCTTCACGCTTAAGCTTAAGAGTTTCAGTACGGTTACGTAAAGACTGAATGCTTACTACTTCGACAAGAGAGTAAGCATCTTGAGCTACAGTTCCCGTGCCCGAAGGGTGTGGTTCGCCTTTCTTAACGAACTGAACCATTCCGTCTAATCCCGCTAAGTCAACGGGTGACGACACAGCGTGAGTTTTACCGTCAATGTTAAAAGTGTTACGATAGTAGAGTACTACAACACCGTCTTGAACTTTTTGACGAGTTAATGAACCTTTAAAGGTTACTGCAGTTTGTTTTAAATGTTCTGACATAATATGTTTGTTGCAGGTTTTGACGGGGGTACCGTGTCTGCAAATTCAGGGTAGGGCTGGTTCAGGGATAGGTAACCACATTCTGTAACACGCTATATTTTCTAGGGGGTAGAAAAATATTTTTTAAAACCACAGAGAAATATTGTATATTATATTATAAACTAAATAAGACATGAAAACATTTTTTGTAAAAAAGAGCAAAGGAGCTAAGCCTGTAGTGGGTGCTTCTATAGTAGAGAAGAAACCTGCTGTAGGTGAGTATATAAATTTTAATGTTCCCACTAATATTAAATACGCACTAACTGCACAAGGTGCATTATCTGTAAGAGGTGGTGCAAAGATGAACACTTTAGTAAATGCAGATAACATAGAACTTACAATAGATACTAATTTTGATGGAAGCCTAGGAGGTACCAGTTTAACTTTTAGTACAGCTATTGCTCCACTTAATGCAGATAACACTATAGGTGCATTATTAAATGCTCTTAACACTAGACTAGGTGGTATGGGTCATATAGTGTTAGAAGATGGTATATTCTATTTAACTAAGCTTGGATTAACTGGTGGTGAGGTTACTAATGGAGTTATAAATGGAACAAATTGGTGTTAATATAAAATTCCTATGAAATATATAACAAGGCCCTTAGAGAAATCTAAGGGCTTTGTGTTTTATAAACATAGTGTTGATAAGTTATAATCTTTAGAATAATATAATAAATTAAATTTGGCAAGTTTAAACATTTAAAGTATATTATATTATGAAACCAACTATTAAACATCTAACCACTGACGAAGGAGAAGAGCTCCTATCCCATTATAGAATATCTACAAACAAGTATGGTCAAGAAGTAGTAGTCCCTGTCGTAGACGTTAGAGATGGTTGGACCTATAGAGCTATGGCTTATCAAATGGAAAAGTCAACCAACCGTTCTAAATACATCAACTATACAGAATACCATAGATCACAAAAACCTAAACAACATATATAATATGATACACGAATGTAAAGTACAATGCCACAGTATGAACATTAAAGACATGGACGCTTTGGGCATAGAAGATAATGGTAAATGGTTACCATTTATATTTGACATGGATATGGTGGAGGCAGCCAAGCTCAGCTCTGATGAGCTAGACTCTCCAACATACAACTGCACCACTATATTTACTAGGGGTGGTGATACGTATATTATAGATACTGATCCTCAAGAGTTCTTTAAGAAGTTTACACAGTGGAACAACTTTAGTATTCTTGATAGAGAAGATGACATCTCTGATGAAAATGATTTAGAATTATAAACCAATAAAACCAATAATTATGTCAGAACAAACGACAGCTCAAGAACCAGTTCAAACACCACCGTCTAAAGAAGAGGTGATTAAGTTTTTACAAGAACAGATTGAAGTTAAAAAAGTACAGCTAGAACTTCAGGAGATTAACACTAAGCTAGCTACGTACAGAGCAGATGAGCTTAAGGCTCTTAGCTTTATAGCTCAGATTACTAATCCCCAGCCACCAGCTAATGCTCAGCCTCATGTTATTACACAGGAAGACATGGATGCCAATCCTGAAATAGCTGAACAAGGGTTTAAGGTGGGTGACGAAGTGTTAGTAGAAAAAACAGAAGCTCCTAAAGCAAGGGGTTTAAAAAAAGATAAATAATGGCTTTAGTAAACCAAATAGATAAACGTGTTAAAATGGATAGGTTTGATATTGTAAAGTATCAAATACTAACACACTGCTATCTAAACAAGATATCCGTAAGTGAGGCAGATTTAAACTGTCTCACTTATTTGGCTTTAGAGGGAGACCAAGAACTAACTGCTTTCTGTAGTAAGGCTCATGGCCAACATATATTTAGTTCTATACAGAGTGTGCGTAACTGTCTCACTAAAGCTGAGAAGAAACATCTTATAAAGAAGGAAGGAAAGAACCGTAAAAAGATATTCATCCATCCAGATTTAAAAGTGTTCTCTAAGGGGAACATTTTTTTAGATTATAAATTTTTAAGCATTGCGACCCAGGAAGTCTAAAGAGTTCATACCAATCATAGCTAATAAAGCAGATGTGTCTGTAGAATTAGCTGAGGATGTTATTCTCTACTACTGGAGAGAAATACGCAAAAGTTTGTCTGGTCTATCTCACAGCAGAATACATGTCACAAATCTTGGAGATTTTGTGACAAAACATTGGAAGATAGATGAGAAGATAGAGATGCTAGAGAAGTGGGAGGAGAGTAATAAACTAAAAGGAATGCAACAAATAACAGCTAGGTTTAAAACAGCTGAGAGTTTGTTTGATCTAAAGAACTTAAAGAAGATTGTAGAAGAAGAAAACCAACGTAAAGATTTTATAAAACTACACAAGAATGAATCTAAAAAACATAATACAGATTTGGAAAGCAAAGGGACAGATACTGGAGGGAGTGAAGAATAGTGTATTTAAGAAGGAACATGTAGAAGAGATTGCAGAAGCTAGAATGAGTATTTGTCATTTTTGTGATTTGTACACTGAAGATGATAAAGGATGTATGGTGGTAGGAACATCTCCTTGTTGCAATCAAGATAAAGGAGGATGTGGGTGTAGTCTAGGATTTAAAACTAGATCTTTATCAGCTGATTGTCCAATGGGACATTGGAAAGCTGAACTTACACAGGAAGAGGAAGATGCAATAAATCAAAAATTAAACATATGACACTTTTAAAATTCACACCACACAATCACAAGTATATAAGTATTAAACCAGAAGATGAGAAAGATTGGCTGAGTGTGACAAGTTTGATTTCTAATTTTAAACAACCATTTGACGCAGACACTATAGCAGTGAAGTCTTCTAAAAATAAAAAGAGTAAGTGGTATGGTATGACACCAGAAGATATTAAGGAAGCCTGGAAAAGTGAGGCTAAGAGAGCCACTGATCTTGGTACATGGTATCATAACCAACGTGAGACTGATATATGTGAGATAGAGAATATGGAAAGACACGGGTTCACTATTCCTATATTTAAACCCATAGAGAAAGAGGGTATTAAATACTCACCAGAACAAAAACTTAAAGATGGTGTCTATCCAGAACATATGGTGTACCTCAGATCTGCTGGCGTATGTGGTCAGTCTGATTTGGTAGAGGTGGTGAACGGGGTGGTGCACATAACAGATTATAAAACTAATAAAGAGATTAAAGTTGAAGGTTTTACAAACTGGGAAGGAAAAACACAGAAGATGTCTGGTCCAGTGTCTCACTTGGACGATTGTCATCTTAACCATTATGCTCTTCAGCTTAGCATGTATATGTATATTATTCTTAAGCACAATCCTAAGCTTAGCCCTGGCATTCTTACAATTCATCACATACTGTTCGAAGAAGCAGGTAGAGATGTTTTTAATAATCCTATATCTGCTCGTGATACTCATGGTAATCCTATTGTCACAGATATAGTGCAGTATGACCTACCATATTTAAAGCAGGAAGCAATTGCTGTAATACATTGGTTAGAAGATAATAGAAGTAAAATAAAAGCAAAATGATTATGATATTACAACTAAATCCTACAATACCAGTGGTATGTAAAGATCATGGAGATGGTGAGGCTATAATGATTATAGACTATGGACTAAATGTAAATACTGTGTGGGTAGTTAGACTACCTGGTGGTCATATAAAACACTTTTATAGTGATGATATAAGAATGTATGACAATCCTATGAATGGTAATGGGTATGATATAGATAAATCTGACTGGTCAGATAGAGTGACAAAACTACCTAAAGATGCTAAACATAATATGGATTTTTTAAAAAAAGTATAATGGAAAAAGAAAAAAAAGTTCTTAAGAATGATATTAAATATAATATACAGCTTAATGACGAACAAAAGGAAGTTAAACGACTCATCCTCGATAATCAGATTGTTGTTATCACTGGTAGAGCTGGTTGTGGTAAAAGTTTGGTGTCTGCACAATGTGCACTAGATTTCCTCTTTAAAAAAGAGTATAGTCAAATATTAGTTACAAGAGCAGCAGTTGAGGTGGGACATAGTTTAGGTTTTCTACCTGGTAGTTTAAATGATAAGTTTGATCCTTATCTAGAAGCATTTCAGGAAAACTTAATTAAGTGCTATGACAAAGTTAAAATTCAACAGATTATTCTTGATAAAAAAGTGGTTGCTCTTCCTGTACAGTTTATCAGGGGCAAAACGGTTGATGATATTCTTATCGTTGAAGAAGCACAAAATCTTACTAAAGCTGAGATGTTGGCTATTCTCACCCGTCTGGGGAGATCAGGAAGAATAATTATTAATGGAGATAATGAACAAAAAGATATAAAAGATCCATATAATGGCTTATCTTATATTATAGACCTATCTAAAAAAATAGAAGAGATTAAATGGATAAAACTTAAGCATAATCATAGATCAGATTTAGTAGGTAAAATATTAGAATATGAATATTCAAAAAAATAATATTCCAACATTAGAAGAACTTCTGAATGAATTTGAAGCTGGTAAAATAGAAGTGGGAAACTCAGCTCGTAAGTATTATATGACAGAAGCACACAAATATAAAAACATAGTAAGCTGGATACATGACCATGAACTTAAGAACCAAATGCTTCTTAAGAATATGGGCAAGAGATCTAGCAGAGATTTATTACGTAATAGTAAATAACATGATAAGACTTTTTGATATACAGGGTGGTAAAGTGATAGCTAGTGAACATTGTTATACACTAAAGTTTCTTAAAGATATAATGGATGAGTTTCCAGAAGATCATTTAAAGATATACACATATTTATTCTACATGACATGTCCCAACCCAGACATGAACCCTTTCTTTGATATTCCAGAAACAGACAAAGAAGAAATCATTCTTAAAGAAATAGATGCAGACTTTAGCATAGATGAAGAGTCTATTATGCATGGATTAAAGATGTGTGAGAAGATGTATCAAACACCTACATATAGGGCATACCTTGGTATTAAGATATTCTTAGACAACATGGCTAAGAGTATGGCAACAGAACAACTCACCTTTGGTAGAGATGGATCTAGTCCTGCACTACTAAGAATGGCTGAGAAGTATGATGGTGTACGTCAATCATTTAAAGGTGTATATAGAGACCTTATGGAAGAGCAGCAGTCAAGCGTGCGTGGTGGACAAAACTTAGCTTACGATCAATAATTTAAACCCCTATAAAACAATGAAAAAGATTTTATTTATTCTGAAAGAAAGATTTGACTATGGATCTGATACCACCACTGGTCAGGTGAACTTTGCAACAGGACTTCTTAACTCTACGCAGTACGTGGTAGATATGCTAAATAAAAATGGCATAGAAGCTAAGCTTGTTGTAGTAAAAGATAATAATAGTATAAATAAAGAAGTTACAGAATATAAACCAACAGATGTTATTATAGAAGCATTGTGGGTTGTGCCTGTAAAGTTTAAACAACTATCTACTATTCACCCTACTATTAAATGGTATGTACATTTACATAGTGACCTACCATTCTTAGCTAATGAAGGTGTGGCCATGGAGTGGATTGCTGCATATATAGAGAATCCTAATGTAATGGTTATTGTAAACTCTAAAAGATTATTTAGAGAACTTGCATTTATACTTAGACATAAACAAGACATAGAAGATGATGTGGTAGATGATAATCTTGTCTATCTTCCTAACTACTATCCAACCACCACTCTTCCTAAAAAAGATTATACATTCTCATCTGATGAAATAAACGTTGCTTGTTTTGGAGCTATACGTCCTATGAAAAATCAGCTTACACAAGCAGTTGCTGCAGTGATGTTTGCAGAAAAGGCTAAGAAGAAAGTGGTGTTTCATATTAACTCATCTAGAGTGGAACAAAGAGGTGAAGCTGTTCTTAGAAATATACAAAACTTTTTTGAGTCTATTAAAGACAAAGGACATAGACTTGTAGAACATTCTTGGTATACCAAAGAAGAATTTGTAGCTTTATGTGGAACCATGGACTTAGGTATGCAATGTTCATTTTCAGAAACATTTAATATAGTGTGTGCTGATCTTGTTAGCCAAGGTGTACCAACAATTGGTACTTCTGAAATACAATGGTTAGGTAATGTATACACTGCTGATCCTAATGATACATCAGATATAACAGACGTATTGAATAAAACATACAGAGTGCCTAGAAGAAATGTTGAAGTTAATTTTAAGGGATTGGTTAAACATTCTCAAAAGGCTGAAAATATTTGGGTGGAGTATTTTAAAAAATAAATGTTGAGTAATAATTTTATAGAGGTTCCTACATACGAGAATGGTCTCTGGACTACTACTGAGTTTCAAACAAGGGAAGAGTTCAGAGACTTTCTATTATCTATATTTAAAGAACCAGGGAAGTATGAGTTTGACGAAAGTTCTTTAATATTTAATGCTGAGGCTAGAAAGTTTCAGAAACAAAAGTATTACTGTGATGCTCCTGTAAAAACTAAAGACTTTATAGCTTATTGGGATGATCAAAAGAATAAATGTCGTAAGGGTGTAATTATTAAGAACAATGATAAGTCATGGTTTCTTAGTAGAGACTATTACATGTGGCTTAACTTTCTTCCTATTTATGATAAGGAAGAAAAGAGGTTTGACTTTGCTAAGGTGAGAGATGCACAATATCACATGGCTCTATATGAACACTTGGCAGAACTACATTGGAAGCATGCTGTAATTTTAAAGAAACGTCAGATAGCTTCTTCTTATTTTCATATGGGTAAGCTTATAAACCAGTATTGGTTTGAAGAAGGTGCCGTGTTAAAGATAGGAGCTAGTTTGAAAGATTATATTAATGAGAAAGGATCCTGGAAGTTCTTAGATGAATATAAGAACTTTTTAAATGAACACACTGCTTGGTATAGACCTAGTGAACCAGATAAGGTGGGAGCTTGGATGCAGCGTATTAAAGTGAGAATAAATAATCGTGATACATATAGAGGACTTAAGAGTAACATATCATCTTATTCATTTGAAAAAGATCCAACTAATGGTGTTGGTGGTCCCGTAACATATTTCTTTCATGAAGAGGGTGGTATTGCTCCTAAGATGAATGACACTTATGGGTTTATGAAACCAGCTCTTAAATCTGGTCATATGATTACAGGACAGTTTATAGCTGCTGGTTCTGTGGGTGATCTTGATCAGTGTGAACCTCTTAAAGAATATATACTACAGCCAGAAGAGAATGGTTTTTATGGTGTGCCATCTAATCTGTTAGACAAAGATGGTAGTGTTGGTGTGACAGGACTATTTATTCCTGAGCAGTGGTCTATGCCACCATATATAGACAACTATGGTAACTCTAAAGTGGAAGAAGCTTTAACTGCTCTTGATGAAGAGTTTGAGAAAGCTAAAAAGAATATGGACCCAGCTGCGTATCAGCTCACCATATCTCAGCATCCACGTACTATAGAAGAAGCTTTTGCTACTAGAAAGGTGAGTGTATTTCCTCCACATCTTGTTTCTAAACAGATGCAAAGGATAGCAGAGAAAGAATATCCTGTAGAATATTTAGAACTTAGTAGAAATGCTGAGGGTAAAATAATAGACAAACCATCTAGAAAGATTCCTATTATGGAATTTCCTATATCTAAGAAGACAGAAGATAAAGAAGGTGTGATATGTGTATATGAAAGACCACACAAAGATCCTACGTTTGGTATGTACTATGCTTCTGTGGATCCCGTAGGCGAGGGTAAGACTACTACATCAGACTCATTATGTTCTATATACGTATATAAAAACCCAGTGGAGATTATACAGGATGATGGGGATGGTAAGGTGAAGAATACAATAGAACGTGATGCTATAGTTGCTTCATGGTGTGGTAGGTTTGATGATATTAATAAAACACATGAAAGACTAGAGCTACTCATAGAATGGTATAATGCCTGGACTATAGTGGAGAATAACGTAGCTTTGTTTATACAATACATGATATCTAGAAAGAGACAGAAATATTTGGTACCAAAAGATATGATATTGTTTCTCAAGGACATAGGAGCAAACAGAAATGTATTTCAGCAGTATGGTTGGAAGAACGTAGGTACATTATTTAAGGGTACTATTCTATCATATGGTATTGAGTTTTTACAAGAAGAGCTTGACACTGAAACTTTACCAGATGGAACTATAGTTAAAACTATATATGGCGTACAGCGTATACCTGATGTTATGTTACTTAAAGAGATGCAGGCATACAGAGATGGACTAAACGTGGATAGACTTGTGGCATTCTGTTCTCTTATAGCATTTGCCAAGGTACAACAATCTAATAGAGGACTAGCTAAACGTATAGAAGTTAAGAAGGATAATTTGGTTAACTCCCAAAAATTTAGTAAATTAAACTATAGCCCATTTAGGCATATTGGTAGTTCTACCAAAAGTAATGGTCTTATGAGACCTTCTCGTAACGCATTTAAAAACATGAGATAAAATGAACACTATTACAATCACACCTAGTACAAATGTTTCTGTTAGCGTGTCTACAGAAAACGTAAGATTTGATGTTACAACAGCTACAGCTGAATTTGTCACACTAACTATTTAATAATCATGCAGATATATAACGCCCTACAACTTAAGAAAGGAGCCAAGGTGGAGTACAACAAGATGGGTACTCTTATACAGCCTTTTCAGTTTGTATCAGAAAAAGAAAAAGATGAAGAGTGGAGAGCTTGGAATCTTGATTGGTTAGAGTTTCAGGGAATGAAACAGTTAAGAAGAAACGCTAGACGTTTGATGAAGAACTATAAACTAGCTAAAGGTATTATAGACAAACAGGATTATATTGTAGAGGAAGATAATGAAATGGCAGATCTTATTGACACTCTTACAAAAGAAGACGTATCAGCATTTGAGCTTAAGTTCTATCCTATTATTCCAAGTGTAGTTAATGTTCTTACAAATGAGTTTTCTAAACGTACTTCTAAAATTATGTTTAGAGCTACTGATGACACTTCTTATAATGAGATGTTGGAAGAGAAACGTAAGATGTTAGAAGACATTTTAGTTAAAGATGCAGAAAGAAAAATAGGAATACAGCTTATTGATCAAGGTCAAGATATTAAATCAGAAGAAGCTCAAAAAGCTATGTCTCCTGATGCTATAAAACAACTTCCAGAATTAGAACAATTCTTTAAAAAAGATTATCGTTCTATGATAGAAGAGTGGGCTGCTCATCAAAAAACTGTAGATGAGGAAAGATTTAAAATGCAAGAGTTAGAGGAAAGAGCATTTAGAGATATGCTTATTACAGACAGAGAGTTCTGGCATTTTGATATGAAAGAAGATGATTATGAGGTGGAACTTTGGAATCCTCTACTTACATTTTATCATAAATCTCCAGACATTCGTTATGTATCTCAGGGTAACTGGGTGGGTAAAATGGATATGATGTCTATATCAGATGTTATAGATAAGTTTGGTTGGATGATGAACCAAGATCAGTTGGAAGCTTTAGAAGCTATATATCCAGCTAGATCTGCAGGATATGCAATACAAGGATACCAAAATGATGGTACATACTATGACCCAACTAGATCTCATGAATGGAACACACAAATGCCTTCGTTGGCTTATAGACAGTTTACTTCTTTGTACGATGCTGGATCTCAGTTCGGAGATATTGTACAATGGATTTTATCAGACTCTGAAGATCTTCAAGATTTTGGTAAGTCATACATGTTACGTGTTTCTACAATTTATTGGAAGAGTCAAAGAAAGGTGGGCCATCTTACTAAAATAACTCAAGACGGAGATCTTGTACAAGATATTGTAGATGAAACTTATAAAGTAACAGATGCTCCTCAGTATAACACTGTAGTTTACAAACAGAAAACAAAAGACAATCTTATGTTTGGTGAGCATATAGATTGGATATGGATTAATGAAACCTGGGGTGGAATTAAAATTGGTCCTAACAGACCTGCATTCTGGGGTATGAATAATCCAGGAGGTATCAATCCTATATATCTTGGTTTACAAGGTGGTAAACCAGGACGTGTACCTTTTCAGTTTAAAGGAGATTCCACTATATATGGATGTAAACTTCCTGTAGAGGGATGTATATTTGGAGATAGAAATACTAGATCAGTAAGTTTAGTAGATTTAATGAAACCATTTCAGATTGGTTATAATATTGTAAATAATCAGATAGCTGACATCTTAGTAGATGAATTAGGTACTGTTATCATGTTAGATCAGAATGCCCTACCACGTCACTCATTAGGAGAAGATTGGGGAAAGAACAATCTATCTAAGGCATATGTAGCCATGAAGAACTTTCAGATGTTACCATTGGATACCACTATTACTAACACTGAAAATCCTCTATCTTTCCAACACTATCAAGTGTTAAATCTAGAACAGACACAACGTTTAATGTCTAGAATACAGTTGGCTAACTATTTTAAGAATGAAGCTTTTGCTGTAATAGGACTTAATCAACAACGTATGGGTCAGCCTATTGCTCAACAACAAACAGCCACTGGTATAGAACAAGCTATGACAGCTTCTTATGCTCAGACAGAACAATACTTTGTACAGCATAGTGACAACCTAATGCCTCGCGTACATCAGATGCGTACTGACTTGGCTCAGTATTATCATTCTACAAAACCTAGTGTGCGTCTTCAGTATATTACAAGTACAGACGAAAAAGTAAACTTTCAGATGAATGGTACAGATCTTTTGATGAGAGATCTTAATATATTCTGCACCACTAAGACTAATTCTAGAGCTATATTAGAACAACTAAAGCAATTGGCTATACAGAATAACACAATGGGTGCTTCTATATATGATCTTGGTAATGTTATTAAGTCTGAGAGTATTGCTGAACTTACTGGTGTTCTTAAGAAGTCTGAAGAAAAAATGCAGGCTCAGAAACAAGCTGAAATGCAGCAACAGCAGCAGATGCAACAAGAACAGCTTCAGGCTCAGCAACAACAAATGCAGATGGCTCAACAGTTTGAAGCTGAGGAAAACCAGAAAGATAGAGATGCTAAGATAGAAGAAGCACAAATTAAAGCAGCTGGCTATGGTTCCACTGTAGATATTAATGAAAATAAGCAGTCTGACTATATGGATGCTTTAGAAAATATTAGAGCTGATCAACAACACCAAGATCAAATGAATCTTAAAAGAGATCAGGAAACTAATAAGACCATGATGACTCAGCAAAAGCTTAATGTAGAAGAACGTAGACTTCAGACACAAAAAGAAATAGCTGATAAGCAATTACAGATTGCTAGAGAAAATAAAAATAAGTATGACGTAAAGAAGCCAGCGGAAAAAAAGAAATAAATTATAGCTCTATAATCCGTTGCTTTGATATTTCAAAGAAATAATTTTAAATTTTTATAGTTTAAATTAGTATATTTTTACTGTAGAGATAAACAAAAAACCAAACATTATGATTGATAACCAAACATCTGTACAACAGATAGACCTTGACATTGACAGTTTATTTTCTGGAGCTCCTGGAGCCGATAGTATTGTAACACCGTCTGGGGAACCTACAGAGATTAAACCAAACATCTTTACAAAGAAAGGAGCTGATCTTTCTTTTTTAGATCCTGATGGATCTCAAAAAGGTGTAGAAGAAAAAGAAAAAGAAGTTTCACGTGAAACAGCAAAAGAACTTCTTACAGATATTTTAGATGAAGGGGTAGCCCCAGAATCATTTGATGATGAAGTTAAAGGAAAGGGTGGTAGACCAAAGACTGAAAAGTCTGGATTGGTAGAGTTCTTAAAAAAACGGATAGAGTCTAAAGAGATGTTTGCTTTTGATGACTACGATGAAGGTAAACAATCATTAGATGAGTATCTTGGTGGTCTTGGAGAAAAAGACGTAGAAGAACTTTGGAAAGCTAATGTAGATAATCTTAAACAAGAGGTGGCTGCATCAACACCAGCTGAGTTCTTTCAAAGTCTTCCAGAAGAATTACAATATGCTGCTAAATATGTAGCAGATGGTGGTTCTGATCTTAAAGGATTATTTGCTGCTTTAGCTCAAGTGGAAGCTGTAAGAGAAATGGATCCTAGAGATGATAATGATCAAGAGTTCATTGTTAGACAATATTTACAAGCTACAAACTTTGGATCTCCTGAAGAAATAGAAGAAGAAGTTGTAACATGGAAAGATCTTGGTGTACTTGAAAAGAAAGCTAAGCAGTTTAAGCCAAAGCTTGATTCTATGCACGAACAGATTGTTCAAGCTCAGTTAGCTGAACAAGAATATAAAAGACAACAACAAGAAAACGCAGCAGATGCGTACATGAAGAATGTCTTTGAAGCTCTTAGACCTGCAGAAATTAACGGACTGAAACTAGATAAAAAAGTTCAAGCTCAGTTATATAGTGGATTGGTTCAACCTCAGTATCCTTCTATATCTGGTAAACCAACTAACTTGTTGGGACACCTTTTAGAGAAGTATCAGTTTGTAGAACCTAACTATCCATTGATTGCAGAAGCTCTTTGGTTACTATCTAACCCTGATGATTATAGAGATTCTTTAAGAAAACAGGGAAAGAATGCAGCAGTAGAACAAACAGTGAGACAGCTCAAAACAGAACAGTCTCGTAAGTATGCTTCTACATATGAAGAAGAAGAACAAACAAAGTCTAGAAAAATAGCTAGACCACAAAATATTTTTAAACGATAATTTTATTAACCCTTAAATTTTAAGCCCTATGGCAACCCCAGTTTTAAACAATGGTATATTCCTGCGTGATAATAACTATCAGACTAGTTCGCACGTAGACTCTTACCACCTTTCTAACCTCCTTAAATCAGCTGAGCCTACAGATTTAGGTCCAGTGGATCTTTGGGCAATGGCACAAAAAGTAGAAATGCCTTTGTACCAAATGTCATCTTTTGGTGGTAAGAACGTTATCATGGTAGATAACGCTCGTGGAGAGTACAAATGGCAGATTCCTGTAGCTCAGGATCTTCCTTATTTCTTAGAAGATATTGAGTCAGGCAATGCTACAAAAGGTATTGACGGTCAAACTTTTAAGATCAAGATTAACAAACGTTACTTTGGTCATGGTGATATCATCACTTATGATAAGTACAATGGTGTGGAAATGTACGTTACTGCTGATGATGTTATTCCAGCTGGTGATGGTTTCATCTACACTGTTCAGTTGGTTAATAATGATAACAACAAGTTTTTATCTAATGCTTACATCACTACTGGTACCAAGTTGTTCCGTAAAGGTTCGGCTCGTGGAGAGTATGGTGAGCGTTTTTCTGACATTGGTAATGTATCTGCTGGTTTCCGTGAGTTCTACAACTATGTAGGAGGAGCAGAAGCTCACGTACACTATTCTATCTCTAGTCGTGCTGACTTGATGATGAAGGGTGGTATGAAAGCTGATGGTACTGTACCAGTAGTAGAAATGTGGAGAAACTTTGACAAAACTCTTGATCCTTCTATCACCAACTTGGAAACAATGGCTGAGAAGATGGGTAAAGACTATGTTAAGAAGGCTTATGCTAATGGTCAGTTGTCACGTTCATTCTTGACTACTTTAGAAGCAGCTCACTTGACTAAGATTGCTAATGACATTGAGACCTACTTAATGTGGGGACAAGGTGGACGTATTAAGCAAGATGGTCCAGATGATATCCGTTTGTCTGTAGGTCTTTGGAAGCAGTTGGATAATTCTTACAAGAGAATTTACAACCGTGGTTCATTTAACTTAGACTTGTTTAAATCTGAAATCTTTAACTTCTTCAATGGTCGTGTGGAGTTCCAAGGACCAGAGCCTAACCGTTCTTTGATTGTTCAAACAGGTATGGGTGGTATGAAGCTTGTTAACGAGGCTATTAAGAAAGAGGCAGTTAACTCTGGTTTAGTTCTTAATGCTCATGAGCTTGGAGCTGTAACTGGTAAAGGCATGGATCTAAACTTTGGATTTGCATACACTAGCTACGTTATTCCGTTCTTGGCTAACGTTAAGTTTGTGTTGAACCCAGCGTTTGATAACATCCACACTAATGATATTGAGAACCCAATCATTGATGGTTTCCCATTATCTTCTTACAACTTTATCATTTTTGATATCACTGATAATACTAACGATAACATCTTCTTATTGAAGTTATCTTGGGATAATCAATTAAAGTGGTTCTATCAAAATGGTACTATGGATTACATGGGTAGAACTCAAGGGTTCCAGTCTTCTGGAAACTTTAATGGATACCGTGTGTTCATGACACAAACAATGCCTGCTATCTGGGTTAAAGATCCAACCAAAGTGTTGAAGATCGTTATGAGAAACCCAGTTACTGGTGGTTCATTCTAATTATAACAGTACCTGCTAGCATACCGTAAGAACTGCTAGCAGGTCATTATATAGTTTAATCACAATTTAAATATAAAACAATGGCTGGTAATCCAAAAACTCCAAAAGCTGTAGCTCCTAAAACTGCTCAAATGAAACCTGGCTCTAAAGGTGTTAAGGTTGGTATGAATGCAGGAAAAGGTGTAGTAATGTCTACAGCAGTTGGAATGAAGAAAAAGAAATAATAAAATTTGTAGAGGGTCCCGTAAGATCCTCTACTTATTTATTTCATCCCCTCCCACCTATTGTGTGTAGACACACCACACTGATCATGTGAAAGGCTCAAAACCTTTATTAGGTTCAATGTAAAATAGTTAGACTATTATCGGAGTATTTCCGATAATCTATATATAAAAAACCAAAAACCAAACATGAGTAACTTAGTAATGGTGGAGAAATACCCACAAAACAAAAAGTCAACAATAGCTATTCGTCCTTATTTTGATGCTGCTGTAGAAAACATGGGACTTCAGAAGTATGGACTTAGTCTTTTTGACGGAGCTTTTCATGAAGAAAGTATAGCTTGTTTAGAGATTAACGGAATAAAAAGATATTTGACAGGCTTGAACGAGTTTGCTCCAGAAGTTAAAAGTCTTCCTTTAGAAGAGCAAGAAGCTAAGATTAAACAGATTAGAACTATAGTAGCACAGCTTGAAAAGGAACTTGCAGGTAATGTAGTAGATCCAGAAGATAAAGAGTTTTGGAATAAAATAAAACTACTTAGACATGATAATGGAGAGTTCTGGGATAAAATTAAAGTTAGATGTAGTAATGCTCCATTACATTTAGATCCAGAAAAAGATCCATATGATCTTATTAGATTATATGCTATAGAAGCTGGTGGTTTTTCATTAGTATCTAGATCTTTAGAAGAAGCTCGTAGTAAACCTACACCTACAAAATTCTATTTAGATAGAATAGAAGAGACAGCATCTCTTAATACAGAAGTTAAGAAGCTTAGAAATAAAGCTCTTTCAGAACTTCAGAAGTTATTTGATAAGAACCAAAACAAGTTATTCTATATAGCTAAAGTGCTAGATGTTAATAGCACCCAGTACAAGAAATCTACACCTAATGATATTATCTATGATAACATGGATAAATTTATTAACGGAGAGTCTGTAGATAAAGATAAACGCAGAACAGGACAGAAGTTTTTGGATGCCGTTAATCTTGATATGGAAACACTTAAGATTAGAGCTATTGTAAAAGATAGTAACTATTATAAGTTAATTGCCACTAAAGCTGATGGTTTTATTTGGCATATTGAGAAGAGCGTACTAATGGGAAGAACAGCTACAGATGTATTGGAATATCTTAAGAACCCTTTAAATGAAGAGATTCTTATGGATCTTACTAAGAAGGTAGAACAGTATTGGAACATGTAAAATTATAAATAATGAAAGCTAAGTCAAATACAAGAGGAGCATCTAAGAAACAACCATGTACTGGTTGTGGAGATAAAGGTATCCAGTCTTATATGAAAGGTAAGGCTGATAGTAAAGCTGCTTTTATGAAACTAGGAGCAGAAAAGAAATTTGCTAATAAGTTTAATAAAAAGAAATAATGGCAAAAGATAAGAAGTGGATACAAAAAGCAGTTAATCCAGCACATAAAGGATATTGCACTCCTATGACTAAAGCCACATGTACGCCCAAGAGAAAAGCTCTTGCTATGACATTTAAAAAAATGGCTAAAAATAAATAGTATGGCTAAGAAGGTTAAAGTTTCAGCTGGTGGTGAGAAGCATGTTATATATAAAAAGACTAGTGCAACAGGAATAGGTAAAGGTAAACAAGGTCATATTATGGTAAACCATCCATCTACAGATAAAGGTAAATGGGATACTATAGATCTTACAGAAAAAGCTAAAGCTAAAACTGTTAAACAAGGTGTAGCTGCTACTAAGAAATGGCATAAAGATAACCCCTATAAAAAGAAATAAAATGTTTAGAAACGGAAATAACAAACCCAAGAAACCTTATGTATTGCGTACACCAGATGGTGCTGTAGTAGCTGGTTCTTTAACATTTGCATACAAGGCACCAAAAACTGGAGATTGGATAGAGGTGATGAATGAGGCCAAGTATTATAATAACCCATTCATTTATACAGATAGAGTTAATGCTGTATATCCTAATGCAATATATGCTCAGGATATGGGTTTAAAAATAAAAAGATTTTTAAAAGGTTTAGGATACAATCCTGATAATACATTAATGTCTTTATCAGTTTGTGCAGATGATGTTAATGCTCCTAATTTTTTAAATGTAGATAATTTAGGACAACATCCTTTATCACTAAATAATTTTTTAGGACCGTTTATGTCTGGTGGTTTAGCTGGTTATCCTCATACAGGTATTACTGGACTTGGTGCTTATGCTAGTCACATTACAGATACAGGACATTTATTTGTTTTTAATATGCCACATATTGGTATATCTAGTAATGGTACTGTAGGTTCTATAATTAGAAGAGGACAGACAGGACAAAACACTTCATGTGGTGCTGTACTTGCAGCTGTTACATGGGTGTTAGCAAATGGATCAGCTCCTACATTTCCATCTGTTGCTTTTCCAGAAAATGATTACCAACAGTTTCTTTTAACTGATATATTGTTTCCTACTAAAACTGCTCTTGCTGCATTAACAACAACAGGGGAAAGAATGGTAGCTGCTACAGAAACAATAAGAGCTGCTGGTGAAACATTCTTAACAGGACCTACAGGTATAGAAGCTATAGGTGGTCTTAGTAAAGATGTATTCTTCTGTAGTGGAATATTTATAAATGTAGACGATGGTTACCTACCATATATTACTATAAGTTCATTTAAGAAATGGATAGTTGCTGATGGTTGGGTAGATATAACAGCAGACTTTAATTAAATATTATTACAATGGCTAAACAAATGATTAAGCGTAAAGATGGGTCTACATCACAACGTGGATTGTGGGATAACATCAGAGCTGCTAAAGGTTCTGGTAAAAAGCCCACTCCTGAAATGCTTAAACAAGAACGTAAAATAAAAGCTAAATCTAAAAAATAATAACATGAAAAAGAAAATGGGAATGGCTGCTTATGAGAAATCTTCTTATGATAAAAAAATGGATGCTAAAGGATCTCATAGTAAAGAAGGTTCTAAAAAAGATATGGCTGCTGATAAAAAAGC